CAATTAAAGATCCTATTTGGGATTTTTATATACCTAGAGGATTTACTGGAGAACATGCTGTGCATGTTGGTCCAGAAGATCCTGTCACTTTTAGAAATTCTCATTTAGATGATGCAGACATTCAAGAAGCCTACAAGAATGCTGAACAAATGATTTGGGTTGATACCAAAAATAAAGCTGATTTCGATCATTTAAATGCTGTATATCATGCATATAAAGAAGCTGGAGGAACTGCTTTAGATCAATCCGAATTTGCTGATGTTTTTGCTAACTTAACTAATACTTCTGGATTCTCCATTGAATTTAGGAATAGTTTTGAAGAACTTGAAGAACCCACGAAAGGTAAACAAAATATACTTTGATTAGTTCCTGCTTCTCAAACTGAGGTTAATAATTTATATGATGAATATATAGTAGTTAAACTTAAGGATACCATGCTTGACACATATGTTTGGGAAAAATGAGGTAATGGTACTATAACTGTAGATTTATCTAACTACTATACCAAAGCTGAAGTAAATACTATAAAGCAAGAATTAGAGGAATTGATTGAAGACGCATCATCTATGATGTGAAATGATGTTACTAATTAAATATTAAATAATGGCAAGTGTTATAAAATTTTATAGAGGACTTAGTTCCGCTTATAATGCTGTAACTCATGCTGACGGCATTTTCTTTACAACAGATACACATAAAATTATGCTGAATGGCTTCGAATATGGAGGTGATTCCAGTAAAAAAGTATCTAAAGTAGAATTGAATGAACATGCCAATGTCATTGTGATTACATATACAGACTCATCTACTGAGAACTTGAGCTTTGCAAAGGCAACTGCTGAAGTTGACGGTTTAATGTCGAAAGAGGATAAAGCTAAACTTGATAGTTTAGATCCTCAAGCAAGTGGTTCTTATGAGTCTTCATTAGATTCTACTGTAGCAACAGTAGAAAAATTAGGTGGTATTGCTGCTGGGACAACAGTTGCACAACTTACAGGTAAGAGTTATAATGAAATTTTCGATACTCTTATTTTCCCAACTGTTAACCCTACATTTACAGCTCCTACCGCAAGTATTTCTTTAAAAGGTTATTCTAACATTCAAGAGATCGGAGCTACTGCCCCCACTACAGCGAACTTTACTGTAGGATTTAATGAAGGTGCAATTACTTTAGCAGGAGTTAAACAAAATAATAGAGCAGGAGCACAAGATATAGAAGCTTCTAAGATCTTATATAGCTCAAGTAAAGTAGAAGATCTTCCAGAAAAGGTTACTTCAGGGGCAATGGATTATTACTATCGTGCTGCTTATGCTGAAGGTCCCCAACCTAAAGATTCGAAAGGAAATAATTATTCAACTCCACTTGCTGCTGGAACTGTAGATTCTAATAAAGTAACAGTTACTGGTTATCGTGCTGCTTATTCAGGTTTAGTTTCTACAGATGCAATTACAGAAGATGTTATTAAAGGAATGACTAAGACAATTTCTGCAAAGGAAACGATTAAGGTGTCTGGCCCAATTTCTGAACAATACATCTGCTTTGCAGCTCCTGCAGGATGGACAGTTTCAAATATTAAAGACAGTAATAGTTTTGATGTAACTAGTTCTTATACAACTAGTACAGTTTCAGTTACTGGTTTAGATGGTCAAGCTGTTGATTACACAGTATACTTATCTGGTAAGATGACGCAACCTAGTACTTACTATGTAAACTTTAACTAATTATGGCAGAATTTTTTGGTAAAGGTATTTCGGTAGGTTCAGGTTTTGACTTAGGTGCGAATCTACCATTAGATAATAGAACGATTCAGGCTACAGTATCGGATCGTGATGCAATGCTTACTATTCAGCTAGTAGAAGGTCTTATAGTATATGTAAAAGAGAATAAAACTCTTTATGTACTAAAAAGCTTTGATGCTGATGGTTCTAACCGAGTTTGGGAACCTCTTGCAGTAGGTGCAGTTATAGAAATTATTAATACACTTGAAAGCGATAGAACTGATGCTGCTCTCTCTGCGGCTCAGGGTAAAGCCTTAAAGACTCTTGTAGATGATTTGAGAGCTTCTGTGGCAGCAGCTCTTGATTATAAAGGTACTAAAGATACTTACGAAGATCTTCCTTCAGAGGATAATAAGAAAGGTGACGTTTGGAACGTAGTAGCTGCTCATGGAAGTACTCCTGCAGGTACAAACTATGCCTGGGATGGAACTCAATGGGATCCTCTGGGAGGTACTGTAGATCTTTCAGGATATTATACTAAGTCACAAGTTGATAGTGCTATTTCTACAGCAAAGTCGGAGTTAGAAGCTGCAGATACTGCTTTAGAAGGGCAAATTACTACTGTTACTAATCAACTTACAAATAAGGTTGATAAAGTTGAGGGTTCTGGTTTAATCTCTGATACTGATTTAAATCAAATCAGAACTAATAAAGCAAACATTGAAAGCTTAACTACTTCTGTTGGAGAAAAACAAGAGATTCTTACAGAAGGTGAAGCAGTTTCAATTTCAGAAGAAAATGTAATTGATGTTAAACTAGATCCAGCATCCGATACTGCACTCTCTAAATCAGCTGAGGGTCTTAAATTAGATCTGAGTGGTGTCAAAGGTTCTACTGTTAAAGTCGGAACTGCCATCACTGGAGGTGTAGAAATTGGTGCAGAGCAAACTATTGCTGCTGGAATGCAAGCTCTTAGCGATAGTATCCAGACTGCCGTTTCAGGAGGTATTACATCATTAACAAGTCCTGATGAAACTGTTACAGTAACAGGTACAGGTACTTCTAGAGGTTTAGCTGTAAATGTATCCAAATTAGTATCAACAGATTCTGCTATCCAGGTTGGAGAAGATGGCAAACTTGATATGTTTTGGATGGAAATTGAGTAAATAATTCTTCTCCCTCCCTGAAAAATGGGGGGGGGGAGTTAATTTAAAAAGAATGCAATTAAGTTTTCAAAAAATCGCTACGTTCCTGAAAGTGGTCTTGTAGCTGGTAGAATATATTTTGAAACATCAACTGGAATGATTAAAGTAGCTACAAGTGCTACCGCAGTTGATAAATTTGGTGATGGCGTTAAATCTGCAAGTTGGAATGAGGAAGCCAAAACCTTAAAGATTGTAAATGAAAGTGGAGAGGAAATCTCATTAAATCTTTCAGATGTAGCCTCTGCTTCTGCAGTTACTACAGAATTAGCAAAGAAATTAAGTTTAGGATCATCTGGAGATGCTGCAGGTACTCAAAGCTATTATGGTTTAAAGAAAGATATTTCTGCAGCACAGACAGCTGCTACAAATGCAGCAAAAACATATACAGATGGGGAAATTGCAAAAATTCCCGCAGCTATTGTTTATAAAGCAGATGGTACAACAATTACCCAGAGTGGAGATAGTACTGTTACTTTTACAGTTGGTACGATTGCTCAGAATAAAGTCACAGGATTAGAAAGTGCACTTGCTAGTAAGGCTTCCACAACAGATCTTAATGCAGTAAAAGCTACAGCTGAGGCTGCTGCTCCTCAAGCTACAACATATACTAAAACTGAAGTAGATAATAAGGTATCTGCTGCAGTTGGAAGTGTATATAAAATGAAGGGTTCTGTAGATGACGCCACAGCTCTTCAAGCTTTAACAGAAGTAGCTATTGGTGATACATATAATGTAATTGCTGCAGGCTCTTTAAATGAAGAACCTTTTGAAGCAGGCTCAAATTTTGTAGCTATTAAAGCTGGTGCAGGTAATCAAGAAGGAATGTGGGATAAGCTAGGCGGAATCATTGACTTATCTGCTTATGCTAGAAGCGCAGATGTGGCTAATACTTACGCTACTAAAACTGCAGTAACTTCTGAAATTGCTACTAAGATCGAAACTTTAGACAAAGCTGATACTGCTGTCGAAGGTCAGGTTGTTTCTGCAGTTTCTGAAACGGATGGTATTATTACTGTTTCTCGTAGAGCACTTGTAGAAACTGATATTCCAACTATTGGAATGACTAAGATTTCTGGATTATCTACTGCACTTTCTGGAAAGGTTGGAACTTCTACAACAGTTAATGGTAAAGCTCTTAGTCAAAATATTACTTTAGCTGGAGAAGATATTTTAGTAGGAGGAACAGGAACATATAAAGATGATGATCTCCAAGCTGCTATTGAAGCGATGGATAGCAGAATTACTTCTGCTGCAGCTGCAGGTGTTCAGTCATTTGGAGGAAAAACAGGAGCCATTACATTAAAAGCAACAGCCTTAACTAATGGTTCAGTTAATTTAACAATGAGTAATAATGAGCTCCAAGCGGCTATTGTTGGTTTAGGTTCTGCTGCATATACTGCATCTACTGCTTATGCAACTGCTGCTCAAGGAGCAAAAGCTGACTCTGCCCTTCAAAAAGCAAATATTGTTTCTGGCTCTGCTAATGGTACAATCTCTGTTAGTGGTACAGATGTTGCTGTCAAAGGTCTAGGTTCTGCTGCTTATGTTGCAACTTCAGCATTTGATGCTGCTGGTTCTGCAAACAGTGCTCTTACCTCTGCTAAGTCTTATGCTGATGGCTTAATGACTTGGGCTGAGTTTGAATAATATATTTAGAGGAGGTGGGAGAAATCCCATCTCCTTATTTTTAATTTTTTAAATAAGGTTAAAATGGCAAAAATTACAAATAGATTCGTCCATTTTAAGACGAAAGCCAGTTTCACTTCACGATTGGGAGCTGGTGATATCCAGGAATCAAGTGTTGTGTTCATCCAGGATGCAAATGAAATTTGGACACATGGAACATATTATAAATGTGATATTAGTGAGGCTGAAGTTATAGCCCTTATTAATTCTAAGGGGTATATTACTGAAGCTGATATTCCTTCATTAACTGGTGGAGCATCTGCTACTTCAGGGCAATATGTATCTGGGGTAACAGTATCAGGGCATAATGTAACGGTTACTAAAGCAGCTTTGCCAACTAATGCTGAAACTGCTACTAAATTAGCAACTCCAAGAGTAATTGCAATTGCAGGAGCTATATCTGGCAGTACAACTTTTGATGGCTCTAGCAACGTAAGTATTAATAGTACATTAAATAGTTTTGATGCATCTAAAATTACTTCTGGAACTCTTAATGCTGATAGACTTCCTGAGATTCCTATTTCTAAAATTCCTGCGGCTGCAATGGAGAGATTATATGTAGTGGAGTCCCAATCAGCTGCAGTTGCTTTGAAGATACAAGAAGGTGATGTAGTTCAAATTGGTTCAGGAGGGCCTATGTACTTCTGTATATCAGAATCTGCATCTACTTTTGCAACTAAATTTAAAGTATTTACAGCTGGAGCTGCAACAAGTGTTCCGTGGTCAGGAGTGCTAAACAAACCATCTATCCCAGAAGCTGCTGTAGACTCTCCAACAAGAATAGATGGGAGTAAGAGTGCAGCGGTGGGAACATCAAGCAAATATGCAAAAGAAGACCATATTCATTCAACAAATACTAGAATGTTGAATCTAAATGGAACAAGCTATACTTTCCACTCAGATTCTTCAAGTAATCTTCCTATGGTTTACGCTCCCACAAGTACTGGAACATCTGGACAAATTCTTAAATCTACAGGAGGTGTGCCAACTTGATCGGATTTAACTGTAAATATTGATAAAGTAAGTGACGTAACTAAGGGATATGGAACACATGGTGATATTCCTGGAGGTATGCAGTCATTTATAAACGAGTATAGGGGTGATCATTTAGCATTTACTCCAAAAGAAGATATACTAGTGGAAGTTAGTAGCAATAATGGTGCTAGCTGGGAAACAAAAGAAACAACAGATGCTATAGCAAGCATTTTTAACAGTTTAAATACCGAAGGCTTTTCTACATTTACTGACGTAAATACGTTAACCACAGATTATAAATTTAGATTAACATTAACCAACAGCGATCGATATTGTACAATAACTTGACTATATCTTTGAATTTCCACAAATGGCGGAGGTTATAGCCTTGATGTAGAGAGATATAGTGAAGCTAAAGAGTGAGAAACTATTGCCTCTGATAAAACTTTATCTGGATGGAGTGGTGGAAATTATATCTCGTTTACTGATACAATTACATATAACAATTCTCCTAATATCCCTGCCCAACAATCAAAGATACGATTAACATTTAATGTTAAATCGGTAAATTCTTCTTATAAAAGTAATATACATATATATAGAATAAGTGGTTATGGTAATTCTTTATGGAGATACTCTAATAAAAATTATCTTGCTGCTTATGGAACTATACATACTTGGGATTCTAATAAAACTGTTATATTCCCTGCTGCTATTAAAGTTCCTGGAGCTATCTCAACAGAAACTGGAGTCACTACTCCTAGTCTAACAGTTAATGGAGATATTGGCTGTAATTCTATAAAAATCGGTAGTAGAAGTTTAAATAATGCTCTTGTATTTACATCTTTAAACAATATAGATTATACGCAATCAACTAAAACTGCTAAAGAGAAGGAAATAGTGACATCTGCAGCTTTGGCATATTGAAATGGGGCATATAGTGGTACTAGTTCTTCTTTAAGATATTGTACTTCTGGAGAAATTGCATCTACTAGTTGGGTGAAGTCTAATTACATACTTAATACTGGAGGGTCTATAACTGGTCCTTTGACTATTTCTGCAGAAGCAGATGCTAAGATAATTTTGGACAATACAGATGATGAGACTAATCATCAACAAATTGCCTTTGCACAAGATGGGGTAATATATGGAAGATTAGGTACCTATGGAACTACTGACATTAAATGGAATCAAGCCACATTAGCCACTCAAAATTGAGTATCTTCTCAAGGTTACTTAACATCTGTCTCATGAAATACTATTACAGGAAAGCCTTCTACTTTTACTCCAAGTGCACATAATCAAGCTTCTAATACAATTACCGCATTAACGGGATATACAAAAGGTACGTCAACTGCAGATTTAGCTGTCACTGATACATTGAATACTGCTTTGGGTAAGCTTGAATGTCAGATTGCAACTAAAACAAGTAATACTGGTACTGTTACCTCTGTTAAAATGACTGTTCCAACAGGACTGTCTGTTTCAGGATCCCCTATTACAACGTCAGGAACATTGGCTTTAACATATGCATCTGGATATTCAATACCAACAACAGCAAAACAAACTAATTGGGACACAGCATATGGATGAGGAAATCATGCTTCAGCTGGGTACTTAAAAACTATACCTGCAGCTACCAGTAGTTCATATGGAGGAATTCAAATTGGATATACTACAAGTGGTAAAAATTATGCAGTAAAGTTAAGTAATGGTAAAGCATATGTTAATGTCCCGTGGACTAGTTATAGTATTGCAAATGCCTCTACAGCAGGTTTAGTTAAACCAATAAATGTTATTACGAAACCTTCAATAAATTCAATAACAACTACTTCTGGAAGATATTATTCTGTACAAATGAGTTCTGATGGTAATATGTTTGTTAATGTTCCTTGGGTCCAAGGGTCTTCTAATCCAGGAACTGTTACCTCAATTACCGCTGGAGCTGGATTAACAGGAGGAACTATTACCTCATCTGGAACTATTAAAGCTAAGTTAAGAACTGAAGACTTAATGTCTTTAGATTCTATAAATGCAAGTTCTACTTCTAATAGAGTATACGCTGTCCAACAGGATAAATCAGGATATTTAGCTGTAAGTGTTCCTTGGACTGATACTAATACAGACACTAAAGTTACTTCAGTTGCAAATCACTATACCCCTTCAGGAGGTACAACTTTATCAGCATCTGGTGGATCTTCTTTAACTGCTGGATCTAGTCAAGTAGTTACTGGGATTACTAAAGATGCTGCTGGACATGTTACTGGAATTACTTCTGGATCTTTACCAGCAGCACCTACTTTATCAGGATTAGGAGGAATTGGAACGGTATCTGCTTCTGGAACTGCGCCGTTAACACTCTCTGCCTCAAAGTCAGGAACATCTGTTACAATAACAGGATCAGTAGCTGCTGCTTCTTCAAGTAGTTCTGGAGTAGTGAGTACTGGCACACAAACATTTGCGGGCGAAAAAACCTTCAGCTCAGAAATACAGGCTACTGGAGGAATAAGTAGTAAGAACATAATACATATAGATGATGGAACCTATACAGGATACCTTGGAAACTTAGATAGTATAGGACTTGGTAGTGGTGACAGTTTTGCAGTAGTATCTGAAGGAAAGCTTACTCTCATGACAATAGATGATAGTCCTATTTACTTCGGGCAGAATGAAGATTGTAATATTACAGGATCTCATTTTAGCGGAAGTGCAGAAACTGCAAATAAAGTAGTTGGCTCCTTAACTATTGATGGAACTGCCTATAATGGAAGCTCTAATGTAACTGTAAACACAAAATTACTGCAAGGAAATAATGCTGGATCTATTATTAAAGCTGGGTATAGCTACTCAGGATGTAATTCAAGTATTACGTCTATCTCTGGATTTAGTTATAATAACCCAGACGCGGTAGTGGCATCATCTACCAAGATCACATCATTCCCAAGTAATGTTAGAAAAATGGCTAATATCGCTAATCTTAGTGGTACATATTATGTATACTGCTTTAGTTATATTGGAGGATACGTATACGTTAATGGTGCAGTATATGCTTAACGCTTAAAATATTATAGACATGACAACATATTCAAAGAAATATTTTAATGAGGAAACACAACAGTGGGAACCTCTATATTCTACAGAAGGACGTTCTGCATATGAGACTGCAAAGCTAAATGGATATACAGGGACCGAAGAGGAATTTAATAAAGCATTATCACAGATACCTGTAGTAATTTCTTCAATTGAAAATTATCCTACAGAAGGAAGCAAAAATTTAATTACCTCTGGGGGAGTATATCAAGCAGTAAAGAACTCTGAGACTTCTGCTGAAGAAACACACCAAGAACTTTTAAATGAAATTTCTAATGTAAACACTATATTATCTACAGAAATTTCAACTGTAAATACTAATTTAACTACTAAGATAACCCAGGTAGAAACAACTACTATTCCAAATGCAATTAAAGCAGCTATTGTAGATAATCTAGATACAGAAGATTCCAATAAAGCTTTATCTGCAACTCAAGGAAAAATTTTAAAAACTATGATTAGTAATTTAGCTAATCTTAGAATTGAAGTTGTGTCAGAACTTCCTGAAACTGGGGAAACTAATGTAATTTACCTTGTTAAGAAGAGTGGAACAAATCCTGATACGCACGACGAATATGTTTATGTAGAAGGAAATTGGGAAAAAATAGGAAATACAGAAATAGATCTTTCTAATTATTATACAAAAGATCAAGTATATTCCAAATCTGAAACCTACAACCAAAATGAAGTAAATACTTTAATTACAGAAATTGAGGGAAATATTCCAACTATTCCTAATATAGAGACCAGTATGTCTGGGTCTGGAAATGTTATTACTTCCATCGAAGTAGATACTACTAATAAACATAAGGTTAATGCAGTAAAAGGAATCTCTGTATATTCTAAAACTGAAGTAGATGAAAAATTATCTGGCTCAGGTTTAGGAGATGTTGTTGCAGAAAGCCCTTTTTCTACAGCCAATAACGTAATTATATCTGGAAGTGCAGGGAAAACTGTTAAAGATTCAGGAATTCTATTAACTAATCTTGCTACAAAGGAATTTGTAAATCAATTTGAGCCTGAGTGGAATAAAATAGCTCATAAACCTGAAACTTTTGTGCCTTCCGCGCATACTCATACAATATCTCAAATAACGGATTTCCCAAAACTTGGAACATTGGCTTCTAAAGATAAAATTGATGAGTCAGACCTTAATTTTGATATACCTGAAGGAGTAGTAGTTGATTCAGAATTGAGTTCTACATCTGAGAATGCAGTTCAAAATAAAATAATTACTAATGCTTTATCAAGTAAAGTAGAGCAGTCAGCATTAAGTAATTATGTTACTAAGGATGAGATAGCTGAGTTAGGAGGAGGAGATGTAGTAGCTAATGGTGATCTTGTTGATAATAGGATAATAATTGGAGCAGGAACAAAATCTGTTTCTGCATCTAATATTTCAATTTCAGACATCACCTCTGTTACAAATACTGTAAGTGAAATTATAGATGGAACCACAAAACTAGATTATATAGATACACTATATATTGAGGGTGATTCAGGAGATTTAATGCCAATAAATAGGAATGCCGACACTATTAATATTAAAGGATCTGATGGAGGAATGATTACTGTCCATACAGATAACGCTGATGGTAAAGAAAAGGTTCTTATAGGGCATACATCAGGAATTACTCATGTTCCAGAAGCACTGAGTGAAAGTGACGAAGACAGAATCCCTTTTGTTCCTGGAGGAATGACTGGCTATAATTTAGGAAAAATAGGACTAGATATAAGAATTCCAACAGCTGCTATTGATGGATTATCGAACGTTGCTAAATCAGGAGATTATGCAGATCTAAATGGCAGTCCTAATGCTCTTCCAAATCCAAGTTCATTAACTGTTATTGCTGGCACTAATATTACAGTTCATAGTGGGGCAGAGGCTCATACTATTGATTTAAATGGAACCTACACAAAACTTTTAAACTCTGTTGATACACCAGGCAAAGCAGGTATATTTTATGGGGATTCACCATCATACTCAGTAAATACTGTGTATGTGACTAGTAGGAATCCTGATGCAATTATTGTAGTTCCTACCGCTACAACTGTAACATTTGGAAGTAATTATGTGAAAATGAAAGATTTGGATACTTTGTCAGGAGGTAGTTATAAATGCTATTGTATTACTTACATTACTACAGGATTAGTATTAGTTAATGGAGCTATTTATGGATAATATTTTAAAATTTTAGTGCAAAATTTTTAATATTTTTTGCACTAAAATTTCGATATTATAAATATATTTTCTACTTTTGTAGAGATAGAAAAAATTAAATTTTAATGGTTATGAAAATGAATGTTGCAACCAGATTAGCTATTTTAACTAATCTGCCAGAACAAGGAAGTGTTCTTGAGATGATTTCTTCTAGAAATATCCGCAAGAAAATAGACTTTTCAAGTGAAGAAATAACTGCTCTAAACTTGAAAGAGGCTGATGGAAAAATTTCATGGACTCCAAACGTAGAGGACATTGAAGTTGAATTTAATGATTCTGAGACAGAGTTCTTACGAACTGTTATAAATATAATGGATCAGAAGCATGTCATTACAGATAATATTCTTGATTTTGTAGAGTTGATTCAAAATTAAGTTTATTCTACTACATATTTAATTTTAAAGTTATATCATATAACGCAAAACAAGTTCTTTGAGGGTTCATACATACAAGGAATAGTATCAGACTGAGGGAAGATTTTAACGAAAATTCGTAATTAGACAAAGTGAGTTCCCAAAATGTCCATGCATGATGTTATAAAACGTGTTATTTGATAACTATACTGAATTCAGTATAGGATTTTTTCATTAACTTTAAAATTAAACAAATTATGGACGTAGTAGAAAAACAGATTGTACATGAGTACGACGAAAATCACAAGGAGTACGCATCAAAAGGTGTTGCTGGCACTGGCTTAGGTCTTGGTATCGCTGGAACTGCTCTTGGACTTTTAGCTCTTAGTGGAAGAGGCTTATTTGGCCTTGGAAATGCAGGTAGTGCTGCAGCAGGTGCATTAGCAGCTGAAGCTATTACTGGAGGCCCTACAGCTTTTCAAGCTTGGCAACATTCCTGCAATGCTGAGTTAGCAGATCAAAAAGCACTTTATGATTTTGCTTTGTTATCAGCAAATGCTCGTTTTAATGATCGTCAAACGATCAATTCAGAGATGTTTGGTTTATACAAAAGCCAAATTGATGCAGATTTCGGACTGTACAAAAATCAGAGAGACCAATTCGACGTATTAGCTGATCGTATTGGAAAACTTGAGACTGCTGCTGCTGTACAAGCTGCTGTAGAGCCTTGGAGAAGTAAAGTAACTAAGATGGAGATTGCCAATGTAGCTGGTATGGTAGGACTTGAAGCTGAGCGCAGAATGTGTGCTGACAATAAGATAGTAAATTATGCAAATAATACATTCTATCCTATTCGTGTAGCTGCTGTTGAAGTAGGTACAGATACAGTACAGCGTTCACTGTATAATCCTTTATGCCCTTGCTCAGGATACTCAAATAGCATCTTATTTGAGCCTACAACAACTCCTGCAGCTTAGTTAAAATCTTAGTTTAAGATGTATCCTGTAAATCAAGTTTTCCTAGGTAATCCAGATCCATTATTAGCTTCTGATATTACCGATCAACTTCAAAGGGTAAAGGCCTATGAATCTCAATTAATGCAATTACAGAAAACAGCTACAAAAGAGCTTATTTGAGATTCTATTGATAATGAAATGAACACTTTAACCGAAAGTCAAAAGAATCGATTCTTTGAAGATAAAGAATATAGTGAAATCACTACCTCTCTTCAAAAGATGGTTCAAATAGAGCTTTTAAACTTAGTTAAAGCTAAAATTGAAAATACACAAGAAGGTAAAGAGTTATTACAAAAACAGTTATCAATTGTTAAGAAGTTGAAGACTAAGATCGTCCAAGAGACTGACAATGAGATGGCTATCTTTAATAAATTTCGCGAATTTTCTAAGGATAACCCAAGTCTAACCTATGAAGAATTCTGTAAGCAATGGCGCAACATGTAGACGTTATAATGAATAATTTGCGAAATTTTGTGAGTGTTAAATTAACCTCGTTATCGCAAAACAATCCTATGATGGCTTTAATAAAGCCCTTAGCATCTAGAGTGATTGATAATAACATGTACAAAGTTGAAACTTTGCTAAAACAGATTTCAGATAAAGATGGATTAGTTGATATTGAAGGTATCTTAACAGAAATGTCAGATAATATTATCAATATCAAACCATTTAAAGTGGAAACTGGATTACTTGGGCAACTTGAAATAGGTGCAGGAAAAATAAAGATGGACATCCCAATGGTTAATAAATCTTTGGTTTTGAATCAACAAGATCTAAATGAATTAAAAGACATGCTATCGCATTAGAAATCAGAAGATGAAAAGGAATGGTATTTTTTATATCATTCCTTTTCTTTTTATAAGATAAATTATAGTTAGTGGGAATATTATCAAATAATTCTAAAATTGGAGATAAAGGAAAAGATTTAATTCTGCAAACTTCAGGTAAAGTATATGTTCAAGTTAGAGATAAGTTTTATCCTATAAATTTTAGAGAAACACAAAAAGAGAATACATCAGATGATGAAAAAACTTCCGATACTAAAGGAGTTCTTATAGTTGAAGATATAAATTCTTATACTGGATCGTATCCTGGAGATAATATTTTGATAGTTGATAGTGTAACGGGAATTTTCTATAGAACAACTAATGGATCCTATGTACAAATACCCTCTATAGAGGCTGGCTTTTTTACATCCCCCTTATCTATTCAATTGAATGATATTTCTAACCCTCCTATTATTACAAATTCCTCAGAATTAGTTGAGAACCTTAATGCACAGTATTTATCTGGACATTCTTCTTCAGAATTTGCTAAAAAAAATTCTGACGAGAGTATAACGGGAAAATGGGAATTTAAAGACATAGTGGCAAAAAAAGTAAAAAGTAGTTCTGGAACAACAATTTTAGATTTAACAAAAGGAGAATTGATTATAGATTCTATCATAACAAACTCAATAAGTAATACTGCTAAGGAAAAACCCATCACAATTATCAAGCAAGATGATGGTAATATATATATCCAACTATCTAATGATGAAAATATATCCAATACCATATTAGGACTTGTTAAGAAAATTGGGGAAGAGGAAAATTCTATTACATATACACCATGAATAGAAATAAATGCCACTAAATGTAAAATAAACGGGATTACTTATATGTTAAATTCTGATGGCACAGCAACATTTGGGCCAATGTCTCTGAATTCCGATAATACAATAACTATAGGCAATTCTGTAATAGACAGTGAAGGGAATATTACTTTAGGTGGCATTAAAATAAATTCTGATGGTACAGCAACATTTGGATCTGGAGAATACCAAGCCACAATAGATGCTAATGGAAAATTCTCAATCCCTGAAATATGTATCCTAAAATAGAAAATATTTAAATATTTATTTGTATTATTAAATAATTGCAATTATATTTGCAGCGAATAGATAATCTATAACTAATAAGGAAAAATAGGAAATATGCAATTTGAACACAATCAATTTGATAATTTGCTGGATGATGAGGTCGTTGAAGTAGTAAATACAGAAACTCAAGAAGAGATTATTGAACCAGCACTTAATTCTACTGAAGGAGAGGAAGAGGAACCTTCCACTTCTGAGGGAGAACCAGGAGAAACAGAAGAAGAAAATGATCTGGATGCATTTTCGACTTTCTTAAAGAATAGGGGAATTCGAGATGGGAAAACTATCATTTATGAAAATGAAGAGACTGGAGAAACTGAAGAGGTAGATTTTGAAACTCTAAGTAAGGAAGAACAGCTTTCAATTCTTGAATCTCTAACTGATCCAGGTCTTTCAGAAGATGAAATTGAGACTATCAATCTACTTCGTAAGACAAATTCATCGTTTCAAGATATAATTGCTTATTATCAACAACAGGCTATTGATGAGTATAAAGCCAAAAATAGTGGACAAGAAACTTATACTGTTGATAATTATTCTGATGATGAGCTGTATTTGGCAGATCAAAAAGCAAAATTTCCAGAAATGACTGAAGAAGAATTAAAAATTGAATTAGATGTAGCTAAATCTAATGAAGATCTCTTTAAAAAGAAAGTAGATTTAATTAGAAAACAATATAAGGAACAAGAAGAAAATCATATCAAGGAGCAAGAAGAAGCTGAGAAAAAGCAACAGGAGGCCTACCAAAATATGTTTGTAGATACATTAAATGGATTTAATTATATTTCTTTGGATTATAAAGATCCTAAGAGTGATAGTTTAATTCTTGAAGAAAAAGATAAGAATCGGATCTATGACTATGTATTTAAACAAACTCCAGAGGGAATGACTAAATTTGTTGAGGATTTATCAAAACCCGAGGTAATAGTTGAGCTAGCTTGGTATAGATTATTTGGCAAAGATGCAATTTCAGACATTAGTAATTATTGGAAAGAAGAGTTGAAGAAAACTCGTAAATCAACTTCAGTAAAACCAAAATCTAATGTTACTGTTAAAAAAGATACTAAACCCCAATCACAACAGGGAACCTCTCTTAGTTCCAAATGGGACGAACTATTATAAATAAAATAAAATAAAATAAATAATTTAGTATATGAGAATTACAGGTTTTACTACCATACGCCCTGAAATGGCTTCTACAAGAACGTATGAAGACTTTTCGAAGTTCTTAGGCGCTAATCCTGCCAGACTAGGTATTGTATCGTCATTATATGATCAGTATACAGCATCTTATCTTACAGAGTCGCTGATGAACATTTATACGATGGAGAAAGATCGTAAGAATGCATTCCAATCAGTTAACTCATTCATGGTTGAGTGGGATATTGATGTGAATTTTATCAAACGTGTTCCTTTCTTATCTGTACCAGAAGGCGATGGTGCACAGGGAACAGACATCGTAGTTCATTTCCCTGAGAACTACTATCAGAAAAATGACGTGTTTATTATTGAAGGTTCACGTCAGCAATTAATTGTTCTTAGCCGTCCTGTTCGTAGAAGTGACGCTGACTTTGAATTAATTTGTAAGATTCAGGATTCCGACTATGCTGCTACACTTGATTTTTCAGCTTGCCAGCCTGGTATGAATACTCGTTTCTTAACAAACTATCAGCCTGAGCTGCATGAGGAAGGTTATACAAAATATCAGAGCAATACTGAAAAACATAGAACTTTCATCTCAATGCACCGTAATGATGTTTCATATTCAGCTAAATATGCTGCAATGGAAGATCAATTTATTACAATTGGTAAAGGTGATGGTAAAGATGATGTAACATATAAGATGAATCCTGCTGCTAAGGATTGCTTGGATAACTTTATGCTGTCTCGTAACAATTCATTACTTTGGGGTAAAACTAACGTAGATAAGTATGGCAAAGCTAAGATTTTTGATCCAGAAACTGGTCAGCCTATTATCTCTGGTGATGGTATTATTCCTCAAATTGAGCGTTTTGCAGGTAAATATATCTTTACAAAACTGAATATGCGTGTCTTTGAGACTGCTCTGCAGGCAATGGTTGCTAAGTCAGAGAAGCCTACTGGAAATCAGTACATCTTCATTTGCAATACTGCAATGTGGAATGATGTTCAAAGAGTAATGTCAAATTGGATTCGTGACTATAAGACTAACGGAGCTTTCATTTATTCAAAGGCTACTAATGGTTATATTAATCTTGGTGCAACCTACAATGCATATGAATTTGCAGGTAACACTATTGCATTCAAGATTGACCGTTCCTTTGATATTGAGTTCCCATCTCCTCGTAGATTTGGTATCTTCCTTGACTTAACAGCTGACGGAAAAACTGGACGTCCTGCACTTTCTATGTTCACATTCAAAGGTCTGCAGATTGTTCATAACTGGTTAACTGGTCCTGGTGGACGCGATGGTAAGTCAGGTGGAGAGGTTTCAACTCCTGTTGCAGGAGCTAAACTTATCAACTGGGGATATGCTGGAGTAGGCGTATTCAATCCTTACAGATCGTTCATCCTGATGTCAGAGAACTAAAAAGAAATGTGTGAAAGATTCCCCTTGTAATAGGGGAATCTTATCACCATTAAATAGATTGTATGATGTATAGATAAATTTGAATAAGACAAAATATGAATAATATGAATAATAATGACCCCAGTAATATTATAACACTTAGAAGTGTATATGGAAAAGTAAAAACATACTACTTTAACCCAATGAGAGGAAAAAATGGAACATATCCTCCTTTTGTAAAGAGGGTTAGGGTAAGTGCAGATGGTCGTGATACAGAAATGATTTTGAGTGAACAAGAATTAAATAGTGATCAAAGAGACTTTTTTATCCCAGAGGATCTCGAAATTATTGTAACTGATGGAACGACATTTGATTTAAGTAATCAATATCAAAAAAATATCTGGGAGTGCATTAAAGATTCTCATTTAATTGCTCCAGAAAGAGGTGCAAAAGATGAACATGGCAATCTTCTTATCGATGGAGACATTAGACGTTATGGATTAGCAGAATTATATGTTGAACGTCCTGGAGTTGAATCCAAGAAACGTGTATCCCGCATTAAGTTAGTAACAAAGGCTTACACATTTATTGAACAAGATACCTCAGAACACAGAAAGGTTATTTGTAAACTTCTAGGAAAATCAATGAGAAATGCTCCTGATACTGACATTCAGGATTATCTATATCAAAAAGCAGAGAAAGACCCAAATCTCATTATTGATATTTATACCAGTGCAGATCAGGCTTTGAAATTATTGCTAATTGATGGCAAACAAAAAAATATTATTAGAACACAAAGCGGTGTTTTAATGTATTCCGATACAGCTCTTGGAGTTACTGATGAAGCCGCAATTTTATTCTTAAAAGATCCAAAGAATAAGGCTATTTATGATTCAATTGTTTACGAGGTTTTTGGGGACATGAAAACAGATGATCTCGAAACGAAGCCCAGAGAGTCTAAAAAGAAATAATAAATTAGAATATTATGACCGCTAGAGATTTATATGAATATGGTTTGATAGAACTTAATAAGTTAGAAGCGCCAAGTCTCTTAACTGAAGACTATGTTTATTTTTTAAATAAAGCGGTTCAACAATACATAAATTTAACATATAATAGATATGATATTAATCAGCAATCTACTGACGATTTAAGAGTTCTAAAAGCCACAGCGTTGTTTAAAGACGAAGATATTAAAAAGTTAAAAAGTGCTGATAATTTGGTATCTATTCAAAGCAAAATAAACTATGGGATTTTATCATCAACTTATTATGTAGATCTTCCAAAAGACTATATGCATATGCTTAATTGTATTGTAGGCTTTGCAAGAACCGAAAATCCTAATAAGAAAACTCATTGTGATAGTGAGGTAGGAACCAAAGTTTATTTTACTGCTAAACGACTTACTGCAGACATGTATGGAGGGGTAATTAATAATTACTACCAAAAACCTTCATATAAGAGGCCTTATTACTATTTAAATACTATTAATACAAGTAATGAAATAGTTACCAATAAGGAACAAGATGATTCTATATTAAATTATATAGCAGATATAGAATCTTTAAGAGATTCTGAAGCCAAAAAAGGTGAGCGTATAGCAAATCCCTCTAATGTACGACTGGAATTAAGATTCGGAGATGATACTTTATATACTCCATCTGAAGTATATATTGAATATATTAAAGCTCCTATGTACATTAGATTGAGTCAGGCCGAAATTGATGATCCAGGTGCTGACGTATCCCAAATTTTAGAATTCCCAGATTATGTATGCTACGAAATCTTGAATATTTTTGTTAGATTAATTATGGAAAATGCAAGTGATCCTCGATTACAAACAAATATTCCACTTAATCAGACCATTCCTGAAGCACAATCTAGGAATTAATAGTATTAATTTTAAATAAATACACAAGTATGTTTGATTTTTTTAAAGAGGTAATAATCAACTCAGATACTCTTCCTACGGAGGAGGGCATCGATGTTGCTGGCAATCCTTTTAAACGCTTTTATGCATTAACTTCTAGTAATGCTGCAGAACTTGGACTAAGTTATAAGCCAAAAGAAGATACGTTTAGAGTTCTTCGCTGTGCTGATTATGTAAAGTCTGCTGTTAAAGATAGAAAAATCCATAAAACTTTTGGTACTAAAGGAAAGGTTGCACAAGTTGAGTTTAATTTAAGCAGCATCAATTCAGTTCCAGGGCAGTACAGAATTATCATAGATATTAGTCTGGAAAATCGTTACTATAGTGATTATAAATATCCGTGGTCAGCATTCCATAAACCTGTTATGGTTGAATTTGATGTTCCTGAAAGTTCAAAGTTGGAAACCTTAACAGATACTGTAGTAGCTGCACTTAAGAAGTATGTTCCTTCTGATTATAAATATGCAGTCTCTAGAAAGAAGGCAGCTGGAGAAGTTCAGGTAATGTGCGCGGATCCATATCAGGTTATTAAATCTGCAAAAATCCAAAAAGTAGTGGAAAGCGGATGCTATGAAGGTTGCTCTGACTGCGAATATGTAGATACTGATGTAGCAGTAAATATTACAAAAAATGTTGCTCCTTTTGCAACGGGTGAATGGTTAACAGAAAATTTACGTTTCCCAACATATCCAAATTTACGCTATGCTAGTGTAAATGATGATGAGAAACCAATTCGTGGAGCTACCTATGTACAATATACTTTTGACTACGTTTCTCCTCGTAAGGGTCTATCTGGACAAGGTACTGTTGGACAAGCACTTACTTCTGTTACTCATCATGTCTTCTATGTGCTGGACTCTTTAGCTTCTAAATTTGACGAGGCTATTAGTAAGATTGGAGAGATTGTTCCGATGAATGGAACTATTGTTATTCTTAACGGAGGAAAAGAAGAAAACGAGATTACAGTAACCGTAGATCAAATTACGGGAAACCAAGTTAGTTTGAAAGCTACCTTCTCTGAGCAAAAAGAGGGCGATGCAGAATTTGAGTGGTCCATTAATATGACTCAAGGTTCTGGTTATTCAGTAGATCCTTCTAAAGGTGCTGAGACAACTGTAAAATGTACAAGCCCCTCTGAAGGAGATGCAGGTACAGTAACGGCTACAGTTGGTAATGTATCTGTTTCAAAGCCTATTAAGGTAACAGCATAAAGATCATTAATACTGAGCAGGACAGGACTAATTCCTGTTCTGCTTTTTCTTTTTAATTATGACAATAGAAGCCATAGCTAGTGCCGTATGAAACAACGTTTATGACGGCCTAAAAGGAACTGTAAGTAATCCAGCGATGTCATTAGAACAATTAACTGATGAGGTTGTTGCAGAAAGAAATAATATTGCAAAAGAATATCTTTTAAAAGGAGTTATGACTTTACAAGAACTTTATAATGCAGTAAATTGTGTTGAAGTTAATTGTGATTTTATGTCAAAGTGTTGTGATCTTCCAGTTGGAAAGAAAGCTTTGCACTTTGAAATTCCTCCTATTCTTCTTATGAATGGAGTTTCTACAATTCAATTTGTAGGAAGTATAGACAGACAAGAACAATACAGCGTTTATACTGATGTAAGTTATAAATTCCATTTTTATAGAAAAAGAGGGGCAGATAAACCATTTGTTTACATAGATCCTACAATAAATGCTAATGGGAATATCGATGGATATATCTTTAATGTGCCTTTTGTAAAATATATCTCGGTAATTGCAATTTTTTTAGATCCAAGAAAATTATTAGAATTTGATTGTTGTAATGACCCTGAAACTATAACAGAATGTGGAATTATCTCTAATGATATTATTCACAGACTTACTGAAAAAAAGATGAGGTATTACAGAACTGCTATGTTACCTCCTCAACCTAATACGCAAGCCCCATTATAATGAAATTACATAATTTTAATTCTGTATATTCCATGGCAAGTATTGTTTATGGGATTACTGTAGATCCTACCAACTTTGAGGATGTTGCAATGTTAGGATGGGAATTAATAGGGAATAGACACACAAAATTATATAGATACGTTACCAATACAATAAATAAACGTATTAAACTACCTTGTAATTTAGTGGAAATAGAATCGATTACAATTCCTTATATGGATGCTCAGATGACATCTAATCAAACCACTTATCCACAAGTGTACAACCAATACGTTGAAAGATATATTGAAGCTTGAAAATGAGATAAAGCCCCTTTATATGAATCAGGAAAACTTATTAAATATCGAGAAGAAGGGGATGAAATTGTTTTTGATAGGGATTTTTCAGAAGTAATTATTCTTTATCACGGAATTATTGCTGATGAAGAAGGGTTGCCACTTTTGAATGATAAAGAAGTTCGAGCTTTAGCAGCTTATGTTGTATACTCTGATACTTATAAACAAGCATTGATGAGAAAAGATGGGAATCTTGTACAACTTGCACAAGTAGCTAAAGCAGATTGATTAAAAGCCTGTACCGCAGCTAGAATTCCAGATGTATTTACGCAAAATGATATGGATGCCATTTTAGATGTTAAAACTAGATGGGATCGTAAGCAGTATGGGAAAAGTTATCATCCAATATTATAATATGGTAGGATATGTCTATTTAAGTACTTGTATAGTAACTCAAAAAGTATATGTTGGAATAACTATTCAAAATTATACCAAAAGATGAGAAGATCATATAAAATATTCTTTTAATCCTAATTCTAACTCTTATAATCATCATTTTCATAGAGCTATTCGTAAATACGGAAAAGATAATTTTACATGAACTATAATAGAAACTGTACAATCAGAATCTAGAAATATGCTGACAGCTTCTCTAAAGGAATTAGAAATCAAATATATTAAATATTATGACTCTTATAATACAGGATATAATTCTACAAAAGGAGGTGATACTTCTAGAAAAGAATGTAAAAGTATAAATGTTTATAATGAGAATGGAGATCTACTGACATCATTTTCTAGTGCAATAGAAGCTTCTGATTACTACAAAATTTCCAAATCAGTAATTTATCAGTGTTGTGGTAGATTCACAATGTATAGTCTTTGAAAAGGTATCCGACTTATATTCAGATATAATATAGATACAGTTACTAAGAAGGATTTAGAAGAGCTATGACAAAATCATTATAATACTTCAGTAAGTATGTATGATACAAATGGAAAATTTCTGCAAGCATTTACAACTATTACTGAGGCTTCTACAGCATTGAATATTTCTCGCATAAGAATTACTGATAATTGTTCTAAGAAAACCTCTTTTGTATTAATAAATGGAATTAGGTATATATTTAGATATTTTAATGAGTATCCTACAGAGACGGAAGTTCAGGCTCTTAATAAGATAAAATCTAACCCAAAAACAAGAGTAAGAGCTATAGATATTATTACAAATAAGATACTTGGAGATTTTGAGTCTCAATACACGGCTGGAAAACATTTTAAAATTAGGCCAAGTAATATTAGTGAGGTCTGTTCAGGAAAACGTAAAAGTGCGGGAAAATATAATGGACATCCTATTTTATGACTAAAAATATAATTAAATGCATTATTTTACTAATCATTGTATAACTTCTACTGAATTATTTAGAAAGTTTAAGAAGGATAAAATAAAGCTTTCAAAAAAACAATACTTAAAAGAATATAAAGCAGATACAAGGCAAGAATTAGCTGCTAAGGTTCTTAATTATTGTTTATATTTAGTACTATTGGATATTATAAATAATAATATTATTTTTGCATTACCTGATACATTTGGATTTGATTCTGAGATCTCTATGAAAACATTCCAGGGAGATGAGTTCAAAGAAATGTGAAGAAAAGGTAAATTTAGAGACATTGATTTTGTATTATCTGGATTTAGAGGACATCAAATATTCTACACTTTTGAAACTAAATCTGGAGTGAAAGAAAAACCCATCTATGTTAACAAGAAGCTAAAAGATATTATTAGTGATAATACGAATGCAGGAAAAAATTACTTCTAATGGATATTATTAAATACTATACAGACTATATTGATGAAGTGAATGAGAAGTTTCCTTCTTTGAGTAAACATGAGATAAAGCAAATATTAAATTATGGATTAAAAATGTTTAATACCTGTCACAGAAATGGTTTGGATACTATTAATATAACATCCTACTATACTATGTATACTGGTAAATTGTTTAATGATGATTTTACACATTATCATTATTGAAGAGTGAAGTATAAGAAGAAGTTGAGATTTCTTTATAAAAGGCAAAAAACAATCTATGATGGCCATTATTATTTTGGGATGACAGAAAAAGAATTTGAATATTATCAATCTCAAAAGAAAAATAGAGGTGCTCGACGTCAAGTTTTCCATTATCCATATATGTTTGCTTATAAAATAAAAGAAGAGGCTTTTTCAGATCGTGGTCGTAAATATTTCTTTATAGTAGATTATCCAGAAGATGTAGGATGGATGTTTTACAAAGAAAATTGAACCACTCGAAGAGCAAGATATTTTGCTTATAGAGATGATTATGGAAATATACAAATGATTTAAGTATGGCAAATAATACTAAACAACAAGCGATAAATACTTTTACAGGTGGTTTGAATACTGATTTACATCCATTAACAACACCTAATGATATTTTAACTGACTGCATTAATGGTACAGTTATAACATATAATGGCAATGAATATATTCTGCAAAATGATATGGGTAATTATAAACTTGAAAAAGCCAAATTATGGGCAGATTATATTCCAGTTGGAATTAAGGAATATGGAAATATTATGTATATAGTTTCCTATAATCCAATTGATAAAAAGTGCCAAATTGGGTCTTACCCCTCTCCCCAAACATTATTTGATAGTTCTTCTAATGATATAAATAGGCAATATACAGGTATCTCTATTGATCTTTTAGAGGATAGTACTGTAAAAACTTATTTGGAGAAGCCCGAAAATGTGGCACAAAATTACTTATATACATTTTTGATAAAGGGAGAGAATTTACAGATTTTAATGCCAGAGGATGAGCCGAATTGTACCTTTTTGAATCCTGGAGATAAGTATTGATTGTATAAAGAGAATAATGAAGAGGATATTTGAAAATTGCAGTATGAGAAATATTATTCATTTACTGATAAAAAAGAGGCTTATGATATTTCTGATATAATTCAGGTAAAAAATATTCCCTATGAAGATGGAGGATTGATGTCAAATGTAACTTGGGAAACACCTGGATGAGTTGCATACAAACCAAAGTTGTACGATATAAATTATTTTAATATATATGTAACAGATATATCATATCCTAGATATATCTTTTCTTCAGAGTCTTCTACATTAACTCTATCTCTGCAAACCCAAATTCAGATATTTGGTAAGTCTTTAGAACCCAATTGTTATAAAGTGTGTGCTATATATCAGCTGGATGATAATTCAGGAAAAGAAAATAATTGGCTTCCTTTAGAATATGAGGAAGGAAATAGGAAAGACTATGGAAATGGGATATCCTTAATATATAGTACGTTAACTCCTAGCCAACAAATTAAATTTTATAAAGAAACAAAAGCAATAAATGTTCGAGCCGTTCCTTATATCGTATATGAAAATGAAGATGGGCAATATGGATTTATTTATGATAATTTTAGAATTGAATACAGAATTGATTTAGATGAGCTTACTAATGTATCTACTATTAATGTTTTTGACACTTATAAATATTTAGTTGGCAATAATGAAGTAACTATCAATTTCAACATAAATTCTCCTATAGGAAAAGAGCTCTCTGCTGAGGCATATATTTACAGTTTGAGACAAGACTCTGAGAGTAAAAAATTAATTAAGGATAATGAACATAAGTGATTAGTAGGTTCTGATTTAAATGTTTATGGGCAAAATATTGTAAGTATAAATAAAGATACTCTAGATGTAAAAGGAGAAGTTCCTTTTAGGTTGGAGGATATTTATTTGTTTGAAGTTGAATTTAAAAAAGATACAAAAGATGAAACAGATAATACATCAAGTGCCTCCTTTTCCAGAACTCAAATATTAATAGCTTCCTCAATAATGAATGGGTTTTATAACAAAAGGAACCGATTTCAAGAAATTTTAGCTTCAGAATGAATGCCTTTAATACAAGAAAATCTTATTATAAAAGAGGCATTTTTATCTGTTGACAAACAGACAGGAGCTAAAAAAGAAGGATTTGTTTTAACTAATTCATTAGCTCAGCTATTTTCAGAAGATTTTAATAATATATACGATGAAGCAGCTGATGCTTTAGCAACACTTTCCAATATATATAAAACAGCTGAGAAAAATCCAGAAAATGTTTATTTTGGAAAAATTGCAGGTAATACTTATGAAGCAACTGGAACTCTTAAAGTAGGGATGAAGAATTTATCCGAAAATAATGATATTGAGGATACTTGTTGAGAGGGCTTAAAATTTAATGTCTCATCTACAGATAGGACGGTTAATTATGATCTTAATATAGAATCAAGTGGTTGAAAGAGTACCTATGCTATTAAACTAGACTCAGATAATAAAGATTGTTATAGTACTTATTTATGGAATTTTGATATAGAAAATATTGCTCTAAATTCTATAACATCTGATTGAGGAGGGTATCAAGAAGTCAAAACTGGAACTAGACAATACTTATTTGAAAATCTACCTTGGTATTTTGTTGGAGATGAAATAGTACCCCTAGATTCTAATAGCTCTCCATTAAATATTTCAAAGCTTAATGCCTATACTATACTTGGGAAAATAAGAAGTGTTACCAACTATACAGAAATACCATTAGGGTATACCCTATCTGTAAATGGTAATGATATGGATTTTGCAGTAAGTGCTGATAAATATAGAGGTACTTGGGTTCCTGAGTATGAAGAAGATTCTATCTTTTCATTAGACGCTAATACTCTGTTATCAGAGAGTTTTACTAATAATGGAACAACTCCTCATACTGTACCCTCTATACGATTTACATCTGAAAATGATGGTAAAAAGTGAGGACTGGATCATATAACAAGTAATGAAAATACATGAACAAATATACATAAGTTCTTTGATCAGACTCTTGGTTCTGCATATGGGGAACAAAAAAAACCTTTATTTATTCCGATATGCTTTGGAAGTCATAGTACAAGCACTTCTAGTTATGGATGAAGTATTAATGGAACAGATGATGTCTTATCAAACAGTATGTGATTTACAGCTGGAATAGGAGTTTTAAGTGAAAATCCTATAACAGGTTCAGTAATTGCATTAGCTAGTTTTACAAACCTTGAATTTTTAAAAGGGTTTGGTTATTTATATAATCCCTATCCTATACCTGGAGGAGGTACAGTGAAGCAAACAGATGGAAACAGTCGATATTTTATTTTAGTAGGAAATGACACTCCAGGAAAAGCATGATGGAATGCAAATATTATATCTTCCAAGCTACTCTTATTTGGTTTACATATTTATTCTTTAAAAAATATTAGATATGAGTCCTGTAGACTATTAAATTCAACTATTTCAGACTATATAATGAATATTGATAAAGTAAACTTTTCTCTTAAAAGCTTTTGGACCATAAAGAAATGAAATTATAAAGGTGTGGATTTATTAAGTGACAATCCAATAAAATGAGTGAATAATGAAGAAACTGATAAAGAATCTTGATACGATAACCTTAATTTTAACTTGCCATATACTTTTAATGGAAAAAGCTTTAATAACCTACTTCCATCTTTAGACAATATAATTTGGATTGATTCTCCAGAATGAACTTCTAAAAATGAAGATGAGAATACTTATAGAAATAAATTAGGGGAACTGTCTAATAAATTATTGCAATATTCAAATTCTAATAATTATGAGTTGTATAGTGATCTAGAAGATGCTAATGTAAAATTATATTATGAAGTACTTGGGCTGGCTAAAAAATTAAAAGTGGTAGAGCAAACTTCTAATAATTCTGGATATAACACAATAGTCTATAATACAGAGTTTACGACTGCAGATATGTCAGCAGTTGCTCCTATTAAAGCCGCAGGCGGAACTAGAGGCTATGGAATTATGCCAACCTTAGACTTGTCAAATATATGCGGTATAGACGCTGGAGGAGATGTAGAATCTGGAAATATTACTTCTGAGTATTGAGGCACTCTTAAGGAACTTTGTACCGTTACACAGGAATTTATTGATACATATAATTTACAAGATGTCGAAAATTCAACTAACAGCTAAAAAATATAATAGTGAAGGGGATTTAGCTCATGAGTATAATCCCCTTCACAACAAATTAACTAGGGATGGAATATTAGAGGATTTTATAACGGATGAAATAGATTTCAATTTAACTAAACCAGCAGACATTGAATGTCAGCCCTCCTATGATGGAACTGTTAATTTAATTATAAATGATGATCTAAATCCTCCCAGAATAATTAACACAACATATACAACCCTAGAAAACAATAGATATAAACGAGTTGTAAGAAACCAAACTGAACAAACCAATCTTTATAGAGAAGGCCAAATAGATCAAAGAACTAGACTTTTTAGAAATTTAACAAAACTTCCTAAAATAGATTTAGTAAATGTTCTCTATCATGGAGAATTAAAAGGCGGTAATTACACTTTTTACATAAAATTAGCAGATAACGATTATAATAAAACAGACATAGTAGCGGAATCTGGAATAATTTCCATATTCAAAGGAACTATAGAAGTCCCATCAACAATATCAGGAACATTAGAGGATGAAAGAGCAGATAAGTCAATTACACTTAAGATATCGGATATTGATGTATCGTTTAACAGAATTTTCGTATATTATGAAAGAGCATACTCTGATTTAAATGGAATTTTAAAAACAGAAGTTTGTGAGATAATTAAACCCTACGAAATTAAATCATCGTCTCAAGATCTTGTTATTAATGGGTTTGAAGAAGTTAAGCAGATATCAGAGGAGGATCTTAGTATTAGATATAATATATGCACTGGAGTAAAAACTCAAGCCCAGGTACAAAATATGCTATTCTTTGGTAACGTGCAACAAACGGTATTAGATAACGCATCTTTACAAAATATATCATATTATATAAAAGCTTCTCAGATTCAAGGGGAAAGTATAGGATATATAGAACCAGCAACTTATTATAAGAGGTCACAAGAAGACATAGGGATGACCGAATATTATAATCCTATAAATATATATTATTCTTTAGGGTACTGGCCAACAGAATTATATAGGTTTGGAATAGTATACATATTTAAAGATGATTCTCTAAGTCCTGTATATAATCTAAGAGGATGTGATTTTTCTTCTATGAAAGATAATTTAGAAGGTTCTAATTATACCCTTAGTACAATTAGTAGTAACATCATACCAAGTGATAATTTTTCTATACCTAATGATCATTATCTTTCTAATACTAAAGGAGTGTTTAAGTTTAAAGATACTAACTTATATGAGAAAGATGGAAAAAAGGGAGTATATCCTTTAGGAATACAATTTACTATAGATGTTGATATAGTTACTAAGCTCAAAGAGTATAACGTAAAAGGTTTTTTCTTTGTGAGGCAAAAACGTATCCCAATTATACTAACTCAAGGATTTACTGTAGGTGTAGATAAGACTGCCTATGTGCCTATGCTATCAATAAATGATTTATATAAAACAGAGTCATTTATAAATAAGAACTTAACATTAACTACATCTTATAAAGAAAAATTAATTGAGGGAACTTTGCAAAGTCATGGATTATTGTCTGTTGATGCTATGGTTAATAAACAGCTTCAATCTATATTAGATAATTCGGAGTTTTCTTTAGAAAGATATTATACAACTTCAGAGTTAGGATCAAGTAATTCTTTACTTGGACAAAGATCATACTATACAAAAGACTATCAAAAATCTAATTATACAGGTTATACCAAAGGAAAATGTGTTTTTGTAGATACGGATATTCCTTTAAAATATTACGATTCATATGGATATTCTACACGTGCAGGGTCTTCTGAAGATTGTAAAGAAGTAAAGTTCTTAGGGGGAATAAACTATAATGCTGACAATAATAAGATAGTTAGAGGAGTATATTGTCCATTTATTGGAACAAATAAGGTACTTACTAAAAATGCTATATATAATGTACGATTAGGTAATTATTCTAAAACTTATGAATTAGAATATTTTAAAATTCGAGGTAATGATTTATCCCCTTTCATGGCAGTTAGTCCAAGATATGAACTAGAGGATTCAAAATTGTTTGATAAAGATCTGCAATCATATATTGTACCAAAAGTATTTAGAGGGGATTGTTTTACCACTACTGTAACAATTAGATTAAATAAAAATTTTATTGACTCAGAAGTCCCAACCAATGATATAATTGTAGATCCAAACACATGGAAAGAAGGATACAAAGGATATAGTCAGACATCTGCCTCGGATTGAAAAAATATAAATCGTGCAGACGTTAATACAGTTCCTTTAGGGATGTGAGTAACATTTAAATGCCTTTCTAATTATAATTTGGGCCTTAGATCAGAAGATAGATCCCATTTAGAAGAAATGGCTTTAATGGGAAATCCCAGAAGTTTTGTTCCTTTACAAGGTGTAAATGTTGCACCTTCAAACAAAATTCCAGAAACAGCTCTATTGAATGCTGGATATTCTTCAACATTGCCATATAAAAAGTATTTTACTGCTCCAGATGTTCCTTATGTAAAAGATATATTTGACACCAGAATTATGTTCAGCAACGTTCAAATTGAAGATGATTTTAGAAATGCTTACAGAATATTTCAAGGATTGTCTTATAAAGATATTGAACGTCAATACGGAGCAATTGTTAAATTACTCTCATTAGGTGCTAATCTCTTTTGTGTATTTGAACATGGTTGTGCAATTATTCCAATTAATGAAAAAGCATTAATAGCAACTAGTACTGGCCAAGCTATTCATATGTATGGTTCTGGGGTTTTGCAAAATCAGGTAACTCCTATATCTCCAGATTATGGAAGCATTTGACAAGAATCTATTATCCGCACTCCTAATGGAATTTATGGTGTAGATACATATGCCAAAAAAATTTGGAGATATAATACAAATGGATTCCAAATAATTTCTGACATGGCCGTTCAAAGATTTTTACATGATAATATAATTCTTCAAGAAAGCGATAAATATCCTATTATTTCTTTAAAAAATGTAAAGACCCACTTTAATAATTATAAAGGGGATGTTATGTTTACATTTTACAATGGAGATAAAGTTTGGAACTTATGTTATAATGAAAGACTTGAAAAGTGAATTACCAAATATAGTTGAACTCCTCTAGCTTCAGAAAATATTAACAATATTTTCCTATCTTTAGATAGAAAAAGAGCCTCAATTTATGGTATTATCTATGATAATATAAATACTGAATCTGGAGCACATATTGAAGATAGAGAAGGGTATGATAGAGTCTGTGGAAATTTATGAGAGTATGATAATATAACAAGAACTGTTGTTATGAAGGGCTATGAGTTCTTTGATAAATTTAATGTTAGAATCACTTCAATCACATCATCTACTTTAGATGAGAATGATGTAGAACATACTATTAGATTTGTTGAGAACCCAGAAACAGCTTATGATGTTAAATGTAAGATTTTTAATGCTAAGGATCTAAGTTTTTCTAATTATCAAATAGGATATATTGATAAAGACAATCCTGGAAAGAAAATTGAAATATCACAACAAGGTAAAAATCTAAAATTAGAAGTAGAGAATTTTGAAGAGGTATCTAAACTTTTATATTTGAAGATTAACTTTGAAGTTACCCCATACATTGATACAACAGTAGAAAACACTGACAATCCTTATATAAATGAGGAAAATGTTTCTGAACAAAATGGGGAAAATAAAATTAAAGCTTTAAGTAGTACAATAGAAGAATCTATAGTATTAATTAGAGACGTACAATCTCTTGAAAAGGATACAAAAGGTCTATATGAAAAATTATTAAGAAATGGTTTCTATGTTCACGGTAGAGCAGGTATTTTTAATGAGATTAATTATTTTGATGAGGATCCTAATAATGAAATTCTTCCAACTAAATGATATAACAAACAGGAACCCTTTGAATTTGAATTTGTCGTAAATACTCCAGCTGGAATTCATAAAATTTTTGATAATTTAGTTATGATTTCTAATAATGTAGAGCCAGAATCTTTGGAATTTGAAATTATTGGAGATGTGTATGATTTTAATAAGGCTGGATTATATAAATCGGAACATGCTAGTTCTAATGGATTTTGAAATAGTGATGGCACTTTTAATAGTGAAGAATATGCTGCTAAGAAAATAGCTCTTGAAAGAGAAACTGCAAAAGAAGGCAAATATTCTCAAATTTTTGAGAAGCAGCAAGTAGAAATTGAAAAAGACCATGTTTTAAATCAATATATACTAAAAGTCAAACAACCAATTAAGAATATAAAAACTTATGGAAGAAGACGAGGTAATATTGAATATAAAGAAGACAGATGGTTTACCACAATTACTCCCATCTATTACAAAGATCGAATTGTAGGTACTAACAATTTTACTGATTTAAAAAGCACAAGAATTAGAGACAAATGGATTAAAATTAGGATTAAATATACTGGGGAAAAACTAGTAGTAATTAATGCTATTCAATCATTATTACGATTAAGCTATGCATAATATAATAAAATATCAAGGCGGAAAGAAATTTAAAAATACTAAAGTAGGGGCATTTGCAGGAAAATATGGAGATGCTTTAGGAGCTGCAGGAAGTATGTTTAGTGGGATTGGAGGGCAAATAAAAGGATTTACCGAAACACAATCATCTATTAATAGTGGCATATATTCTTTAATGCAAGCTGCTGGACCAGCAGGTCAATTAGCATCAGCAGCTGTTGGAGTATTTGATACAATAGGTGGAGCTTTAGGAGCTAAAACTGATATTATAGATAAAGATGCAGCTGCAAGGGCTGGGTTTAGCGGGGCTAATAATACCAGTGAGATACTTACTAGTATCCCTGGCTTGGGTACAATAATGAGTGCATTTTCAGGAAAAACTATTAAATCTAATAAATCCGCTGAAATTGATGCTTTATCTGGAGCCTATGGTAAGTCAACTGGAGATATAGATGCTGCTCAAAAAATGGGAAATAAGAGTATGCTATTTGGTAAAGGAAAGGCTAATAAGTTTATTAGAGAACAAAATAGAGTTAATGAGCTACTAACAGATATTGGTTTAGAAAGTAAACTTAGAAAGTCTAATGCAGCAGCAGATACTTATGCTTCTCAAAATCAAAATAAATATTCTGGTTATACTCCACAATTACTTCTATCTCGTAAAGGTATGAAATTTCCAGAACTTGATGATGCAAGATTATTATTGCAAAAGTTCTCTAAGTCTATTCAAGAACCGCCAAAATTTAAAGATGGAGGTAAACTAAATGTTATTGCAGAAGGATCTTTGCATGCAAGAAAGCATGATTTAGAAAAAACTAATCCAGAATTGAAAGGAGTTATTACTCATAAAGGAATTCCAGTAATTTCTCATAGTGAAGGAGGAGAAATTATTCAACATGCTGAAATTGAAGGAGGAGAATTAATTTTAAATAAAGATTTAACTGTAAAGCTTGAAGAATTATTTAAAGATGGTTCTGAAGAAGCAATGATTAAAGCTGGAAAATTATTAACAACAGCTATTTTACGAGATACTGAAGATCGCACTAAATCAATTATATAATGGATATTTTAGTAGGAAATAAGAAATACGATGTAGAGGTTGCAGAAAATGAAGAGGAAAGAATGAAAGGTCTTCAAGAAGTTATTGAAATGGATGACGATGAGGGAATGTTATTTATATTTCCTGAACCTCAACATGTAGACTTTTGAATGAAAGATACTGAGATACCATTGGATATAATTTTTATAAATTCAGATCTGGAGGTAATTTCAGTAAAACAAGGAGAGCCTATGTCCGAAGATTTTATAAGTGAAGATAATGTACAATATGTTTTAGAAGTAAATCAAAACTCTGGAATTGAGGAAGGGGATGATGTTATCTTAGATTATGAAGAAGATGACGAAGAGGATGAAGCTGCTAAAATGTATGTGTTAGGGAGTGATGGGCAGGCACAATATGAGCTTGTTGGAGGAGAACGAATCTTTAGCCGACCTAACACAAAAGTTCTTGTATCTAAAGCCAAAAAAGCATACAAAACAAAATCGGACTCAGATTATAAAGCTTTGGGAAGACAGGTTTTTAAATATTTAGAGAAGCAAAACTCAAACGAACCAGAATATGTAGAATCTCCAAATTAAATTTAAATTATTTGGATTATTTAAATAATATATGTAATTTTGGGAAGTAAAAGAGTATACGACAATATCTCTTTATAGAGAGTAAAACTAAATTATATTAATAAAATAACAATAAGTAATATGGCTTATATTAAGAAATTCCAAGAAGGTGGAGCCGCTCCTGCAGCTGCTCCCGCTGGTGCTCCTGCAGGTGGTGAGCAAGATCCTATTCAGATGTTAGCAGAAATGGCAATGCAAGCCTTACAAGGACAGGACTGCCAAATGGCTATGCAGGTTTGTGAAGGTTTCGTTGCTTTGATTCAGCAAGCTATGGGAGGTGGACAGGCTCCAGTTGGACAAGCTCCAGAAGGAGAACCTGTATTTAAGAAAGGTGGAAAAATTGCTGGACGTAAGAAATGCGGAAAGAAAGAGAAAGGCGGAGACTTAAATATCATTAAGAAGAAATAAATCTAACTAATGATTAATAAAGATAGAAGGGAGATTGTATGTAGTCAATCTCCCTTTTTAAGTATAACACATTGATAAAATGGCACAGGTAAATATACAAAAACTCCAAGAGGGAGGGTCTGTAAAAAAATATGGGACCTTCACTAAGGATGGTGTGACATATCAAGTTGACGACGACTTTCTACAGGCTATGGCGGCACACGGTAGTTCAATCACGGATGATAGAGCTAGAGCTGATTATGGAGCTATTGTTAATGCTCTTAGATCTGGTGCCGATTTATCATATGATTCTAATACTAATGAGTTAAGAGGAGATGTAACGTTTGATAATATGAATGCACGTCAAAGAAGACGAGCTGCAAAACGTACCTCAAAAACTGGAGAAGTGTTGGATAGCACTTTTAATGGAAGAGTAAATCAAGTTAAAACTGCAACAAATGCTTTACGTGGATTTAGTCATAATCAAAATACAGTAAGAGCTAATCCAAACAGAAGTATTGATATTTCTAGAAAGTTATTACTTCCTTATCTAAGAGATGAGAATGGTAAGTTAAAACTTGATGAAAATGGAAATCGAATATACAATGCTGATATTGATGATTCTAAAATCTTTAATAGGTTAGATTTTATACAAAATCTTGCAAATGAGGAAAACATTGTAGACTGGAAAGGTTATAATAATCAGACCAAAGAGGATTATTTAAGATTTGCTAGAGAATATTCTGATTGGGATGGTTTACGACAAAGGATTAAAAACGGAACCATTACCGATCGTGATATTACCACACTCTCTAAATTAGGTATTTTAGATAGAGAAACTACTTCGGGAACCTCTGAAAGTGGGGGAGCTCAATCAGAACAGGAAAAATGAGAACTATGGGATAAAGAAAATAATTTTACTCCTGATTTTAGAAGTACTTATAATATTTCCTATGGTCCAAATGGAGAACTTCTTACAGAAGGTTTAGGATTAGAAGGCTATGGTAAAGATTGGAGACATGCATATTTTGGGGAAAATTTTGTTAAGATTCACCCAGAATTAAAAAGATTTCAAGACTACATTCTTTACAATGGAAGACTATATAGTAAAAACGAATGATCTAATCCAGACTCTGAAATTAATCAAATTTTAAAGTCTCCTAACGTGGATATTTTTAATAAAATGAGTCAAAATTTATTTGATCCAATTAAAAATGGTCAATGGCAAGTTTTATGAACAAATAATCCGTTTCAAAGGTATAATTCTCAGCTTCAATATAACCCCTATTTTAATAGTACTTATAAAGATGATAATAATGTATTATATGCTTATACATCACCTTTATATGAGAATTTACCTCAAGGAGTTACTGTAATGGATATTATTGATAGTAATACGCCAAGAAATGAATTTGGAGTGCCTACTTCTATCTCTCCTGTAGGATTAGATGAGAACGGAAATGTCATTGATATTTCTAAATATATTAGAGCTGTGGGTTATAATGGAGAGGCTACTGGAAATGCATTTTATTCAAGAGTAAATCCAACTGACAAAATTCTTGGAGGATATGTTTGAGATGATTTTGATGAATCTGGAAAATACAGTTTTGCTTACAATCCTGATAACCCAGAAATGGGATATTTCTACGATTCTGAAAATAATAAACTGTATCCTTTTCGTCAAGAGGTATTTCGTCAATTGTTAAATAATGATGGTTATTTATCTGCAGAAGAAATTAACCAAATTAAACACATGGATTGAGGAGCATTTAGACGTTGGTTAAATAGAAATATGGGTCCTCTTGGAATGTATGAATTTGCAGGAGCTCGTCAGCCTGCAATTCCATATAATCGACAGGTTCCAAAACAACAAACAGGAGGATTAATTAATTGAATATCTCAGGATACTCCTAAAACGTCTCCAAAAGTTAAAGTCCGTGATGAAAAGAAAGCTGCAACTACTTCTCAAATTAAAAGCGGAGATTTAACAGCTGCAGACAAATGGCAGCTTGGTGCACTAGCTGCAGATTTAGGTGCTTTAGTTGCCGCTATACCAACTGGAGGTAATCCTGTAGCTGCAACTTTAGGAGTGGGTTCCACTGCTACTCAGTTTATTTCTGATGTTAAACGGGATGGTTTAGATTGGGGCGATATAGGAAATGCAGCACTAGGACTTGGATTAGATGCTATTTCTTTCTTGCCAGGAGTTGGAATAGCTGGAAAAGCAGCTAAAACAGCCAGAATAATTAAGAGAATCAAACCTTTACTAACAGCAGGTTTTTCTGCATTAGGTTTGTCTGCTGCTTTAAATTCTATTAATAAAGAAGGTGAATGGACTCTTGATGATTATAGAAATATATTAATGGGAGTTCAAGGCCTAATTGGAGGGAAAAGAGCTCTAGATAGAACAGTTGGGTATAAAAAGACTGGAAAAGTAGCAGATGTTTCTGAAAAAGTCACTCCTGAGAAACTAATTGATATTCAAAAGAAAGCTTTAGATGATGTAGTTTCTCAACATCCTGGGAAATTTAAAGAGAAGAAATGGTATGATGCGAAAACTGGAAAGATTAACTATGAAGATGCCTTAAAAGATGAGGAAATTTTAGCAAATCTTCCAAAGAATAAATTATATCAAGAAGGTATATCCAGAATTAAAGCCGCAACTAAAAATATAAAATCTTCTATATCTGATAGACTAACTGGAGATAAGCGAGAATTACGAGCTAGAACGGAAGAGGAATTGCCTTGGTTTTTGCAAAATAGATTTGGTCGTAGTTGGATGCGTGGGGCTCAAAACAGAGAATTTGGAAATGTAGTAGAAAGATTAGAAAATAGAGCTGATTTTAGAAAAGAATTTGATGCCCCCAGTATTAATGGACTTAATATTTTTGAAAGAGGATATAGAACTACTGGAGATCTTATTAATGGGGGGCAGGCTTACTTTAATCCTTATTGATTCCCTAATCCTGTTCCAACTAAACCTATTAAACCTCGTATTATCAAACCTAGATTGATGCTTCCAAAAACTGCAGGTTCATGGGTACAATTACCAAATGATGGAGGAATGATTTATAGACCCCAAAAATTATTTAAAAAAGGAGGTAAAATTCTTAAAGCTGAGAGAGGAGAAAAATTCTTTGGAAAATCTATGGACAATCAGGGAGCTTATGGATCTTTTGATGTGACTCCAGTAAGTGTAACAGCAACAGGCACATTCTCAAGGCCTGTTATAGATCTTAAAGGTAATATATCTGGTGTTTCACGAGATACTAATTTAGAAGCTCGAATAGGAACTACTACTAAACCAGCAATGGATGCTAAACGTGAGGAGTTTTTAAAGAATATAAAAACAAACTCAGTAGTATCCACAGGAAATACTTCTAATAGAAGATTTTCAATTAATCCAAAAAATATATTGGATTTAGGTTCATTAGCAGGAGGATTAATTTCTAATGCTCGTCAGAGACGTGAGTTGGCAAGAGGAATTAGGGCAGCTGCTCAAGGTCAATTGAAGTCTATGCCTACAGAAATCTACGCTCCATATACAGACATGGGTATTGCCCGTATGTATGGGGATAGAATAAAGGATATTCGTCAATTTAAAACAGTTACAAGTGATCCTAATCAGGTAATGGCAGAGAGACTTATGAGGGACCAGCAAGCTGATCAATTAGCTGCAGAACGTGATACTAAATTATCTCAAACTATTAGTGAGTTTAATGATAGAGATATTGCTGCAAGACGAGAATATGCTAATCAACGTACACAAATAGCAGATTACAATAGAGCAGTCCTTGGTCAAATGGAAAATATGTTAGCTCAAAATAAAGCTGCTAAGCAATTTACTGCTTGGAATCAAATTATAAACCCGTTCATTGATCAAAAGAGAGATGATTTAGTAAGGGATCAGTATGAAGATCAGTGAGCAGCAGCTACTAGAGAAAGCCTTGTTGCACAGCAAGATTATCAAAAATCTATTCAAGATTTATTTAATTCTTCTGAAGCTCAAGAAGCTTGGATAAATGAACAAAACACAAATCCAAGTTGGAAATCTACTTATGGAGATACTGCTGCAGGACGTCAAGCTTTCTTAGAAAAATATTATTCTGGAACTATTCAAAATCTCCAGAATAATTTGTTAGCAAAAATGCAACTAAATAACTATAGAAACAGTCGGAGTCGATTTACTGGAAGGCTTAGAACTATTGACATGCCAGAGAGTGCAATCAAAAATTATTACAGAATGCCCTCTTTTTATACAACTCACTTAGATATTATGAAAAAAGGAGGAATCCTAACTAAGTCACAACGCTATAGAAATTTTTCTGAACAGGCTATGTTGGATAAGGCAAAAGACTATAGAAAAGCTGTTCAAAAAATGGATGATAATTTAATAAAATTATTATTAAAAATGCTTTCATAATGGAAATTCAAAAATATCAATATGGAGCTTCATATACTCCAATTTCAAGAGAAGTAATGGGACAGTCGCAGGCAGAACAACCTGCGACTTCCTCTTCTTCTGAAAAGAAAGATGATAAATTAATAGAACAAGAAATCATTAAAGTATTAGGAGAGAATGGAATTCCTACTGATGTTGATTATTTTCTAAGTCAAGCACAATCTTTCTTGCAGGATTCAACTAATATCTTCTCTGGGAAAAAAACAAATACTATGAGTCAATTAATCAGACTCAGATCATTAGCAAATAGATTACAACACAATAATACACTGTATAAAAATGCAACAGATAGAATTAAAGCAGAAAATACTGGTTCTGATGTTGCTATTTCTAATGATGGAAATTTATATGTGTATGATGGGGAATCAGTAAAGAAAGTTACTCCAACGGAATACAGTAAAAATCCAGAAGATTATCAAGTTTTAACTAATGCTGAACTGATACATTTAAGAGAAAGGGATCCTAATTTAAAATTTGATGAATCAATTCTTCATGATTTATCAAATTCAATAGGAATGAAAACTATTATGGACCAAGTAATAGACACTATTAAAAAATTTGGTACCAGTTCTCAAAAAGGATATACAATTAAGGCAGGGGGTCAGGTTCAAAGAGGACTAGAGGCTTTAATGAGCTTAGGTCCCGATGGATTATATGAAATAGAAACTTCTGATTCTAAGGCTGCACAAGATATAAATGCTGCTATTGTTTATTTATACAAAAATTTAAATAGTAATGCTAAACATGTTTTACGTGCTACTACAGCCGCAGAAGGTCTTAATCCTGAGAAAATGGAAGATGTTACTGGAATATTAAGAGCCGCATTATTTGAGCACACAGATACTTCAGCAAAGGTTGGATATGTTAAAGATCCTCTTGGAACAAGTAGAAAAAGTGGCTCAGGAGAAGGTGCAGGTCCAGGGGATAAAGAAGGATATGGACAAAGTATTATTAGTGGTTTTGGAGCTAGCAGAACTAGAAGAGTAAGAACAAGGGATGGCATTGCGGATTTTACTGTAGAAGTAAAACATAATCCAATAAGGGATAAGAATAATGAAATAGTAACTGGCATAGCTACTTTAGATGAGGTCTTTAATGATCTCGCTAAAAATGGAGTAGTTATGGATAGGGATAAAATGTATTTCGGAGGCATGTACAATGCAAAGGGTTCTAATGGAAGTGTTATTGGAGATAATCAAGATACTTTATTCATTGACCCAAATAAAGCTAGAGAAGTTATTGTAGATGCTTCAGATGGTGTAGAAACTATAGATGTCCCTGTTGATTATACTGGAAAGCCTGATTTTGGAGCTATTAATAGATATCAGATGGCTGTTGATGAAATAGCTAAAAATAAAATTACTGATCCAAGAGAAATCTTTGAAATATATAAGAAATATGCTTTAGATAATAATTTAGATCAGGATGGAAATTTAATGACTGGACGTTTTCTTGCTGTACATGCTAAAATGTCAGAAGATGAAGGAGCAGTTGCTGGATATACCTCAGACAATCCTACTATTGATAGACTTACAGGTCAGGGTAGAGATAAATTTATGAATGATGTAAATTATACTAACCAGAATAGAGAAAAGAAGAATAAAGTTAAAATTAATTATGGTTGGATTTGAAATAGAGGAATCTTAAGCGGTACAGTATTCATTCCTTTATATGTTAATCAAGCATCTCAGGCAATATCTGATGAACGAGCAAGAACAGATAAGAGAACTGGCTCAGAATATCAAATGATGCAAGAAGCTTATGTTGATCCAAGATATAATAATGGAACATATAATCCAAGACAAACTAGGCTACAAACCTCATTTGGAGATTTATAAAAAATATGGATAATAACGTTAAACAAAATGATTGGGTTGCTATAAATCTGTTAAATACAGATGTTACAATTGACAAATTAGCAGCAGATGGTATAAACTCTTTAAATACAAGTATCCGTCCAAAAGAAGATTATCTTAAATCGGACAAAGTACAAGAGTTTTTTAAAGATGATAGTGGAAAATTTAATGAGGCTTTATTTGATCAATTTTATACAAAAGCATTACAGGACTATACTAGTTTTTCAGCTTTAGATACAGAAAAGTGGTTAAAAGATACATATGAATATGATGCCTTTGATATAAATAGAGATGCCAAAAGTAATATCAAAAAAGGACCTACTTTTGAAATTAGAAAAGTATCCAATCCTTTTGAAACAACTTCATATTTCCATGAGGGAACTGAGGGACCTAGAGCCTTGAGTATTGCTGAGCTTGCACAAAAAAACAAATACTTTGATACAGAGAGTGGAACATGGTCTGATAAATCTCCAAATGATTTAGGAGCATTGGGGGTTTTAACAAGTGATACTTTGGTATTAGCTCAGTGGGATGAAGATGGAGAACATACTGATATTGATGGTAATACTGTTAAGCACTCAAAAGGAGATTATAAATACGATGCTGACGGCAAGTTTTATTATGAAACTTTAAATGGAAGGGAATATTATGGTAAACAAGTCTTAGGAGTACTTGATGTATTAACAACTGATGGAAGTGCATGGAATAAAATCGACATTTTCGATACTGATAGTATAGAGGTAAATCCAGTTAGATCTGTAGCTAGGACCTTAGCAGTATTAGCCCCTTATCTTATTCCTGGTGTTGGAGAATATTGAGCAGGAATAACCGCAGCTATGTATCTAAGTGAATCTATGCCTGCACTTATTAAAACCTTTGGCGGATTATTAGATTCAGAATATAGACCCTCTTCAGCTCTTAATAAGTTTGAAGGGTTTATGCAAAAATTTAATAGTACTCCCTCTGAATATAATCAATCACATTCCTTTTCCTTTGACAACATATGTCAGTTTGCCTCTACCTCAGCTCAACAATTATTCCAACAGAGATGGGTTGCAAATATTCCTAAAATGTTAGGAATGGATAGAAGATTAGAGGCAGGTGTTGCAGCATTACAAGGGTCTGTTTTAGAGAAAGCTGTTGAAAAGGGTTTAATATCAAAAGGAGAACTGATTTTCACTAAAGAAGCTCTTAAAAAGGGACAAATTCCTGCTAGGGTAAAAACTATTATTGAATCCATGCCTGAATATAAAGCTGCTTATGATGCATATGATAAATATCAAAAAGCAAGTACGGCAATTGCAAGAGCATATCTAGTAACTACAGCTGCAGCACAAACTTATGGAGATGCAATTCAAAATGGATTTGATAGACAAACTGCCTCTGTAATCTCTACAGCTGTATATACAGGATTTCATACTTTATTTCAATTTGATTACTTCAAACATTACTTATTAACAGGGGTAGACCTTAATGAGGAAAGGATGGCTTTAAGAGAATTAGTATACAATTATCTTAAAGATAGAGGTAAGACTGAGTTGACTCAAGCAAAGGCAAAAGGAGGACTTGTTGGTACGTTTAAATCCTTTACTAAAACTATAAATGAACTTTGAACTTCAGTTGTTTACGGAGGTAAAAGAGGTATTTTAACTAGTACTGCATCTGAAGCAATGGAGGAGGTTACAGAAGAATTAATGACAGACTTTGCTCAGGGAGTTCTAGGTAATGGACTTAATGCTCTTAGAAAAGAATTAGGTTATGAAACACAAGGTCATTTTGACTACGCTGCTTCAGACCCAATCCAACGTTATTTAGTTAGCTTTATTGGCGGTGGTATCGGTGGTACTGTTTTTGGATTAGAAAACTGGTGAAGAACTAGAGGTGGAAGCTCTAATTGAAGTGCTGCACTTTCAAAACGTCCAGAAATGGCAAGGGCTATTCTTCAAAAGGTTAATTCTGGACAGAAAGATGAAATAATCAAAATAGCACGGTCTTTTAAAGGAAAAGCATTAGGAAGTAATACTCTATCATATGATGAAAGAGCCGAGGATGGATCTTATTTGCCTGCTTCTGATAAATCAAAAACCCAGAATTCTTATCTAATAGATTCTTTCATAAATCATATAAATACTTTGGATCTATTTTTGGAACAGGAGGGAATTAAATACTCAATGGATGATTTAGCAAATGTTCCAATTTATAGAAGCTTGACTGCATTACAAATTTCTCAACAAGCTGGAGATGATGGGAAACTTCTTGATTTAATGGCAGATGATTTAACAAAACTTCAGTTGCAATTAAATGATGTTTCCTCTGAGTTATTTCAGTTACAAAAAGATGAGAAAACTGATCCACAAATTATAAAAGCAGCTCAAGCACAATTTGATTATTATAAAAATCAAATTCATCAATTAGTAAGCGGGGGAAATGAAATTTATTTTGGAAGAATGATGGCTTCCTATACCCCAAGTGTATTTGGATTATTTTATTCTCCAAATGTAGAAAACTATGCTAAACAAGTTTTTGGGTATGATTATTCTAAGTTAAATGATACTCTTAAGGCTTATGTTGACGAAAAATATGCAAACTATGTTGAATCTAAACAATCAGAAATAGATTCCTTTACTTCATATCAGTTATATCGACGAATGTCAGAACTTATAGCTGATAATCTTAAAAATAGAGAAGGACAAATTCTTGATGAAAAGTTAGCAAATTTAGCAGATAAATTAGAAATGGACCCTTCATCAGGAAGACTTATTTATAAAGATAGGAATGGCGGATTTATGTCCTATAATGAATTAGTAGGATATATTTACAGTGTAGTTGGACATTCTTCATTAAGAAATAATCTTCCAATGATTAAAAGTCTTGCTAACTATCTTTATAGTGTATATAATGGAGATAACATAATTCCTGATAATTATAATTTATTTGACGTCTATGAATTTGAAGAAGCTGCAGAAAACTCTTATGATTTAGATGAGAATGGACATCCTGTTGTAGTTTTGGATGATGAAGGACAACCTACAGAGGAAAGAATTAATTCTCTTCTTTCTGAGGATCCCAATGAAAGTGTGGCTTCAAAGATAGTAGGGATGGTAGCTAATTATGTAGATGGTTTTATTGATGTTAGAATAGCTGAACGTCCAGAAATCACATTGGATGCCAAACGTTGGCAAGATGCTTTGGAAAAAGCCAAGGATGTTTATAATATTGTTAATGAAGTATATAGGGATATTGGAAATGACAATATAGAAGATATATTAAAACAACTTGGGTTAAATTCTACTAAATTAGTTGACGAAGAGTTGGTTAAATACTCGGGAGGACGTCAAACATATATTCTCGAAACACCTGTTAGACAACAATTAGATGCTTTAAACACACAATTGTTCCAAGTTGAAGCATTATTAAGAGGGGCTACTTCTATTACAAGAAGTGCTGATAATTTAACTAGTGTTAATGAGGTCATTAATGATTTTAATAAAAGTCATAAAAATCCAGTTCTCGATCTTCCAATCATTAGTGATAAAGTTAAACGAGCTTTAACAAATAGAATTAGTTTAATACAATCTCAAATTGAAGGCCTTAAAATTATCAGTGATACTAATGCTAATAATGAGAACATTAAAGAACAAAAACTAAGTGTTAGTATTAAACAAGATCGCATTGATGTTTATAAAGAACTTAATGATAAGAATTCATCATTTACAAAAGAAGGATTACCAGAATTACCTACATTTGAATTTGTAGATAATATTGTTCTTGATGATTTAGATAAAGATGCAATTAGCGATGCTGACACTAGATTTGAACAAGCTTTGATTAATAATGAGTTAGCTTTATTTACATATTATAAAGGACTAACTTCAGAACAAAAAGATTTATTTATAGGATTATTATGTGACTTGTTCCCAGAATTCTCTGCAGAACCTGCTTATTTAAGTTTAAATAAAGAGCAGAATATAGACCACATTCATACAATGGATGCTTTGAATTTCTGGTATCTAATGTCTAATTTAATTAGTGAACCTGCTACTTTTTATAAGCCTTATAAAGCAGTTATAGAAGAAGGTCAATTTGAGAAAGCTCCATACTATTCTCAGGAATTTTTGGTAAAACAAGCAATTCAATACCTTAATGGAGATAAGACAGAAATTCATAGAATAGTTTCTATAATTCAGCAAAAGGTTAATGATTCAAGATCTTATTCTGTATTAGAAAATGTGTTCAGATTCTGTGCTGGCTCTGGAGTAGGTAAATCAGTTGCTATATTACCTCTGATTCAATTAGTTCAAAATAAGATTACAAATTCTCAATATTTATTTTCTGCGCCTACAGAAGCAAATTTAGAGAAATTAAATGCAGACAGGGCAAGTAAATACACAATAGCAAATCTGTTCAAATTATTTGAGGATGGGGTTAAAATCATAGATAATAATGCTAAAGAGCAAATTAATTATACCATCTCTGATTTTAAGAATTTTACTACTATTGAAGGCACTGAGGTTAAATTTAATAGTAAAGACTACGGACTAACTATTTCTGATGACTTACGAGGAATATTACAGGATAATTTTTTAACTATAATTATTGATGAAGGTACCTATGTATCTCGTGAACAATATTTACTGTTAGATGAATTAGCTAAGCAACTTAATTTTAAAATTATTACAACAGGAGATATTTTACAATCTGGATATAGTAATGAAAATGGGGAATTAGATTCTTTTGATAGATGCTTAACTTTTATTGGTAGTAGTTTGTATGAATCTAAACGTGTTACTACTAATATTGGAAAATGAAATTCAGGAAGATTAGTTAAATTTCCTTATAATTTAGAATCAAATACTTTTGAACTCCAATATGCTGAGAATGAATCTGATATTGTTGGAATAAAAAATAATGCGGGAACTTTAACTCAAGAGAGTTTAAATGAGTTTGCAAAAGCTCATCCTGAGAGTACAATTCTTTTATATGATATAAAAAAGAATGGGCTTATTGCTCCCAAAAATGTTTTATTAAAGACAGAAGTGGTGGCAGTACAAGGACAAGAATTTGATTATGTCTTAATTAATGGAGATTTAGACTTTAGTGATGGTGTTTTAGGAATCCCTAGTAGAAAAGACGTTTATACAATATTAACTCGTGGTAAGAATGCCACTATCATTCATGGATTACTAAAAAGTTCTAAACAGTCTACTTTTGTTACTACACAAAAAGATTGGAAGGATGTATATAGTATAGGAATAAACGAGGAATCAATTAAAACTTATCAAGAATACAGAAAAGAGAGTTTAAGCAAAATTTCTATTCCTGAATCTGGAATTGTCCAGAATAATCCAGAGGAAGCACCAAATGAGGATATTGCCCCAACAAAGCAGTTAACTATTAATGAAGTTCCATTAATTAGATCTATGCTTAGAATTCATACTTTCTATAATCGTCTTGGAGGAAACATTAGTGAGGATCAAATATATCATAGAGGTAATGATTCAGAAGATATAAATCTCTTTTTAACTGAAGATGCAGATATTCGCAGTGAGGCTTTTAAGGTAGCTGCAACACAATTAAGTGCTTTAAGAAATAATTTATATTTAAAATTAACTGGGGCTGAAAATTATAACCTTTATGGAGTTGGAGATTCTGGTGAATTTTTAATAAAAGTTTCTTTGTATGATTCTGACATTGATAATGCTTGAGGAGTAGGTAATTTTGATCCTAAAAAAGATCTATCTAAGGCTAAAATTTTTAGAAGATTAGTCTATAAGGATGGAGATAAAGAGGTAACTTTGGCTATATTTCCTAATATGGAAACAGTAGGAAAAGGAACTAATGTTATTGGGGATACTAAATTATTGGAAGCAATCCAGGAATTAGATGCTAAACAAGATCAAACAACTTATTATAGATTTGATTCAGAAAAATTAAATTTTTATACTCCAGACTCTCCTATATTCTTTGATCCTATGGTCAAAGATTTTGACAATCAAAGATATTGAACTCCTTATCGTTATACTTCTGGTGCATCAGATTTTGAATATTCGTTTTTTGAATCTACTAAACCTATTAGGGTTAATGATGAATGGTTAACTGATAAGAGAGGGAAATATTCTATTTCAGAATTATATTCAGCCATTGATGCTTTATATAAAACCGCTTCAGATATTTGGGATTCTCATACTGCAGAAGGAAATCCGTTTAAACAGCGTAATGGGAAAATTAGAGAAGTATCTAAAATTACTGCCAGTGCAGTAACTATTTTTGCTAGACTACGTTCTAACTATTCTGATAAAACCATTTCTTTAGATAGCTCTATAAATCAATATATAAACGATTTAAAACAAACATATAGAATTTTATCTGAATTAGTTAGGGATATGAAAAAGATTCCTGAGTGGGATCCAGCTGTTACTGAACAGTTTATAAGAAAGGCTAGAATAAGAATTTCAGTACAACCTATTCAACTTTATTATAACTATGCACCTACTAATGACTGAGAAAATAAGTTTAAAGAAGACGTTAGGATTATAGGTACAAAAGAATCTCATAATAAATTATATAAAAATATTGCTGCATGAGTTCAGAGATTAATAGCTCTAAAGCAATCAGAAAAGGAGCTTCCTGAATGAATTTCTAATCTTTCTATTTCAGATTTACAGGATATAATAAAGCGGATAGATTTTTCTGAAGGTAATAAATCTGCAGAAGAGATTTTTGCGGGAACTGATTCTATTACTGAACTAAGAGTAAATCAAATTTGGAATATATATAAATCTATATATTCAGATTATGAAGGTTTTATAAAACTATTAGAGGGTCTAGATACAGACAATATGTTTAATCTGTATTCTAAAATTTTCGCTAATTATCACCAAACAGATTTTGATAAGACTTATAGAACTAACAATGTTCCCGTTAATTTAAATTATACTGCAGATAATAACTTTGTATATGAAAGAGGTTGATCAGTAATGTCATATTATGATTATGAACAAGGACTAGATTCAATCTTCTCAGAAGCTACAGAAGAGGCTTCTACTGAACTTACACAAGAAACTATAGAAACTGTTCAGGAACAAGTTAATGAAACTGCAGAAAATTTAGTGATGGAATCTGCTAATCCAGAGGAGGATATTCTTACTGAAGAGTGTATGGATTTATTAGATGAATATAATGATTACGTTCATTCATTTGTTCATTTTGTAAGACAGGAAAATAATGGTATCTTTGTAACACGACAAAATATAGATTCAGGAAATCCTGTAACATACAAACTTCAACTCGGAAATCAGGTAAAATCCTTTACTTTTAGTGGAGATGTTGCAGAAAAACTAGATGCTTATATGAATAATGGAAAAAATACTGCAATTTTTGATAAGATGAAAAATAAATATCAATTAATAAGTAGTGTTAAAGAACTTTTAGATATATTAACTGCAGGAGAAGAATGTTAATTTATGAATTGCACAATTAAATCAATAATCGTTGACGTTGCAAAAAATTTAGATATAGATACATCTGGGTCGTTTTTTAACGACTCAGATATCTATTCTAAATTAATAGCTCGACTATCTGAAGAAGGAATGAGCGTAGAACCAGATTTCGTACAGGCTTTGTCCGAACATGTAAAAAGATATTGTTTAAAAAATCTAGTTGATGGCGGAAGTATCAGCAAAACTGTAAAAGGATATTTTACATATAATACAGCTGATGGAAAAGTTCAATTTGATTTTACTTCTTATAGGGACTTCATGCAGTATGCTGCAAGAAGGGTTGGTGACTCATTAATTTTAAATATCTTTAATGATGCTACTGGAGAATATGAAGTGATTGATAGTAAAGAAAAATTGCAGAAATCATTAGAGGTTCTCCTATGTGATTTAAGTGATGTTTTTGGAGATACTTTTGCAACGTATGGTAATAGAATTAATGATGCATTCAAAGAGAATCTAAATAGTATTGATAAAAGAGAGTATTACCAATATATTTTACTATTACACAATCGAGAATTAATTCCAGAAATTAGTAATCACTATATTAGATATAACTACACTGAAGAAAATTTTGAGATTAATGATGGACATCATCATGTAGCTGGCTGGGAACGAAAAGATGACAGATCAGCATATGATGATACTTCAGGCTCTTTGAAATTATTAATAGAGAGCACTCCTCTATATGATATATTTCAATCAAAAAATGGAAGACGAACTGCTAGACAAACTAAAAAGAATCTTACAGCTGCAATGTTTTATGAGGCTTCTAATACCTTATTAAATTTCATTGCTAGAAATGACTGGGCGAAGTTTAGAAAAATTATTGAAAATCCTCGCTTATTAGTAGATGAGATAATTAGTTATACAGATTCTTTAGAAACTATTAATTCTAATATTGATAAGATTCTTTATAGTATTAGAACAAGATATTTTGATTCAACTGGGGCAGAGAGTGGAAAGGTAAGTATAAATTTAGTAGATGCTTATAAAAAGTCTTTTTCCAAAACAATTAAATCTGATGGAATTAATTATCTAGATACAATGCTAGCTGGTATGTTAAAATATGTTAAACAGACCTATCAGCGATATAATTGGGATGAAGGAAGAACTACAAGTACTGATGTTCTAAATAAAGGAGTTATTTCCTTACAAATGGCAAATAATATTGATTATGTCATTACTAAACAAGGTATCCCTAAAGTAAATGGGAAAAAATTACTTCCTAAAGATATAGTTGGATTAACAACAGAAGCTCTCTTGTATCATTTTAAAAATTTAACGGGATTTGATTTTTTACAATTTAAAAATCAAGACCTACCATTAAATGATATTATTACTTTACTTACAAGAATTACTACGGGAGTTAAAATTAATGGAGATGATGCTAATTTAGTAGCTCTGGCTAAATATTATTTAGATAAAAACCCTGAAATTATAAAAAGTATTACTTCTAGAAGTGATGGAAATAAAGTTCCTAATTATCGTTTAGCTAACTTATCTAATACGTTCTATCAACATTTAGCTAATTTGCAAAACAGAATAGAAAGTTCTCCTACTGGTTCTGAATCCCCTCTAATGCTATCTTTTTTATATAATAACCCAACATTATATAAGGAAAGCAGATTACATCTGGATGCCTTCTCAAAAATTAAGAAGAAATTTAGATTAGCAGAAGATTTTACTGATGCAGAACAATTACAGGTTGCAATTGGTTGGGATTATAATAGGTCAATGAAAGATAACGGAGAAATTCTCATTGAAGGTATTACCCCATCAGATAAGAAATCTATTATGTATCAAGTATTTGATACTACTAAAGCTATTGAGGGATTGGGAGAGGGACGAAATAAAAGTATTGCTCAGGCTTCGTGGAAAGAAATTGCTGATTTTTTCAGAGAGGGTGGACTAAAGATTCAAACCAAATATTTAGAAAACTCTTTAAATTTATTCGAAAGAGTTCTAAATATAACTCCAGCAGATAATTATATAGACAGAATCAATAATATTGATTTTGCATTAACAGGAATTACTGTTGATCAATTAAATAATTTAGTTGATGAATACAATGCTAAAAATTATACTAACTATGTAATATCTAATGAATTTGACTACAAAAAAGTTAAAGGTTCTGGAATTAAATTTAATAGATTATTGTATGGTTATTATTTGGCTTTTGCAAATACTGATACTTTCTTTGATAATGAATATAATCTATTTTTAAAGGACTGCCGAGAAATCTTTAGGACAGGAGACATTATGGAGGCATTTAAAAATAGATTTGGAATGACTCAGGATGATGTTAAAAAATATTTTTATACACATGCTCTATTGTCATATAATTATATTTTATTAACAGTGGGAAGTACCATTGCACATAAATATAAAAATCCTGCAGTATATAGTAAGCCCTTAAAGGAATTAACAGTTAATGACTTTGTTAAAAATACAGAGCAATCATATGTAACTTCTACTAAACGTATGGTAGCTTTAAGTGCAACTGGACATGCATATCAAAGAGGAATTTTAACAGGACTTCCAAATACTGCTAATTATGCAACAATTAGTGACTATAACTCTCCTGTAGCTGATTTAAATAAATCTGCAGGTCAAGAAATGAATGTATGGGATGGTGCTGTATTTGCTCCTATTACAACCTTGTGGTTGTCTGATAATTCTACAGTTGATTATAAAGTAGAAGGAATTGTTAGAAAAACATTAGGGCATGCCATGATTGAAGGTAAGGGAGTTGCTACTCTGAATAAATCTGCAACTTTTGGTATTTCTAATGCTTTCATGTTGAAAAATATTCATGGAAGATTTAAATTAAAGGAAATGCTGAGGCAGTCTTATACACCTGCTGATTTCTTTTATGGAGGACGTTGATTTGATATTACTAAAAACTTTAATGGAAAGAGAACAAGTATCACTGGATACTATCAAATCAATGAGCCTGGCAAAGGACTTCAAGTATTTAAAGTATCTAATTTAAAGTGAAAAGGGGGAAATAATTACACTTATAATTTAGAAAATCTTGCAGAAGGCACTACTGAAATAGATATACCTGTTACTTTAAGCAATCTATGGGATGTATATAAGTTATTAGGTGCCGAATTTTCTGGAGAAATTATTACAGATGAATATGGGGGAGATACTTTTGTTTACTCAGAAGCTTCTCAACATCAAATCTTAAATTTATTAAATTCCATAGGGGTTAAAACTAGTGTAGATGGTTCAGTATTATCTCAAGCAGACGTGGATCAATTTTTGAAAAAGAAAATGATTCATTACTTTCCTACAGAATCTACAAATAAATCTGCTCAATTACCAATCACAAGCAATGATGTATTTAGAGGAAAATCCCTTCCCCTTCATGTTATAGGGTTAGATATTTCTAATACTGCTGTTCAGCTTGATGCTGACCATGCTGTTGATGATGCAGAGGTAAGTGAACCTACTCAGCTTATTTCCTTCATGGCTCAAAAGGGGTTAGTGCAAAGTATTACAAAAGAAATTTATACTTCTTTAGCTAATTTAATTAAATCAACTTCATCTCAATTTGTAAATAGTGTAGATAATCGTGCAAAACTTGTAGATATTTTCGGAAAAGGTTTAGTGAAAACATTCTTGAAAGATAACGTGGATGTTTTAGGATTAGCTCAAGCACTAATGGAACAAATTAACGAAAAGATTCAAGCCAATCCTGGAGTAAGTTTAGAGGATTTAGGAATTGCAATTCCATTTAGTGATGAAAATTTAATGGGAAAAATTGCATCCGATGTTGTTATTTATACTAATGGATTCATTAAACGTAAATATGCAGGTTCTGCTGATGTCATGGTTCCTTCCTATGATATTCTTATGTTGTTTGAAGATGAAACAGGAAGAAAATATAATAGTTTAGATTTAATTAAGAATCCAGAAATTTATACTCATTTACAAGAAATTGATAACAAAGAAGTTGTAGATCCCCTTGCTTTAGAGTTTGGAAATATATATTATTTAAGGGGCTCGGATGGATTATACCATGATTTAGAAGGAACTTCAAGTTCTCTACCTATTCCTGTAGAATTAAATTCTTATGAAGAGTATTTAAGAATTCAGGAAGGTCTATATAATATTACTAAGTGCTATATAAAACCAAGAAACCTAAAAGGAAGAAATGTATTTGTAAATGTTAGAATCCAAAATGAAGATGGAACTACATCTGACAGAAAAATTAATATTTTTTCTTTAGGACTACGCTATGCTTTAGAATATGATACTGTTAAAGACCCAGAAGCAACAAGAACCTTTATGAATAATGTTTTATACAAAGCCATTAGTGAAGGTAAGGTTGATATTCTAAATAAAAATAGAGGATTCATTGCGTATGATCCATCTGGTGATTGAAAACAGCTGCCTATAGTGGAAATTTTAGGAACTGAATATGTAAATTCTGAAATTAGTACTTCTTATAAATATTCTTCAGTATTAAATATTCCAGCTGGTGTAAGCATTGATGAAATTAGACAAGGTGGTCCTGAATGATTCAAAGAGAGAATTCTTATTAATAGAAAGGTTGTATTCCCTGATGGAATGATCCTTTCAGAATTTGTATTAAAGTCAAATACTGGAGCACATTTACCAATATATTTTAATAAAGAATTTGTTTCTGAATTTTTAACCGACGATAATAAAATCACTGTACCTACAGATGATACAGGAATCTATAGAATCAATGATAGAGGAGAAGATCTTTATAAGATAGAAGGTTTAGAATTCTATAAAGTAAATGGAACTGAGGTTGCTGTTATTGTGGACCAAAATAATCCTATGCAAATTCTAGATAATATTCTGCAATCTGGTCTCTACTCTGGGTATGATGGTAATGTAAATTCAGAAGTTAATAAACTGATGAAAAGAAACAGAATCTTTAAAGTAAATGAAGATTTTATTAATGATTTAGCTAATAGGCAATATAATTCTTTCTGGGAAACTTTAAAGTATATTGTAGCGCGTATTCCAGCTCAGAGTGAACAGTTTGCAATGCCTTGTGAAATTGTAGATATCTTTCAAAGTCCTTATAATGTAAGTCTTGTTAATAAGTATCAAACGTATGAACAAGGTTCAGACTATGATGTGGATAAAAATAATAATCTTGGTGTAGCATTAACCGATGATGGAGTATATCCTGCTTGGTCGATATTTTGGGATTATAATGATTTAGAAAGTTCAAAGAAACTACCTCTTCCAGATCCTGAAATAATTTATGGTGAAAATAAGGGAGTTTTCGTAGTTCAATATACTGGGACAACGCCTTATTATGGTACTGAGGGTGATGATAACCCTAATGGATGAACAAATAAAGTAACAGACTTTATTGATTTAACTGCAGATTTATTAGAAGCATATACTGCTGGTGATAAATTAACAGTAAATTCTCCTAGATTAAGAAATTTAATTTCTAAAGTAAGAAATCGAGATATTGTTATTGATATTTCAAAATTTCCAGTGCAATCAAAGTCTTCTAATGAACTCTTTAATGATGTATACGTATGGGATACTTATACTGTAGCAGAGCTTCAGAAACTAGGTTGGCAATTAGCAACCCAAATAAATAGACACAATACACATAAGATTCCTAAAAGAACTTTAGATAAAGTCTTTATGAATAACTTAGTGAATAATATGTTTAATACATATCATAATGTTTCTACTATTGGGTATGCTACTTTACCTACTACAGTAGAACCAATTGAAAAGGCTGCTGCTGTTTCTCCAAAATCTAGTGATAACTTTTCACCTTTTGTTTCTACAAGTCAGATAAAAATGAATAGTAATAACAAGGTAGGTAAAGAGGTAATTGGTATTGTAGCTTCTGCAATTAAAGCAGAATATGCAATTGAATATTGGATAAGTAGTGGTAATGCTAAACTTATTGGGAAAACTATTACGTGACCTGGAATTGCCAAGGAATTTACTACAACTCACTCAGAGTTTTTTGCAAACTATGGAACTGTAGCAATTACCTTATCAAGTTTACTATCTCAAGCAACTGATAATGCTAAGAATCCTATTCTTAATAATATTAACTGTACTTCAGAAACTGCTCCTGGAATTATTTGGATGATTATGACAGGTGCAGATTTAAATGATATTGTTACCATTTTTACCGATGATATAATGACTAATATTATTAGTATGGTAAAAGGTAATATGTTTGAGGATATTGATTCTGTAAGTATAACTACAGCAATTAGCCAATTATTAAAAGTTACTGATACGAAAAGTGAAGCTTATCAGAAGCTACTATTTTATCAAGAGGTGTTTAAAGGTGCTGGAGAATTAACACTATTAGCTAGAGAACTTTCTGTAAACCAAGGATTGTCTACAGAATTTGGGGCAATTGTTGCAAAGCGTATTAATTTTGAACAGGGCATAGAAAGAATAGTTAATGCTAAAATTAAAGCGGATTCTATATTTGGAGGATCTCCAACTGTTAAAAAATATACAACTGGAAGACGATTTACGTTTGATAAGATTAGATTCTTCAACGATTCACGATATGCAAATGATATGATTAGAATCTTCCAACAATGTGCAACTACTATAAATGTTCTTGATGTATTAAAAACATCTCCTCACTTTTATGAGATGGACTTTTTATCTATTAATGCAGAAAGAGCTATTGGAGAACTGTCAGGAAAATATAGGGCTATTGTTGAACAAATGAATAGAACTAAATTAATGACTGATAAACAGTTAGTTATTCCAAAAAATACGCTATCAAGTAGACTAAGAAGTTTAGCAACCGATGATATGATTGTACAAGCTATAAAATCTCTAGATTTTAAGTATCCTTCAAATGTAGAGGTAGATAGAATGGGAGGAGTGCATCCTTTAAATGAAGTTATTTTACGTTCTATTAATAGCCCTGTAGGATTAAAAAATTTTGTTATCTTTGTAAATGAAACCTTAATTCCAAGTTTAAGGTTAAAGTATCCAACAAACTTTTTCTTAAATAATCTTATTGCAGATAGAAAATATAGTACATCTGGTGATGGGTTTGTAAGATACTATAAGCCAATGTTCAATTTAATTGAAAAAACAAATCAAGATTACTACGAAAAGATGCTTATAGATTTTAATCTTATAGCAAATGATGTAGTATATTCACAAGATTTGGGAGAGGGTTTCATTAATATAAATGATGATAATTGACCTAATAATACAGTAGCAGATTATATTTTCTTATATAATTTAATTGTAAATAAGAATCAAATTCTAGGAGATAGTTTTAGTAAGTTGTTTACAGAAGTAATCAAGAATAATACTTTAATTAATTCATATTTTGATTTCGTAGGTAGAGTATATGATAAAAGCTTCGTTTTAGACAAAACTCTCGCCGCAGATTTTGAAACTCTTTATCAAATTAGAAAATCTAACTATGATGATGAGTTTATGGATGATTCTTATATGGAAGATTTTGATGAAGGGCCTTCAGCGAAACCTCAAAATGTATTTCCATTAAATAATGAACGCTTTAAAGCTTTAAATAGGGGTGCTGCTAAACAATTAACATCTGAAAGAAAACTAAATGTAGCGTTAAATAGGGGATTATTAATTATAAAAAGTTGCTAATATGGCATGTATTGAATTAAATTTAAATAATGGGATATCGGTATCATTTGATGCCGATATCTCGTTATCTACTAATTCAGTTATTAATTACTTGAAGAATAACCCAGAGCTGGAGTATACAGTGAATGGGGAAAGAGTAGCTGGGAATTTATATGAGTTTATTGTAGAAAATTTAGGAGATAATATTACTTTAAATTCAGGAAATCTAGCAGATACATTAATAGGAAATTACAAACTTACAGATACTTATCCTGAATTAGAAGGTTCAGATTATAATATTCTAAAAGTAAAAGACAATGCATTTATTACTCAGAATTTCTTTGTAAGTCCTAACAGAATAGTAGCTATAGCTTCCGAAGCTAATCTTGATATAGTAGAAAAGGTAATGTTTGTATATAACCAATTAAAAAGTGATAATTTAGCTTTCATTACTTTAGTAGATGAATTGGTTAAAGATGATTCTCTAGACATATTTGATAAATTTTCTCAAATAATCAATAGTGATTATGATAATCTTCAAGAGGTAATTAAAAGAGTGCCAAGTAAATATAATGAAGAACTATTGACAGTTGGAAAAGACCATTATATGTTAGTCAAGGGTGTGTGAAAAACCTTGAAAGGAGAAGATGTGAAAGATACATCTAAGCTTTGGGATGCGTATTTTATGAAGCCTGGTTCTAAAGAAATTTCTCCCATTTCTATCAGTGATTTAAAAGAATTTAACTTAAATGAAGGGGATATAGTTTACACAAAGTCGAATCAAAAGTTACTTTATAACGGGGCGGATTTTGAAAATTCTTTAGGAGAAATAGTATCTGATGATACTATAATTGTGCGAATGAGTACAATTAGAGATCAAAGACTTGTGGAAAGAGAATTACAAAAAAGAGAACCATTAAGTTATAGTAGATTAAGATTTGTACTGGACAATACTCTTTCAGAGTTTATAACGGAGAATAATTTATTATTTACAGATTCAAATAATCCTTATATAGAAGACGGAAAAGTATATTTGAAAAATGAATATCAGACTAATACTACATTTGCAGAGGTAGCAATCCCTATCATATTAAATTCTTTGGTTAGTGATAAGCATTTATTAGAGTTAACTAATAATGGCGACAAAGAATCAATCAATACTTTATTAAACGCTCTTTTAGATTTTTATGTTAATACTGATGATACTGCATTAAGTGGATATGATAATGTTGAAGATATTCAATGGATAATGAATAATATAAACAATGTTTTAGATAATTCAGAAATAAAGGTTTTAGGTAATGAAGATTCTAAGGCTCCAAAAACTGCAGGACAAGTGTCTGATGATATTATTAAGAAACTAATGGAAGATGGTAACTTAACTATTTATTGTGTATTATAATGGAAAATTGTAAATGAAGATTAAAAGTAAATGATGGAGAAGTCATAGAGTTTACAAATGAGGAGGATGTAAAAACCTATATAGCTGCGAATCGGAATAGATATAACTGAGAAACTGATCCAGAATTGCTAAGAGTTACCACTGAAACTTATGTAGATGGAATTATTAACAAAGCAAAAAAAGACACTTTTTCAGAAACTGCAAAAATAACCCCTTTAAAAAATAGAAACCTTGCTATAAATGAGGATAGTTTAGAAGAGGGAGATTCTGATACTATAGCGGTAACTGATGTTATTACAAAGCCAAATAAAGAGGGTAAACGATTAGCTCCAGAAGTTATTGCAGAGAATTATGAGAGTGATTTATTTAAAAATTATATTTTAGAATTACTCCAGAGAAGAGGTTTAAATATAAATACTCTTATATTTCAAAGTGGTTTAACAACCGATCAACGTCTTGATGCAATTAAGGAAGAATTATTTCACGATACATTAATAACAGAAAAAACAGCAGAACATTATTTAACTTCTGCTGCAAATAAGTTTAGAATTGAGTTGAATTCAGGAGATGCAAAATCATTGATAGAAAGAGTTCAAAATACAGTTAAAGAAAACTTCAGAATTCAATTAATGGGTGAATTTGTGCATAATATTTTTTATAACTTAATTGAAAGAAAGTTAAGCCCATACGCATTGAAGGAAAGATATGGTTCTGTAATGGCATACATTGCAAAACGATTTTCTACTATGTATCAAGATCAAAGAACTTGATTACAAGAAGAGGCTAAAGCTTTTACTGTATCTAAGGTAGATTTTGATGAAATGGTGGATGATGTAAATGCTGTTTATCAAACAATATTGATGCAGCATAGTGGTAGTGATGGAAAACTCAGAGGCGGTGTTAAAATCTATTCTGAAATAGATTTAACTGCGAATCTTGGCTATGAAATTGATGGTAAATCTAAAATCAGAGGTAAATTAGACTTGTTTGTAATTGATGGTGATGTGGCCACTATTTATGATATTAAGTTTTCAAAGAAACCATATGATAAATGGGCTAAGGAGAAAAGGTTAACAGCTATTTATCAACAAGCTTTTTATGGACGAGTATTGAATCAATTAGGAATAAACACTAACTCTCTTCAATATTACTTAGTGCCAATATACAAATTTAAAGGCAAATTAATTTCTGATGGATTAAAAAATATTACTGAAGAAGTAACTGCTCCTTATGTAGTACGAAATTTGGATGAATATATTCCTAGAGTACTTTATTCTGAATATAAAGATCCAGAAGAAATGTTAAATATAGATAAAAAAATTGCAAAAGTTCTTCCTGAAGAATATATTTTAGCTAAAACTTATAGGCTCAATAAAGAAATTATTGAGAAGAATAATATTATACGATATAGAAATGGCAGAATTGATTTTGTAAATGACATCACTGGAAAAAAGGAGCCTTTATCTGGAGAAGATGTAATTCCAGAAAGAATTGATCGATATATTGAGGAACTAAAAGAAAGTCGTCCTGCAATGATTAATAATTTTATAGGAAGCCTTAAAAGCATATTAAAAGGAACTTTACCTGATTCCATTCCTTATGAAGGAAATAGTAGGCGCAGAGGATTTTATAAAGCTTTACTTGATAAATACTATAATCAGCAGGATCGATATATAATTGTTGATAATCAAAATCTGTTTGATAGAGGTCTTATTCCCATTGTTGATACAGTTAATAATGCCATTGATGTTCTTATATTAGATGAATTAAATTTAGATGATACTTTATATTATTCAAATAATGGAAAATTATCAGGCCTATTTGAATTAATTGCTAAACCAGGAACCACAAATGCCCAATGGTTGGAACAACAATATTTGCAAAAACAAATTCTTCCTTTAGAAGCAACAAGAGGAAACGCTGCATTATTAAAGGCTTTAATAGTATTAAACGAAAGGCCAGCTTTTCAAAATTTAAAATTGGGTACTATTCGTGCAGTTAATCCATTTAGATCCCAATCTCTTGAGTTTAATGAACGACAAATTGCTTTCATAGAAGATGTTCTATCACAATTAGTTGCTGATGAAGAAGGAACTTTAATGTCTCCAAATTTAACAATTCTAAAAGATGGACCATATAAAGGACAGTCAAGATTTACTTCAATTGTAGACAAAGTATCTGACCAAATAATGGCTATTTTTAGAATTGATCAAAGTGAAGAGAATGCTATACATAAAATAATTAAGAGTAACTCTGACTTATTTATTTCTTCTAATTTTGAAACTAATAATATCGAAGATTTAGTTGACAGATTAGAGACTCTTCTTGAATCAATTAGAAAAATGGGTCAATTAGATGTTAATAATTTGGATATGTCTAATCAAACTGCTAGAGTTTATGCTTGGGTTTCTCAGATTTATAATTACTATAAAAATATTGATTTATTTGAAGAAGAGTCTCCAGCTAAACTTTTTGGGCAAGGTTTTCCAAACTGGTTTGATAGTCTTATGATAAACTCATTAGACACAATTCGTTCTAATAATGTTGTATATTTTAGAAATATTCTTGCAACAGCATTCCAAAAAATTAGAAATGAATATACTAATTGACTTGCCGAACTTCGTAAAGAAGAGCAAAAATATGAAGATTCTATTGGGCACGGAATTGCAGCCAGTAACCTTATAGGTGCAAAAGGAGGACTTCATAGAAATCTTTATAGAACTGATACTTTCGATTTAACTTTTAAAGACCCCTGGGATATGAGTAATGATTTAAGTGAAGCCGAGAGGCAGATGCTTAAATTTGCTCTAAAAACAATAACAGGAAAATCTTCCAGAGCTGAATTAGATACAAATGATTTTTTGGTTCCTTTAGTTAGAGTTAGATTAGCTAGTTTAGTTACAAATGGAAATTTAAGCGCAAAGACTATTCGTGATAATTTTGCATATGGATTTAATTCCTTTATTAAGGATACTTTTTCTGAAAGAGCCAAAGAGCAGGAAAGTGCTGCCGATGCTTTTGATCAATTAGCTTTTGAGTTTGAAGACAGAAAGAATGAGGATAAACGTGTGAAACTTATCCAAGAATATGGAATTGAAGCCTTTGAAACTAATTTAGAAATTATTTTGGCTTCATATAAAATGGCTGAAGTAAAAAAGAGAAATATTGATAAGGTTCTTCCTCAAATTAGAGCTATGCAAGCAACATTAGCCTTAAAAGGAAATTTAACTGGAATTGATGTCTCTAATATTATGGAATTTATTGCAGATACAACTAAATCTACTTTATACTTTGAATCATTAGTTCCTGAAGAAATGAGAGGTATGTTTAAATCATTATCTGCATTAAGATCTGTGGCATCAAGTGTGGCTCTTTCTTGGCACTTCGCTAACCTACCACGAGAAGTTTTAATGGGATTTTGAACTAATCTTTCTAATGCTATGTTTAGGAGATATGGAAAAGAAGCTTTTACAATAAAGGATTATGGAAAAGCCTTAAAATATCTTATTTATGACTCTCCTAAATTCATGACAGAGATTACCAAGATTGAGTTACTAAATGAACTATATGCTTTAGCTAATATGGACCTTAGAAATATGGTAGAAAATACTATATCTTATAAAAATGGTATTATAGGTGGATTTTCTAGATATTCTGGTTGAGCTTTAACTGCCCCTGATTATTGGAACCGTATGTCTATATTTTTAGCTCAAATGATTCATGATGGAACCTTTGATGCTCATTATATTGATAAAGATTCCGATGGAATTGAGAGACTCAAATATGATATGGAAAAGGATAGAAGGTTCGATGTTTATCTGAAATATAAAGATCATGCTGTTCCTGATGCTGTTAAAGCAACTTATGAAAAGCAATATGGTTTATATATAGCTATGCTAAGACAGTTTAATGTAGAACGTGAAAGAACTGGAGAGCCTTTATACAAGGTAGGAGATAAATTTGAAATGGCATATACAGTACTTCAAAGGGAGTCTATTAAGTCTTTTGCAGATGAATCTTTTGGCTACTATGATTTAGAGACTAAGGCGGAATGAAATAAATTGTGGCAGGGAATGCTGTTTAAGCAGTTTATGACATATCTGTCAGCTAAAAAGACACAATATACGCTAAAAAGAACTACTATTGCTTCTCAAGGACATTTTACTCCTGTAGTTGATGTAAAAGGAAATCAAAAATATATAAAAATTATTACGGATGCTAATGGTACATGGGTAAACTCAGAAATTGTTAATGAGAATACAGGTATTCCTTTATATTCATGAGAAGGTAGAGTAATGGAAGGAATATTTCAAACTTATCAACAATTATTTAAAGATGTTTATTTAAATGTCAAACAAATAGTTAATAAAGACCCTGAGTTGAATACCACTGATTTATGAAGAAAATATGTTAGATCAAATGGTATCGAAGCTGCTAATTTCAAAGCATCATTATATGACTTAACTATGTTTTTATTCTTTGCTAAGTTACTTCAAATGGCATTATTAGATGATCCTGAAGAAACAGGAATAAAATATAAAGATCAAATAGCTGATAGAAGTTGGTGATTCCGTAATGGAATTGATTTAGTGAATCGTTCTATTGATGACTTAGGTGTAATAAATGCAATTACTAATGGTGCATTAAATTGGAATCCTCCGTTTTTAAGTATTCTTCAAAATAGTATTAAAAGTTATTATTCCGCATTTAAACTTGAAGATATTAACTTTGCAGAAGCTGCTTTACTTGGTACTGTGAATACTTTTGGAATGTTCCGTCCATTTAGACAAGATATCAACAACACTATAAAAGAAAGTTAAAAAAAATAGCCCCCTACGCTGGATTAAATCCAACATAGGGGGCTAACTGTTTTATTTTTTGACTTTTAATCCACCATTGCACACTGTACAACTAGAACCTTTTACAGATTCTTTAAGATTAAAAACTCGAACATACTTTCCATATTTATTATCCTGAAATTCATGTTCAATTTTATTGCTTTCGCAATATCCACATCGTTTTATTTCTGTAGGCATAATTTACTAATATTTTTTATTTTATAAAATAAATCAGATAGTGAACCATCATTATTAACTAAATAATCATAGTTTCCATTTCCATATAATGTTAAGAGTTCTCTTTCTGAAGCATGGGAACCTGCTTTGCATTCAGGTCTATGAATATAAATAACTTTTCCTCCTCTTTTCTTAGATTCCTCAAATTCAATTTGGAATCGCAAATCAGAGATAATCATATTTTTATACTTTTGTTCATAGGTAGTTAAAATTCATAGCTTATCCCCAAAATAATATCGCATTATCTCAGTTCCAAAATATTGCAGAACTTGTCTAATAGATAGCCAATAATCTTCCGTTAAGGAGGGATTAAGATCTTTAGCTAACTTTGAAAATTTATTATCAACTAGAATTTTGTCTCGTTCTACAAAATTCTTATGATGAATTGTTAGTGTATTAAAATCTACATAATAATCTTCTTTAAACTGTCTATCTTCAAATTTTTCAACATTTACATTAAGAAGAATGGAAAGGAGACATTTTAAAGTATCTGCAAACCTGCAAATTTTAAATTTTCCTTCTGTAAAAATATTACAGTGCTTATACATTCAATATGTTTGCATTCATTTTGGGGAATTTAAACAAAATTGAAGCATTTTGGCACTTTCATCTTTACCACTTCCTTTCAAACCTGCTATACATAAAATATTTCTAGTCAACATATGTTTTAATTTTGAAAGGTAATCGATAAAGTTTGTCCATAACCTCTTTATCCTTTTCTTTGTAAAAATTTGTAATAATACTTCTACAAAGGATACATGCTAAGGACTTGTCATCTGAAGTTGCAGTTTTCCATGTATTTAATTCTAGAGCTTGAGCAAGAGCAAAAATGGAATCATACGAGATGTATCTTGTGTTAATCTTCAAAGAGTTAAAAACTTGAGATACTCCAGTTGTTCCCATTGCCTTATTTTTTGCTATATTACCATAGTTTCCATACAATAAACATGTTACGGTGGCAGGACTTTCTGTAACATTCATTCCCTGCAAAACTTTTAACCCAAGCTCTACTGTAGTTTCATCAGTTGATGCCAACATATCATTTAATGATAAGATGCTTTCTTCAGTAAATTTTTCTAAAGTTCCATTAACAAGTTTATCTAAAGTACTTTCTTTTGCATATTTAGGATAAACTGAGACTATATTACTAATTGTTTCTACAAAAGTTTCGCCACAGAAAATTAGTTTTCCTGTATAAATAGGGACTACTCCTTTAGGTAAAGTATTAATAGTTTTTACTCCATCAATAAAATCACTTCCATAAGAACAAATATCATTATAAATATAAGGATCTAAATTTTTAAATAACTCTGGATTAATACTATAAATTTTCTTAGTTTGATCAGGTTCTGTATACTCAAATAGATAATATGTTCCAGTGCCAGAACGATATTCAAGAGAATCTGGAACTATAGCAGCTTCACACTTATCTACCTTAATAACCCTTTGAAATTCTGTATCCCTAATCTTGAATCTAGGATATGTTGAACTAGAATCAAAATATAGTTTTGTTACATCCGATAGGTCTGTAAGCTTATTAACTAAAGCATCTTCCACTTCTTTAGGAGAATGTAAAACCATTGAGGTTCTAGATGAAAAATATATGCCTTCTGAATGATAGCTAGACCATTTACATAAATTTGCTGACCCACTATTTCTCCTATAAGGAACGAGAAATGCAATATCAATTCCGTTTAATTTCATATTATAAAATTTTAGCTCTGATTTTAGGATTCATAATTAACTTATTTGCTCTTCCTGAAAACTTTGTAGTAATCGTTTTAATTAAATGAAACAATAAGTCTTCAGTTAGTAAAGGTTCAGGAGAATTGATAAATTCAAGTAATCGATCTTGAACTACTTCCGTTTTAGCTCCCTTTTCTCCGAAATATAAAAGACTATAATTAAGTAATCGTGTAGATAATACAGAAGCTATATCTGGACGATATCCATTACTATCATATACACAACTTTTAATTTTAGTTTTTACAGTATCCCAAGGTTCAAACAGCATATCTTTAGGAGCAATTAGCTTATCCAGTTTATTAGCAATAAACGTAGTAAATAAGTTTCCAACAATATTTTCTTTAGATGTAAAACATCCTTTAGCAATATTAAGAATCATTGCTAGATTTGCTGAGGTGCTCCAATCCTTTAAACCAGAAATAGCATTACAGAAGGTAACATAACTTCTTGGATTAATCTTCTGCACATTTCCCTCTTTTTCAAATATTTCAGGATATAATAATGCAAAGTTAATAGCTCGGGAATCTAATTTGTCAGTTTCAGCCCAACGTGCCCACACATTAACATCAAAATCAATTTCAAAGTTAATATATCGAGTTTTCTGAGCATTATCCATAGTACTAACATTATAGTCTCCATTATCAGGATTAGAAGTTAATACTATAGTACAGTTCTTTGGAAGTTTCCAAGAAATATATTCACCTCTATCAATAAGCTCCATAGTCGCCTGCAAGAACATAGGTAAAGCCGTTATTGTTATCGTAAAGGCTCTTTATCCTTTACCTCTATATATTGCTATATAGTTCAGACTATATCTTATATAACCACTAAATGTTGATACATATAGGTTATACTTCCGCACTCGTGGTAGTTCATTCTCTTCAGCATCACCTGTTAAGACAGTATCTACTAGTCGTTGATCCTTCTTTATATTTCTATAAAGCTTGGATTAGGGTTGTCCTATAGGGTTTTCCCAGATTCACGGAATTTTACTCGCGCACTTATAAATATTTACATTTATACCTATGTTTTACTAATTTACCCTTATTGCGGCAAATTCCTGATATAGAAGCACAAATAGAATTAAAATTATCTTGAGGTTCACAGATACTTCTTGCTGCATCTGCAATACTATTATAAATTTTACTTAATCCAGAAACAGTGTCTAAGATCTCCACTTTTTTATTTGTTGCCTTACTACTATTATTAACATAATAAGGCATTCTATCAACTTTATGATAACTTCATTGATAACCATGAGCAGATTTAAAAACGGAATTATCTGAAGCAGCCTGGCTAATAATACGAGAATTCTTATTTAGTTGTCTTCCTGCTTCACTGACCGAAGGAAATTCTCCTATATATTCCCCAGTTAATGAATATTGATATACAGGTTTAGCTCCAGAGCTATTGTACAAACAAGTTGTATTTTCCATAGTAGGATCTTGAACAACATTAATGTCAGGACGTAGTTTATCAATTCAGTATTTTTCTCTATTTTTTAATTCATCTTGGCTACAAATTTCAAGTATCTGATAATAAATTTTACCTCCATCTTTATATTTATTATAAGCTCTTTGCATAAACTTATTATCATGATAATTGTGAGTTAATTTTTTCTTATGCTCTCTAAGCCTTCTGGTAATTTGATTTGAGCTTCCTACATATGAATGAGAATTGATTTGAATATAATATATACCAGGTATATTATATTTTAAAGGAAATTTTTCTGAAAATAGATGTATCATATTAATATAATATTTATATACAAATATAATACTTATTTGACGATTATACAAATACAATTGTATTTACTTTAGTTTACGCGAGTAATCATCTAAAAGCAATATACATCCATTTTCATTATCTTCTTTTGGCATCCACGTAGGAGGTGCATAAGACATTCGAGTTAAGTTTTGAACCTTGTACCCATTTTGAAGATAATATGCCAGCAAATCGCTTGAAACTCATTGACATTCACCTTCATCAGAACATACATAATACTCTTTTATAGGAAATCCAATTAAGTCTCCCAATTCTTCACACTGAGAAAGATTCAATTTGATGAATCCCATATTCAGTTCTTCAGCTATTTGTAAAATTGTAGAAGTCTTTCCAATTCCTGAATCGGCTTCCAATGAGATTGCAGTGGGAATTTTTCCAACTTCCACTAAACGTTTGTTATTCTCAATAATATATTGAAATATAGTTTTAAATTCTTCTAAATTAACTTTATTCAGCTCCATTATCAGATGGGATAAACATACTGTAACCTGGATAATGATTATTTCTATTACCATTAGAGGTAATTACCCAGATCATCTGCTTCATTACTTTAAAAGTATCTGTAGGTGCATAGCCATCTGTAAAGAATACTAAAGTAGAATATTGTTTTCTACATTGATTGTAGTAATCAATAACAGGTTTGAAGTCTGTACCTCCTCTACCAGTGAATGTACCATCAAAAGTCCCTTTGAATGGATATATCCTATGTATTCTAGCGTCGCACTCAATTACATCAACACCTGCCCCAGCTTTCCAGATGTGATAAATCTCGCTAATAAAATCTTTTAACTCCTTAGTACTAACGGAACCAGAAGTATCAATAGCAACTAAAATATCATGTTTATGTTTTAGTTTAATACCTGCAGCTCCCTCAAACCGTTTAGATACTTTACGATGTGTCTTTTTTACAAAGACATCAATAGCAAATCCTAAAAGTCGTCTAAAATAGGCCTTCCAGTTAAATATAGAAGGTTTTATTTTAAACAATTTATCCACATATGCTTTTAGCTCGGAAGGAATAGTTCCTCTAGAATTAATTACTTGAGTTGCAACCTGTTTTACAATGTGGTCAGTTTGATTGTTAATTAAAGTTTTTTCTGCGTCTGATAAATCAGAAAAATCCTTTCAATGATTATGGTTTTTCGGCCCCCCAGAAGAGTCTTTCTTATCTTTATAAAGGTATTCATAATAGTATTTGGTTCCTGCTTTCGGAGGAAGCATAGGATCAATATCTTTGATATCAATAGCATCTTTTGGAAGAACATCAATATATTGATTTACTTCTGCGTCAGCGGCAATATTGAATACTTCTTTATCATTAAAAGATTCTTGCATTAACAAATGTTTAAATGCAATATGCAATAGCTCATGTTTTAATACTCCTAATTGCTCATCATCAGTTAAAGTATTTCAAAAATCGGGATTAACACATAATTCATAGTTAATCCCGTTTCTTGCAACTCATGCTGTTGCATCATCTTTAGAATAATATTTATTTAAAGATAATAGAAATAAACCATAAAAAGGATCTTTAACTACAAGTTGTTTACAAGCTTTAATCAGATCCATATTTATTTATCTCCATGTTAACGTAGTCTACAATGGCATTCATAGGAAAATCATACCTCCTTAGCTTACCATCGTTAGATGATTGATATACTTTTAAGACCACATGGTCACCTCCAGCGTAAATAGAAAAAGTATCTTCTATAACATCTGTAACTTCCTTTTCAGTTATTCTAAAGTTTTTACAATCATTGTCCTCCATATAATCGATTATTTTATCTACAATAAAGGAGCAATATTCAGCCAAAGCTGATTCATAATCAAGATTCAAAGTGGTACATAATTCTCCTCCTTTGTAATCAAATACTCTAAAAATATGATACTTAAACATTACCAATCAATATTAATTATATACTCACCTTCTTTTAAAATTCCTTTGTTCTCAAGATCTTTAATGATCATACTAACATGAGGATAAAAGTTTCTATCCCAAAACAATTCATGCCTATATTTTTCTAAAAAGTTAGGAGTATTAGGATCTCGTTCTAACCATGCTTTGAAACTTACTCCTTTTATTTCTCCATTAACTTCTTCTGGAATTTCTTCTCTTTCATAATCCTCTATATAATAATCTTCAATAGGTACTGTGAAATAGTAAATTCCTCGGTCTTTACAACCATTTTGTTGTTGAAAGTTATAGACTCTTCCATAAGTAGATGATACTAAATTATCCCATTCATCTACTTCAAACATTATTACATTTCTAGGCATATTAATCGTATCTTCCTCCTGATAAAATCCAAGCACTATTACCTTGTCTATCTGTATATAGAGTGTAATAATGGCAATCTCTTCATCCAGCTATACTATCAATATCATCAACTGTTACTTCCTTAAAGTGGTCTGATTTTTCTGCATGGCCATAATAAAAAGTATCTTGATATATTGGAGATCCTTGCTGTAAAATTTTAACAAGAAGTGCTTTCTTTTCCCCAAAAATTGCACTTCTTCTGGAACCATCTACAGCGTAGGGATACATTTCTGAAAATTCTAATCTAGTCATTATTCATATTTATTTAACCATCCCATTTGCCAACATCTAAATAGAAAATTATCAAGTACTTTCATCTCATCTGAAGATGATTTAATATTAGTACTTGACATTATATCTTCTTTAGCTTTAGCAATTATTTCGAACCTATTATCTCCACAAATTTCTTCCATATATTAACTATTTATTAAGTTTCTTTTTATGAATTCCTCTTTTAAAGGAATAGCTAGTTCACGAGCTTGAGGATGTGCTGCAACATCACAACGTAGTTTAAAGAACCCTTTTCACTGTTCAACAGTTCCAGTCATAATTAGCTCTGTTTTTGTACATAGTGGAAGAACTTCTCTTGCCTCTTGTGCTTTACAACCTCTATTTATTAAAGTTTTATAAGTTATTTCAGCAGATTCGCACTGAGCTAAAAAGATGTCAGTAGAATCTCCTTCAAAATGTTTTAGAATAGTATCAGGAATTTTATTTTTATTAGTGACATCTACCCAATCATTTTCCCAAAATTGATATCTAGCCTCCTTTAAATTAGCCCAATAAGGAATAATAAAAGTTATCTCATTATTAAATTTATCTGCATTATAATTACAGTATCTTGTACTCATTTCCATAAATGAGAACACGCGATGACGACAAAATTCTCTACTTATAGAAATCGGTAAAACAAATTTTACACTGATTCTTTTTTCATGATGTGCCTTAGGATCACACACATTTTGAAGATCTTTGAATCGATTGTTTTCATATAGCACACGATAATTTGTTGTAATATACAACGATTCTACCGATCCTTCAAGTGTATTACTATTAATAATTCTATTTGCAACTGAATATGGATTGTTTAAATAAAATAACAGATAATCCATATAATCATCTCAATCAGAATCTATATAAAGATATACAGTTCCATGCTCTAAGCAGCTAGTATGACCTCGCTTAATAAGTATATTAACAAATTTTTCTGCAGAGTCTTCTGTAATTTTATCCTCACTCTTATAAGACAATCTCCCTGCTCTCTCAATTTGTTTATATATTCCTTGAATACCTGGTTCCTGTTCAAGTATTTCAAAAGATGATTTAATTAGCCTCATATTCTTTAATTTTATCTTCTAATTCTACTTTAGAAATACTTCCTACATGCCTCCAAACTTCCTTATTATCCTGTAGTAAAATAAGTACAGGAATATTTCTAATTTTATAGTTAGTTAACACAATAGGATCCACTTCATCCACATCAATATCTTCTATTTCTATTTTATTTTTGAGTTCTTCAAGAATAGGCATCATGGCACGGCAAGGACCGCACCATGATGCTCCAAATTTAATTAATTTTATCATATTTATAATTATTCATGTATCCAATAATCTCCAATAGTCAAATCAGCACTAAGCTTAGCTCTTTTACAAAATACTGCACCAGCCTTCTCCATACATTGTACAAGAACTTTTCCTATCTCTTCTGCAATCTCCGCAGGAGCCTCAAGATTAATTTCCATTATTCTTACGATATATCCGATTCCGATATATCTCTTATATTTTCATATAAGATGGGACTATATCTTATGCTCAATCCTTCTTAACATTGCTGCTATAGAACGTATAGAAAGATTAGTAGCATCTATGCTTTTCAACTGCTCTTGCAGCTTACTCCAATTTTGGATAGTCTCTGAACTTCAAACCTTATAATTATAACAATGAACTGGATATTTATTTAATAACTGAGTAATCTCATAAGCACCCTCGTAACGGCTTATTCTAAGGTACCAAAATTCTCTGCCATCTCTCTTTCTCTCTATAGTTGGTTTGGCAAAAATGCCAAATTTGGATAAAAATGGAACAAACAAATCCTGATTAATTTCTTGAGAAAATGCCTGAGTATTTAAGTTATAAAATAACTTTGTTTTATGAAGACTTCCATCATCATAAAACCATAGTGCAACACCTAAATCATCCATTAGATTTAGAGCTGTTTCAATATCCATATTTTTTATTTTAGTAATATCTGGACTAACATGTGTATGAAACTGCCATATAGGAGTTTTAGCATATCCATTAGAAGATATACGACTCTTTTTAGAGGCTAAATTTCCCAATAATTTCATTTTAAAATCAACATACTCTTCATGAATAGAATTTGAAGAATATAGTGAATTATCAACACATGATTTAGGAGTGGATAAACATCCATCTCCGAATTTACCAGTAAGTAATACTTGAATTTGTTCATTACTTAGGTTTAGAGCTGCTGATTGCCCATTATTTGTAGGTACCATAATAAATACTATTTAGTTATACATATATTATCATGTACAAATATACAGAAAATTTTTAACATTCAAAGTGAATTTCTTTACTTTTGTAGTTTTTCTGTCTTTAGGGGTTTCCAGCAATTAACATAGTTTAAGCACAACAACGTTTATCGTGCACAGGTATACAATACTTTACTTTAAACAATAAATTATGTTCCTGTAAATATTTAAATAGAAAAATAGACGCATACTTGAATGTAAGGGCGCCAGCGGCCTGAATAGGGTAGTTGATTGACTGTTTCTCGGACTCTGCACGTCTTTTTGCTAATTTTCTAACATTTTGTACAGTTTCACAATCTGGGGCATCTCGTTTCATTTCTCTATAATACTCCCAGAATCCTTTCTCACACTGTTTTTTCCAGAGGCGTTTAAGTTCAGCAAAGTCATAGATATATGCTTTGTGCCCAGTAATTGGACTTAAAAGTATATATCCCTTCTCCATTACATCCTTTCTTCTAAACTTTTGATAATCTCTTAATCCAGAGAAACCCTCCATGTAATTAGTATAAATTTCTTTAGCTCGTTCCTCAGAAATACCATAGTTTCTAACAAGGGTATTATCCATACCTCCGTAATTAAAACAAAACTCATACCCTTTAGCTTCTTTTCTTAGTTGGCGATACTGAGTCTTAATTGCCGTAAGGGGAGTATCTCTGGGGATTTCAAGAAATACCATTTTAGCAGTTAGACTATGTAGGTCTCCTGAACCATTTACTAATTCATCAAGCATAGCTTTATCATTAGCAATAGAAGCCATTAAAAAGCTCTCTTGGCCAGAGTAATCAGCAGAAATCCATTTATTTCCTGATTCTGCTATAAAACAAGAGCGTGTTAATGCATCACTAGGCAGGTTTTGTAGATTAGGATTAGTTGAACTTAACCTACCTGTGTCTGTTCCTAATTGATTAAAGTTAGCATGAATACGTCCTGTTTTAGGATTCATAAGATCTAAAAACTTTTCTCCAAAGGTATCCACCAAAATTGCAGCCTTTTTATATTCCATAAATAAAGGAATCAGTGGACTTTTGGCGGATTGAGGTCCTATAACTTTAATGTCCGTAGATTTTTTAGGACGTTTAGTTTTAGGATCAATCACTGAAAGGTTCAGACCAAGATCTTCAAAAAGAGGAATTACTTGTTGTGCACTCTTTCAGTTAATATGACATTTAGGACGGGCATCAAATCCATTAAATAAATCTCCTTGTCGATTTATAGTTGTGTATTTGCCTCCCATATTATCTTCAACTCATTTATTGAGTTGACAGATTAAATCTTCACATAAATTAGAATCATTTTCTAGCTTCTTTTTCCATTTTTCAGGATCAATTTTTGCCCCACAAAATTCAATATAAGCTAAACATCTAACAAATGCATTTTCAACACGGATTGCATCCAGAAGTCCTTGTTCTTTAAGTTTTTCTTTTTGCTTCTCCATTATAGGTTCCAGATATTTAACATCGGTCCCTGCATAAACTATTACCTCCTCTGTTAAACCTTTGTTTATAATTTGACCTCGAACAGTTTTATCTAATTCAACACCTAGATAATTTATACCAGCATCTTTAAGACCCATTCCATGCATACCAGAAGGATATCCTAACCACATAAGTTTTTCTGCAAGATATCCATCATATACATATCTGGGAATAATTCCATAATAATATAGGAATTTTAAGTCAAACTTTGCATTTCAGAAAAGAAATAATCTTTCAGATTCAAGGTAATTTTTAAATAGAAGAATATTAACTGTTGTACAGTCAATAACTACTTGAAAATCAAAGCAGCCCAATTGAAGAGATAATAACTTTTTAGTATAGACATCAAAACCTTCAGTTTCAGTATCAACACCTACAATTTTTAATCTCTCCAACATATTTAAAGCCTCACTAACGGAAATACATGTATACTTGGTAGATTGTATCAAAGCTGGGGCATTGGTAACTAAATATATCATTATTCCTCAATAGTATATAGCTTATTAAAATTAATTTCATCAATTCAGAACTTATAACCGTTCCAATTACAATAGAATCCATTAATTCTCTTATTCTCAAAATGCTGAATTTGCATTTTCTTTATCTTGTCATAGTATTCAAATTTAGTCATTGGCTCACAATGAACCTCAAAATTCTTCACTTTAGCAATCATTGTAACTTCAATTTAACAAATCAATTTTATAATTACAATCTTTAATTTCTTCTTCCAAATTATCTTCTATAACTTGATAAATATCATTCTCAAGAAAATATCAATCATCTGGAGATTTAATCTCAAAGTGGCCAAATGTAGTTGTATCTCGTATAATTTCAGATGCAAAAAGAATACCTCCAAGATTTACATATACTCTGTAATTATAAGTTACTTGTATATCATTCCAAGGTGCTGAAGGGTCACCATCTCAGCAACTATCAGGAATATTTTTAGACATAAGGACTAATAAATAATAGAATAGGTTCATATAAAGGAGTAATGTAGTAATTTAACTTACATATTCCCACATAGAACATCTGGTATAATTTAATTAAAGTTCGCATTTCATAATTTCATTTATAGCATCTTCAGCAATCTCACTACATTTATAAGGTAATCCATCAAGATAAACTCGAGCCATACCAAACTTGAGTTTAATTTGAGCATATGTGAATTTGGGGTTTAAAAGTTCAAATAGATAAAAATGAGTATCCAACCAATCTATTACTTTACCTTCCTTATCACTAAATTCTAAACCCTCAAAACCTTCTTCTAAGTGATTTTTCCACTTATCATTAAACTGATCAATAGTCATTTAAAAATCTCCTTTCCAAACTTGATTACACAGAAGACCTAATTTACGCCAACAGTCATTAACCACTTGATATCTATCATCAAAAACTGCTGTCACACAATACTTATCCTTTATATATTCATTATAAATCTCTGTCTTAACAATAGAATCTTTCCTATAATCCTTCTCCTTTCTCATATAGAACAGAAAATCATCACATGTTAAATATCTATTCAGCCATTTAAGAGTTTCTCTTCTACATACGTCAGTATCTTCTCGTCCTGTAACAATAATAATTTGATATATTTTTGACAGAGAATTAATTAAATCAACCACAGGATTATTTGGAAGATCCTCATTTACTCGATGATATTCAAATGGACCTCTGCCATTCATTAATGATAGCGTACCATCAATATCACAAATAATTGCATGGGGGAGCGTTTCATCCTGTTTAAGGATAAACCCTTCCTTAGCGGGGGATTCCTTTTCCTTATTTATAATTTCCTGAGACATATCAGGAAAATAAGTATTATAAAATCTACGTAATACTTGAAGCCCTACTTTACGAGTTCTTTTTGTATCACGCCAATATGCTTCATTAAAAGAAATAATAAACTTTTTAAACTCAAGCTCAACTTCTAATTCCGCAGCAAGATTAGTTAATTTATCTATAGTTTTTTGATTTAAATTAGTAGCATCTATTATAACATTTAAATTACGATTAATAGCTGCTCTAATAGATAGTTCTTCAACGTCGGAAATATAATTTTCACGAGAGGGAACCCAGTATTTGCCTGTTCCTTCTCTAATTTCATCTCTGGACACAATTATCCAATCAGGTTTATCTTTTACAAATTCTTTTGCAAAAGTAGATTTTCCAGATGCTGGAGGCCCTTGAAGAACTAATATTTTAGTTTTATTGTTCATATCTTTCTCTATACATTTTATATATAGGATCTACTGCGGTAATAAATTCTTTAAGAGGGTTTTCATGTTCTTCTTTAAATACATCAATTCTATTTACTTTGAATTCTTTAATAGTTTGAATACCCCATAAACATTCCTGATCTATTTCCCGCTTTAATTCTACACGAGGACAACCTGGATCCTCATATATTGCTTGAAAATAAGTAACTAGACCCAAAATATATTTTCTAAGTTTAATTATATCTGGCTTTTCATAAATATTTACATATTCTTTTATCTTTCCAGATTTGTTTATAGTAGCACACACAACTGGTAATAAACTTCCAGATTGCATTTTAGAAAATCATTCATCTAATTTAAAGTATCTTACGTTATCATAACGCTCTATTGATGAAAGATTCCCTACAATAATATATTCAAATCTACAATCAAACAGAGAACAAGGAAGTCTATAAATATATAAGATTTCCTTGTTCTCTTTAAGCATTTGAAGATCTTCTTTAGAAAATAATGTCATCTGGAGATAGCATTTCTTTAATTTTACTGCTGACAAATTTTTCAGCCTGCATCTTAATTAAATAGTCATATTCTGTATAGTTCTCTTCAGAAATTATTCCATCATAGATTACACTATAATCATTTTCAGATTTTTTAATTATTTGAAAATGTCTATCAATATCTTTCGAATGCCTATATTTAATAAACCAAAATTCAATTTTGTAATTAACACCCATGTTAATTGTAACATGAATATGATAAGGAGAATAGACATTAATACATGCATCTATAGGCTTATCATTCTTAAGAATTTCTAAAATTTGTTTATCGTTAATCATATTATTATTGATTTGATTCAATGTCAGCTTCTCCTTTGTCAAGCATTTTGGTTTCTCTTTCAAGAAAAGCTATTGATTTAAGTTTATACACGTCAATTTCACTAACTTCCCTACGAAGAACAATTCCTTCTTCGGGAACTTTATTATTGCAAAGAACTGACTCCCTCTCTAAATACTTATCTCTTAATGCCTGCAAGAAATTTTCATGCCAATGCTCATTAGGATTTAAATCAGGGAATAGTTGATATGCTAAACCGTAATAAAGCTCTTTAATACAGTGAATTCCATATTTTTCACAGAAGGATTTCATTTGTTGAGTAGAAAACTCAAAAACACGCCCTTCTACATTAGTATAAGTAATTCTATAAACGATGATATCAAAGAGTTTTGCATCATACATTTGCTTAGGAGTCATTTTGGAATACTCGTAAGTTTTAGGATCATATACACACTGATAATCATATCCTGGCTGAATCATTGATCCAGTGGGCATATACCCTACAATTTCTGCATAAATAGAGAGGCCTTTAGACAAATACTCTTTCAGAACCTCAAAAGCAAGATCCCAAATATCACAATCATAATATCCCTTAGTCATTCCTGGATTTAATTCAGGATTTTTAATAACTTTTCTGGATGAGCAGAACTTTTTATATTCACTTTCAGATACAGGAATGCCGAAGAATTTAGCAATTTTCTCTTTCAGAGATAGAGCTTTCTTAGTAAGTAAATTACAGAGAATTAGACTTGTTCCATGCTCTTTCCATGAAATATTAATAATATCAGTTGGTTGAACTTTGTGAATATTTTTCTGCAACTGTTCAGTATCAATATGAAAGTGAAATTGATCATCCACGATATTAAGAATTTTTTTCTTTTCTTTAGATGAACCATTAATGCCACCTGAAGTTTTAGTTGGAATTACATACTTCCAAACAAATAATTTATCATTTACAGTATCAAATTCTGTTCCAACTAATTTTGTCATTTCTACAGAATCTACAGGTTCTGTAATCCCTTCCCCAACGAATTTACACAATTCATAAATGGGCATTATTAAACCTTCAGACGCAAGTCCTCTTAATTTAATACATTTTACTCTTCCAGACTCTTCGAAAAATCCTTGTTTAGTAGAATCGCTGTTAAGATCAGCTTTTCTATAAAGATTATTCGTTTTTAGAAAGTCAGAATTAATAACACATTCTACAGGAAAATATACATAAATTCCCTCTGTAGAATCAATTGATGTGGAAATTATATATCCGTCAACGGTTGCTAATTTAAGACGCTCAGCATTAGGGTGAGGTCTAAAGGAGTCAATTTGTACAATCTTAGCTAAATAATTAGGATTATAATCTTTGCTTCTTGTTAGTTTCATAAACAAATTTTTTATATTTATCTATTGTAAATTGTAATGTAGTTAAAGCTTGTTCTAAACCAGCTTTATCATCAAGTAGAATGTTGCCATAGGCTTTCGTAGACTGTTCTGGCAAAAACGGTGTAGTAGGATTAACTTCTGTAAATTCTAACCCTATTGACTCACAATATTTCAGAGCTTCATTTAAACGAGTTCCTGACCTGCAAGTCCATAAAACTATTGTAGCTCCCAATTTCTTAGCTTCAATTAAGGTGTTAATTACTACTTTACAAAGGTATTCAGATGCAGTGTTATAGGGTTTAATTGTATCATCGTAGTCTACTAAAATTCTAATATTTTTATGTTTAATCCACATCTGATATAACTTTTCTACATAAATGTTTAAATCTAAGGCATTAATTCCTTCATTCATATATTTTTAAATTTTGGTTAAAAGATCCTCAAAGGAAATTGGAGAGAAATTATTATTATCAACTCCAACATCGTATGAATTCACTAAATATTTAAGTAAATAAGCATCTTTACCAGTATTATTTCTCCTGGAGTGGCAATGTCCAAATAATTGTTTTGTATCTTTAAACATTCCCTCAAAGCATAAAAAGGGACGATGTGATAACAAAAATTTATGCCAAGAATCCTCATATTCAATAGATACTTGCATCATGTCTCCTACAGCTTCAAAACACTCAGTAGGAATATCATCACTTCTATCATGATTGCCTTGAATAAGATATTTTTTACCTTTAAGAGCATTAGCTATTTGGCGCCATTTACTTTTATCTGCAAAAGCAAAATCACCCAAATGAAAAACTATATCATCCTCACTAACCACTTTATTCCAGTTTTGAATCAATGCATGATCCATTTCTTGAATACTATTAAATGGACGATCACAATACTTAATTATGTTACCATGACGAAAGTAGCTAATGAGTGTCGCTGGTGAAAAACACCTTGCGACACCCTAAATCCTCCTTATTAAATATTATTTTTAACATAATTTACTTACAATATATACTTAGATTCTTAAATAGCTTTGAGATCTGTTTATCGAGCCCTTTAGCTTTAGAACTTTTAAATTTGTTTACACAATCATAAATATAATAGATAATTGATTCCTTACTTTTTGCCAAAATTAAAGAGGAAAGCTCTTCATCAGCAGTAGTCTCTTTAATTGGGTATACAATCGTTTTCATTAAATTAGAATCTAATAGCATCTTATCTATTAAACCCTGATTACATTTAGGAGCAATAGAGGGATTTACGCTCCAATCTAGATCTTCTTCTAGATAGTCAAACAATACTGAATTATTAATTATAATAAATTCATTTAAATCAGCAATAATTGTAACCAAAGGTGGTTCCTTAAAAGATTTTAAGTAAAATAAAACTTGAATAAAAACCTTAACTAAGCTAACTCTATTATTAAAGTTTTCATTATATTTGAATTCCACTAAAACAGGGATCCCTCCCCCCAAATAGAAGTATGAATCACAGTTATTTTTCTGTTCAGGAGTAATTCCAAACTGTGACTTGAATAAATTATTGTAAACGATAGCTACATCTGATTCTACCTTACAACTTTGTAAATCTGTGTATAGTGACATAATATTAAAAATAAGCCTCAAATTTCGATTATAATTTTAATTGGAACTACCCCTTCAAAATAATAATTTAATCAAAATTTGAGGCATGAAAATTACGAATTTATGTGTTCTAAGATAATCGAAGACTCAACTTTTTCCCCAAATTCTTCCATACAAGCATCTTGAAAAGCTTTAAAGTTTTTCTTGTCTTTTGTAATAGAAAGCCTATTAAGGTATTGTAGAATGACATTCTTGGGAACACTTACAGGAAGGAAGGGATGAAGAATAACCATCTCTCGATTTTCAGCTTCAAAGAGTTCCAGGTTCTTATTCTTGTAAATCTCACAAGTTTCCTTTCGTTTATTAAACATCTTTTTAATAATCTCAGTATCAGTTTCTCCAGATTTCTCCTTCATATAAACATACTCAGATTTGATGTTTCTAAATGCAATAAGCATTTTGTGATTTTGTTCTTTCATATACTTTTCAATATTTGAATTTACAAAATCACTAAAAGAAATGTTATTCATCGATTATTTTAAATAATTTTTCAATAATTTTATCTACTTTAAGCATAGCTTCATCATATGCTTCTTTAGCTACTTTCTTCCCATTTATATAATATTCAGGAAGTTTTTGACATACATCTTTAACAACTTTCTCATCCTTTGTTGCTTCAGATAGTTTCTCCAGTATATCAGACTCCATGATATTTCCTGTAACGGAATTAACAACCTGTCCCGAGCCTGATTCACGTATATAATCTCCAGATTCAATTCGTTCTCTGACAAACTTTTCTTTAGCATCCTCTTCAAACTCTTTTACATCAGGACGATCTACTATTTTCCTTTCTGGATATTGATTATCAAGATAAATATTAAAGTCTTCTATAGAACATATAGGATATTCTGCATATCTTTGAATTGCTAAAGCTCTACTTAATCCAACAGAATCAATTAGCATTTGAGTATATAAATTATATAATACTTTGTGAGCAGCTAATTTAGATATATCTATTCCTGATTCTTTTAGATCATTTACTTCCTTGTAATAATCAATTAGTTGATTAATAATGTTTTCTAAATTTTTATTCATAATTTCGAACTGCTTTAAATACAGGGAGATTAGGTACTGGAGTATTTGTTTTAGTCATTCCAAAATGTTTTACAGTACCCATTTGACCTTTTAATTCTTCAATGTGATCACGATATCATTGTTTTAAAACTCTATCTCCCATAGGCTTAGCCTTGAATTGATATCCTTCTTTAGTTTCCATTAAGAAACATAAATCCTCATCTCTGAGGCCATCTACTAAATCTAGAATTTTATATTCGTGGTCTTCAAACATTTTAAGTTTAATCATACGATTATCTCGTGTGCCAAACTTGTATTCTTTATCTGGATTTCTGATCACTAAACCTTCCCAACCATCATTAACATATTGATCATGAAGAGCTTTCATATTTAACCATCCAGATACTTTTACATGTTTAACCATTACAATTTTGTCAGAATCAGAGACAGCTTTCTCAAAATCCTCTAAAATCTTTAATCTATCCTTAAATTTTACATCAGGGATAGCCAAATCGTAAACATAATATTTTAATTGTTTGTGTTTATCATCTAGGGTTTGAAGTCTGACAATACCAGAAATATATGATAAGGGCAACCCATGCACATATAATTCTCCATCTAATCATATATTTGGATTCTCTTTAAGTCACTTCATCACTTTTGGATCCTTCCTAATATAGTTAGCTGCGACATCATAGTTATTTCCTCCCCTTGAAGAAGTCACAACTTCAGAACCATTCCAATGCATAAGGCATCGTGTTCCGTCTATTTTTGTTGAGCCATAAAATTCATGCTCAAATGTTGAGGTGGCTACACCATCAAAGCTTTTAGCCAACATTGGTTTGGGAGCACCAGATTGGTCTGTGGTTATATCTCCAAGTAGTTTTCCTGGATCATCTATATCATCCAGTGATTCGATTTTAAAATCTCGAATATTTTTATATCCTTTATCAAGATATTTTTTAACATTACTGTTATATTCTAACTTAACTTGTTCTGCAGCTGTACGCTGTGCCTTTCCTCTTTTAACTTCAATAATAGGCTGATTAGTTACTTTGCCCCCTCATTGAGATGTTTTCCTAATAATTAGAAAGCTATGAGTTGTGTCATTCCATTCATAAGAAATATCAACAACTCTAACTTTTCCTCTAGAATCTCTAGAAATTAATATATCATGCATTTAAATAAGCATACTAATATTATTACGAGTTCTGGATAAAGCTACATATTGTAGTTGCCTTAACTCTTCTTTATTTTTACAGGTAAATAAATTACCCATATCTATTAATATGTTATCATAATTTGAACCCTGAGATTTATGAACAGATAGACAGTAACCATAGTCAAGAGTTTTCTTTCTTACGGTTCTATTTCCATAGACTAAATCAACAGGGGTAGTAAAAGATTCCATAACTCGAAAATACTCTTTCCATAATTTTGATGCTGCTATTTTTGAACGCGCTTGAATTGCATCTAAACGCATTAGTTCTATATATGCAGCTAAAGCAGTTAAGTCTTTCTCATTAGTGTCTCTTGAAATAATAAATATTTCATCTTCTGAATATTCTGTATTAATTGGACGAAGGGTTAAATAATATCCTTTATATGTAATGTATCCTAATTGACAATGTCCAGGAACTATATTCGTCACAATGTATTCTGCAGAGTTTATAATTTCAAATTCCATAGATTTGAATACTCGTTTGTCTTTGTAACTACAAGTATCATAACCCATTAAAATTTCTCCAACATTATATTCAGATTCATTCTGAAATATAGAATCTCGAAGAATATGATTAAAAGCTTCTACTCGCTTATTTGTATAGGCAAGTAATTTCACAATCCCTGGATTACCTAAATCTACTGATTTTTTAAATAGATGTGAGGCAGAAGACACAAACTTTCTCCAATGATGGAATATTACAAGATTACCTTCAGGAGAACGAATTTCATAAAATTGTTTAATTGAATGATCTCTAAGTGTGTTTAAAATATCCAATAGAGGATTATTTTCCTGCTGTCTATAAACTTTACTTAAATAATATTGATGATTGCATTGAAAAGGTTTAGATAGTTCCTTTTCTTTAACTGGATATAGTTGTTTATCATCTCCAGTATAAATTACTTTACATTGCTTAATCTTAGCTCTCTCTTTGATAAACTCATATAAATCGGAGTTAATCATAGAACACTCATCAATAATTAAAACCCCATTCAATGGAATGCCTGAAGAGATTGAATCAGCATTCCATTGAAGGTCTTTAAAGTCAAGATTAATTATATCAATAGTAGGTTTTAAAGTTAGAAGTTTATGAAGTGTTATAACGTCACGCTCTGTATAATTATGAAGTACTCCACAAGCTTTATTTGTTGGAGTTGCTAAAATGTAAGGAACACATTGTTTTTCAAGATACAGAACGATTAGTTTGGTTATAGCAGATTTTCCACTTCCTCCAGGGCCAGAAAGAACTAACTCATCAAACCCTTTCTTACGTAAAAAGGTAAAGATTGAAACTAATACATCTGCTTGTTCATCTCCAAGTTCAAAATTAAGAAATTTATCCTGTAGATTATAGATAGTTTGCAATAAATCATCTCGTAGAGTTTGCGTTATTTCTTTTGTAGTCATTATTTTCCTGTTGAACCAAATCCACCATCGCCTCTAACAGTCTCAGACAATTTCTGAACCTCATTAAAACTAATTAATGGAATTGGCATAATTATAATTTGTCCTACTTTATCTCCAACACCATAGCAAGAAAAATCAGCCTTTATACGTAATATAGGTACCTTACTCTCTAATTCCTCTTGAAATTCTACATCAGTTACTACAAAATTTCTTTTGGGAGTAGGGTTAATAATTCTTCGATAACGTAATTTGATTTCTCCTCTATATCCAGAGTCTATTACACCTACTGAATTACAAAGCTGCAAATCTTTTTTACTATTAGAACTTCTAGGAAAGATTAAACCAACATAGCCTTCAGGGATTTCAACAGCTAACCCAGTTCCATATTCAATGTAATGCTCATTACTATGATCAACTGAAGTAGCAACTAAATCCATTCCAGCATCACCCTCCTTAGCATAGGTAGGTATTACTGCTTCAGGAACTAATTTCTTTATATTTACTAGCATAAAAGAACTGCAATAAAGAATAATATCCATACTGCAAGGTTCATTTTAGTTTTAGAACCATTTAGTCTGAAATCTTTTACAGTATCTTCCAGCATCATTGCCATTTTATTTCTAAGGTCATCATTTCCTAACGCTATTACACGTGAAAGAATTTCTAACCCTAAAAAGATAAGGATAATAATTTTTAACATTGTGTCTTATCATTAATTTGAACTACATATGATATATCTAAGTCATCTTGCAGTTTTCCATCATTAAACTTTAATAAGTTATCTCTTTCTTCTAAGTACCTCTCTAGTACTTCTTGTTCGTTCTCTGCTGTAATCACAAGATCTAACGATCCATAAACAGGAACGTGTAATGTATATTTAGGCATTCTTGTATAATGTACAATGACAATGTCCTGTATCACGATATTCTTTACAAGGGCAGAGATTTTCGTCTTCTTTCCCAATTTTACATGGGCAATAGCCGCCTTTCTTTTTAAGCCCAGTGAGAATATTACCTATAACAGTTTTATCATCAGTTAGTTTATCTAATAGAATAGTCATAGTATTTAATTCTCTATAGATAGATGAACATTCTGCTAAACCAAGTCCAGTTTCACTACGTAGTAATTTAATAATTTGTACTCTGGTTAGCCCTTCAAACTTGCCATCATCTTTTAATTCTTTATACTTGGCAATACCCTGTTGTCTAAAGCACGGATCTATCCACATTTACTAAACCCACAATTTTTACATATAGTACATCCCCCTTCGTATATCAAATGCTCACCACAATCTGGGCAAACTTCATGTGAAGTAACTCCATCAACTATAAAAGTTTTAATAGCACGCTTTACACCATTCTTCCAAGTATTTAGAGTATCTGACTCAAAATGCATTCCATCAATAATCTTAACTACCTTATCTAATTCAATACCACCTCTTAATAAAGCAGATATTAATTTAGCATAATTCCAGTATTCTTGATTAAAGATGCGAGAAAGTCCTCCTAAACGATTAGTATATCCATACTTATCAGTATATTGAAAATCATAACGCTTTCCTAATGAGTCTTTTACTTTGATAATTTCACCTTCAGTTATTGAGGTAGGAATCGGGAAATCTTCAATGTTATTAATTCCAGTAAAGATTTCATAAGGCCTTCCGTCAATGAGACCTACAAATGCAATCCAATTTTCAGAACCATTCTTAAATCTAATTAGTTTAGCTTCAACAGATTCAGGACGTTTTAAGCATTCTTTAATTACGGGATTCTTTGATAACACTGCACCTCTTTTGCATCCAGAACGATAAACTGTAACACCCTTTAAACCTTCCTCCCAAGCTAATCTATAAATAGTTTCTACATCATCAATAGTAGCTGACTCTGGAAGATTTATGGTAGAAGAAATAGAAGCATCAATAAACTTCTGTAAGGTTGCTTGAACTTTAATTCTTTCTCTATATGGAATCTGTTCTGATGTAACTACATACTCGGGTAAAGTTTCTTCAGAAAACCCTTCATCAATAAGCTTCTTTATAATTGGAGTATATACTTTATAATACTTTTCCTCATTTACCAAAGATTCAGTTTTACGTGTATAAGAAGTTGCAAAAATTGGTTCACAACCTGTGGATACTCCTAGCATAGTTGCAATACTGCCAGTTGGAGCACAAGTTAATAACTGAGAATTACATAATCCTCGTAAAAGAATATTACTTCTTAGTTCTTGATATCGGAGGTTATTTTCTTTAGTATTAAGTGCTTGAAAGAAAGGTGTATCTACAACTTTTGTATTAAACATTGGATATGCTCCTTTACTTACTGTTAGTTCATTAGAACTTTCTAAAGCTGAAAAGATCATTTCGGTTCCAATCATATTAATCCATTTAATAGATTCTTCACTTCCGTATTTAATACCTAGTTTTATAAACATATCTGCTAACCCCATTACCCCTAGTCCAATCTGTCTCCAATTTTTAACAGATTCTCTTTGTTCAATAAGAGGATGTAATGGAAGACCTTCATCAAGTACTTCATTTAATGCAACTACTGCTTTTTTAACAGTATCTTTAAATCCTACAAAGTCAAACGTTTCATATTCTGTAACAAATTCTGCAAGATTTATACTTCCGAGCAAACACGACCCTCCGCTCGGCAAGGGCTCTTCCAATTTATTATCATAAAGGCTTTTTATCCTTTATTTCTGGGAGTTTCCTCCATACAGTTATCTGATACGTCTGTTAATTCAGACCAGTTTAGCATATATTTTTACTAATTTCTATTAATTTTGTAACTAAATTTTTCTTATTATTTACATTAAGTATTTTTGCAACAGTTCTATGATCTTTTACATTTAAAAATGTACATAAATCTTGAATAAAAGTTAAATTGTTCATTTTTACATTCTGTAATAGTAATTTATTCTCTCTAATTCAATTTTCAATTTGTTGTATTTTTGTAGGTATTGAATTTTGATACTGTTCTTGAACTTTTGTTGAAGCAGCCTTTACTCCTACTAAATAATGCTTAGGATCATTATTTGCACATTTTAAGCTACAATACTTTTTGGGATCATAAGGTTTACATTTAAATTCAGTATCACAATAAATACATTTGCGAAGTACATAATTTTTTAAACCTTTTTGTTTAACAGTTTCAGTCCCTTTTCTAAGGCCATTTAACATTTTAGAAGCAATTTTAGGATTAGTTCACTTTTGTTTACTACTTAAACTAATCTTAACTTTTGTAGTATCACAACATTTACCTCCATTATTTCCTCCAAACTTCAAATTATAACCTAAAGCTTTATCTGTTGTATTATATTCAGAAATATAATACTGTTCTTTACTGTTTAATTCTTCAATAGAAACACATTCACAAAGACATTCTCAGATAAAATTGTCAAATCCATACTTAATAAGTGCATTATGAAAACGATTATTATAGTACTTATTTCGTCTACAATCTTTTTCGTGTTGCTTTCTTCTATGTTCTAAAGAATTAATAGTTTGACCAATGTAAATTTTGTTATTAATTTTATTAGTTACTTTATATATTATCATAGTAAATTAGTATTGGGCACTCGTGGTGAGATTATATTTATTCACTCACTATGCGTTACAATATTTCCTAACCTTTCGTAATTTAGGAAATTATCTCGGTATTTTCATACAACAAAAATAGTAATAAATTTGCTAATAAACAAATTCTACCTCTTTGAATTGGTTAGAATTCACCGATTTTGCCCAATTTTTTACTTGAGCCAAAGATTGATATAATTATTTGATTATCAATCACTTACATAGCACAAGGATTTACACCTGCAAAAGAAAAATCAGGATTATTTGAGAGAAGATTTCAATTTTTAATAGCATCTCAGAATAAAATTCCAGGCTCTGCATAATCTCAATTCATCTCTGCTAATTTTCTAAAAATAGGATAAGCTTCAACTTCTTTAGTTATAACTTCTCCTGTATCCGTAATAAACTTAAGAATCAAAGTTTCTGCATTAATGACAGATTTCATAAATTTATCACTAACTCTAACAGAGATATTAGCTTTTGTAACTTTATCTAAGTCAGACTTAATCTCAATAAACTCTTCAAGATCTGGGTGATCACAAGAAATAGAAATCATTAATGCACCACGTCTCCCACTCTGACCGATCAGTCCAGTAATATATGAATAGAAATCCATAAAGCTTACAGCTCCAGAAGTAGTTTTTGCAGCATTATTAACTTTTGCTCCAGAAGGTCTCAAATTAGAAATATCAATTCCACAACCTCCCCCGTAGCTGAATGTTCTTGCTAACTTTGCCCCACACTCAAAAATAGATTCAAGATTATCTTCAGGAGGAGCAACTACATAACAGTTTGAATATGTTATTTTTCTATTTTTATCAGATAACCCTCTATTAGCAAGGATTCTACCTCCAAAAATAAATTTTTTAGCTCTGATCTGTTCTTCTACAATTTCATTACCTCCAGAAACTCTTTTGAACCAATCGTCTAGTGATTCATCTTCAAACCTATATTTATTCTTCCAGATAGTAATAGCTAATTCGTCATTATTTAACCATTGTTCAACTGTCATTATTTTAATCCTAATAATAAATTAATTAGCATAGTTTTCTCAAACTTATTGCAAATATCTTTTTTATCATCTGCAATTAGCTGTGCAAATGAATTATATGTATTAATTACAGATGAGTCCTTATCACCAACATAATAATCACTTGATGTATTTATATAAATGTTATTATAAGCCTTAACAACATTTGTTGGAGACCATTTAACCTTTCCTCCAAAGTCATTTTGCCATACTGCAAATTGACATTTTTCAATCCAAGAACCCAGTCTTACATAACGATCGTTTTCTTTGGTAGATAAAGTATCGTTTTTATATTTCTTGAGTTTAACTTCAAAGTCACTTGTAAAACTCATTAAGTTTTGAATTGGAAGTGTAAAAGTCTCTGCTGGTTTAATTTCATTAACTACCAATCAATTTGGATCAAATGCAATTATTGAATTAGTAGTATTATTAAACATCGCTTTATATACTTTATAAATAGGCCTTCTTATGTCTAAAGAATATGCCAAAGTATATATTTCATTATACTCATCTATTTGAGTAGGCATGATTGCCTGCACTAATACCCTGTTATAGGTAATATCCTCTCCTTCTTTATCTGTAGTAACTTGAGAGGGAGGGATAGCTTCTATTCTATAAGTAGAAGTGAATTTACTCATTTCTTCAATAAAAGGCTTTACATAGTCTTCTGTTGAAAGAAAATCTTTTGAATTAATTCGTGTTGATTTGCCACTAAGCAGCTTGTCTAAGGTAACTTCCATTAATCTTATGACCTCTTATTTTGTTTATTAACTGAAAATCTGGAGTTCTAACATTTCTCAAACCTCTAGGAGACAATGTATAGGAATCCTTCAATGCAGCATCTATTAATATTGATTCTAAATCAAAGGCAGACTGTTTGTCTAGGCATGTTGATGGAAAGGTCAATATATAACGATTTGGGTCTAATTTAAGATGGTCACTAAATAAGTCATTTTTATGATTTAGTGGACGCTTACCTGTTTTTCTTCACCCTACTGGGTAAGGGCCCATTCCTATATATTTAATAGCGTAGGGAAAGGATCATCCACAAAGGGTTGTATCATGTTTACATCATGAATCTAGTAATACATAAACACAATATTCTCCTCCTAAATGAAATTGATTAATAAAAGGAGAATTATCTCCTGGTCATAGTCCTAGAAATCCACAAGATGTGAATAATGGATGTTTAAAAATATTTGTAGTCATACAATCTTAAAAAATAAGCAGGATTGGAATTTAATCCAATCCTGCTTTCTCTACATATAGTTTAATTAAAAACCACTCTTCTCGTTACCAAAGACAATGTAACGGCCCTTCTGTGCAGACTGCGAAGGTGCATAATCCAGCTCAAAAGCTGTTTCCTTACCGTCCTTAACGTGGTAAACAATAACTGCTACCATATCCTGCTTATAGGTAAGCATAAGTTTCTTAGCAAGCTTCTCAGCTTCTCCCTTGTTCTTAGCAGTACCAACTACCTCATCAGTTGCCTTCAAACGAATCTCAACAACACGCTCCATCTGACGTTTACCCTCACTAGTTACATTCTTATACTTGTAAGGACGCTCACGAGTATCCTTCGAACCAGGAGTAACTGCAATTACCAGACCTACTCCCTCTACACCAGTTAGACGCTTCTTATCCAGCATATCAATGCAGAATCCTTCAAACTCTTTGCCCGAAATAGGCGAACCTACATTCTTCCATGACTGCGATACATTCTGTGTTACTTTGAGACCATGCTCACTCAGTGCAATTGCTTTTGCTTCCTCAAGGCTATAAGCCGAAACTTCGTACTTTTTCATTCTTTAAAACATTAAAATTAAACATTAGTTCATATTATTCTTCCGATTGTGATACAAAGATAATACTAAAATTATGAATCTGCAAATTTCCTATAAAGTTTTAAGAAAATAAATTCTAAATTTACTCTTAAAAATATTTGTAGATTAAATAAATTTTATATCATCATTGAATCCTTCAATCTGACAGACACCAACCATCTTCAATAGACGTTGGAATTCTTTTTTACCAGCAGTAAGCTGATTTTTGGACACTCTAAATACTCCAGCTCTATTCTCACCTATTGTTTCTACAACAATAATGTTAGAGGAAATATTCCATGACTTGTCCACACTAAACTCTTTTTTACATAAATGGAATAACATCCATAAATACATACCCATCTGACGTGCGTAGTGATAATGTACAAATGAACCATAGTCTTGCATAAAAAATCCTATTGGTTTTCCAGTTGTTTTAAGATCATTTAAAACTAATTTTTTGGAATCCTGATCTATAGTCCAATTGTCTGCCTTCATCTTTAACTTAAGAATAGTACTTTTTCCATTATACTCACATTTGACATCCATAAAAATTGCGTCCTCATTATAAGAAGCAATAGCATTACCAAACATATCAGTGGGACGTATAAGTTTCATTGCCCCATTGTGAGAATTTAAAGAGTTTAAACAATTAACACAAATTTCTCTATCTTTACTTGATAATATAATCTTATTAGTGTTTCCTATAACTTTACTTTTTATGTAATAAGGAAATCCTTTAGAGATAATTTGTCTAATTCTATTAGCTGTTAGGCTATTTGCATAATAGCCGATTTCATTACAAGCAGAGACTATTGAGGTATATATACTCTCTCCCTCAATTCTCTTTTTCATCGCATAATCACATACATCGCCAAGTTTAGCAGAAGGTCTTCCCAGATCTTCCTCTAATGAAAAAGATTCTGGCTGTAAGAAAACCTCATGAATTGCCGAACCCAATTGCAATGACCTAGTAGCTTCTTGTTGTATACCATTTTTATACTTTGAAGGGCTACCATCTTGGTCAGGGTTAATATACTTTAATCTAGAATTAGAAATATATTCACTATATTTACTTGAAAAGTATTCTTCATCTGAGATTTTTAACCTTTGAACTGTATGTAGCAATGGGGTTAATTTAACGTCGGCGAGTTTTATGTCCATATACATTTTTAAATACAAATTCCTCAAGAGTAAAACCTGCAGGAATATTAACTATTTCTTTTTGCTTTTCTGAAGAATTCTTCAAAGAGTCTTTAGAGCAATGATAAGAATTATAAAACTCCTCAAGTTCTAAAATAAGCTTATGGGCTTTAGTAAGATCTTCATGTGATAATGAACAATAATCATCATCATATATTTCTTCTGTAAGTTTGCCATGATCTGTTTTTAGTATAACATCTTTAACACATGTTATATTGTTTGGCAATATAAAATCAGTGTTATCTAGGTTACTTGCAAACAAATTCTGCAAAAATACAGTCTCTAAAGCTTCGGGTTCAACTCTGTCACTATAAACACATTCATAAGCATCCATACCAGCAGAGTCACACATAACACAAAAACTATCCCCAATCGCCCCCAAATTTATGGAATAGTTTAAATAACCAATCTGCCTCAGAACGTTCCCATCCGAGATATCTAATAAAAATTCTTCCATTATTTAATCGGTATATCAAGATTATAAATTCTCCTATGACCAACATTATAATACTGATTATGAGGAGCATCCATTAAATAGCAAAAAATACCTGCATCAGTTGCTTCCTTATAATTTTCATATTTCAATTTGTTATCATATAGGCTCTTTATCCTATATTTCTATACTTTCATTTATTTGTATAGTTCAGACTATCTCTTCAGTAACCACTAAGTATTGATATACATAGGTTACTGCTCCGCACTCGTGGTAGTTCATTCTCTTCAGCATCACCTGTTAAGACAGTATCTACTAGTCGTTGATCTTTTATTCAATTTCTTGAATACTTAGATTAGGGTTATCTCGTCAGACTTTCCCAGATTCACGGAGTTTAATGATGACATATATTAAATGTTAACCAAACAGCATTGTTCATTACTAGATTTATAAACTTGTAATTTATATTTCATACATTCACAGATATAAGGTTCTATTAATTTTTTAAATTGTGTTGTATAAGAAGACCCAATGTGAATTACCTTATTCTGATTATTATAAATTGTGTTGCCTATTCCAAACTTACTCGATAATAAATTAGATAATTTTTTAATATCTTCTAGTTCAAAGCAATCTACTGAAAACTTATACCCATATGAGGCAGGGCCTCCATCATCCATATATCAAATTGCTATTCCTAGTGGGGATAGCTTTTCAATATATTCTTGATTTATAACCTTTTTTTCTTTGTAAAATGCTTCTACAATGGGATCTAGTATAGGGTTTGTTGCAATCTTGCAAAATACCTGCTGGTATTCCCGATTAGTCCGTTTATCAAATTTATTATGTATTGTTGGAATAGCGCACAATCTTTTTAGATATTTATATTTATATCTTACATAATCCTCATGTTCTAACTTATGAGTAAATGATCCTGATACATGTTTTGACTTACCTAAATATCCAAGTCAAGTATCCCCTAACAATCCTCCAATTAGAACGTCATACTCCTCTTGTGAAAGAGGCTTTAATGAAGGATGGTAAGGAATATAAATATCATCATTAAGTTTATATTTATCTACTAGTTGATTAAATAATTTACAGGCAGTACTGTGTGCAATATTTAATTCTTTTGCTAATTGTTCTCCTGTAATTCCATTTCGGATTTTATCACAGGTTTCCAAAATTTGTGTTCGGTTTAGATATTTTTCTATTTTCATAGCATATATTTGTTTTAAATTCTTTATACAAATATATGAAATTTTCATTAGAAAAACTACAAAAAATATTTCACTTTATCATCGATAAATATATCAATTTTTAAATCACGTAAATGTGCCAATTTACTTTGATCCCAAGGAACAACATGAACTGGAGCACATGGAAGTCCATTTTTTTGTAAACTCTCCTCAATCCACTCAACAGGAATATTTCTAGCAGTTACATAGTAATCTACTTCAAAAGATGGTTTATGTAAGATTGGGATATTAATCCAAAATTCTTTATCCTTTTCTAATTGCTTTAAATGTTCAGACATTTCATAGTTAGCCTTCCAATATGGATTCATTTTAGTTCCAAATTTAGCTTCATAAGCACCATTGAAATCAAAGACCACATTATCTAAATCTAAAGCAACTACAGGTTTTGTTGTGGGAGCCATAATTCTATCATCTCCTTGAGGATAGATATGATAGAATTCACATAAAATTAATGCATTATTAGCTACCTCTGCTATATTGAGCAGTCCCTCTTCAGTGTAATCATTTCCCATCTCAAATTCATTAAGATGTTTTTTAAGAGATGAAAGGACTTCTGTCCATTTCATCCCTTTTTTCCACTGATTTTCTTCATATGTATCTAACTTACTAGTTAGAACCTTTGATATTTCTTTAATTCCATGAGCTGGAACTAAATCATATCGGATTTTTTCTTTCATTGTTTAAATTATTTTGATTCTTTAAGCTGCCATTCTCCATCATCATTCTTAATTAGTCCTTCAAAGTCAGTTGAATACCAAGAACCTTCAATCAAGATAAATGATTCTGGATGGTTTGTCAAATACCTATGACCACAAACATGGCTGCACCCACTGTTAGTTATAACATATTCAACTTCACAATCAGGAATCCAATCATTTATGAGGTCTGACCATTCCATACAATTAGGACATCCAGTCTCATCATAATATTCTGAATAAACCATATCATCTTCATCAGAATAGGTGCAACCACAATTAGGACATTCGTATTCCTCCCAATCTTCTGAATCTTGATAAGTTCCGTCTGTAAATGAACATGCATAAGTATCACGCCTACTATAAGTCGTCAGAACTTCATTGTCAAGGTCTAAGTATCGAAAAGTATCAATATAAGGCCATTGATCATAAATTCTACACAATTCTAAAACAAATTTCTCCTCTACAGCTTCAGTATATCCATCATTTGGAGAAAGAAAAGCTTGATCACAACCATCACTAAGTAAACAATTATCTACACGGATATACCATTTTTGTTCCTTGGCATAATTTACAAAGATATTATATAAAGAGTCTTCTATATAATATACTCGGTCCATAAATACCTTCTCACCGATAGTCCATACTAAGGCTCGAGCTGCTAATTTATCTTCTTTTAAAGCAATTAACATTTGACACTCAGGCTGTTCACAATAAAGGTCAAAGTAATCACTACATTCTTTATGTGACATGCATGAATTACCGAGTGTATTTGTAGTAGCATAGTAATGTTCAGAATTATACCAATATCGAATATCTTCCCCACTTACCAATTTGATATCATATCCTCCATAAGACCATAGTGCTTTAAGAGCATATACAAATTTTTCATAGTCAGAATTGGAAAAAACTCCTGCTCCAATTACTTTCTGAATAATTTTCCCAGGTTTTCCTGATTGTCTATTCTTTTTAGCCCATTTACCACCTTTAGTATATTCTGGAGTACAACCTTTAGGGAGAAATGAAACCTCGAAAGCATCAGCTTTAAGAGTTAACTGTCTTCCATAATCAGACAATCTTGTACTAATCTCTTTTATATAACCTGATAAAATGGATTCTGGAACAGGAAATAATGGATTTTTATTGTTTTCCTCAATTGTATTGTTATAAAGTCTAATAAGTTGATTAGCCTCTAAAAGATGTTTAGCTATTTTGTCACTATTATTGTTAACCAGTCATTCCAGCTTACCTTCAAAGCTTTCTGAGAGTAATTGCAACGTAATAAATTCTGATTTCATCTAAAATAAATTTAAAGATTCTTTTCTTATTTCATTTAATATTGATCGAACCAAATCTTGATCTACTGAATCTGGTAAATCACTATCTTCAAACTTTTGTTTTAGTTCTTTAATTTGACTTTTTGCAGATTCAAGCAATTCTTCTAAAGACACTTTTCCGTGTCTGATAGACAATAAATATTCAGGATTTTTAACTCTAACATTAATAGTTTTAAGAGTTAAAATATCATTAGCACATTGTAACAGTCTTGTACAATGTAGCATATTTTTACCATCAATTTTTTGTCCATGGTTTTGAACATCAATGTATCTTTGTGTGTTTCTTTCCTTCAGTCATGTTTGGTAAGAATTATAATCTTTACAATGTTCTTTCCAACCATTTCTATTATAATAAAGATTACATCTACACATAGAGATTTGCCATTCAGGGATTTCTGAAAGAACTATATCAACATCATTACAAACTCCTTTATACCCAAAATCTTTCCAATCTTTATATCTAGGATTAGAAAGATCCTTTGTTTTAGCAATTTCTTTAATATCATCATACCATAGAGCATATAGATTTTCTGAATCATTGACCTTAGAAAGTCCACAACAATCCTCATGCATCTTTTTACTCTTTAGCCATTGAGCTAAAGGATACGTTTTGCAGCCATCGATTACTTTTAAGAAATCAATTGGTCTTTTTCTTGTTACTTTATCAGCTTCCCAATTCATTTTCTTATTTAAACCTCTAGCTTTTTCTACTTGCTAATATGCATATCTAGCAAAGCTAAAATAACACTGTTTAGTTAGAAATGCACTTCTATGTTTTGATACAATATCCCACAAAGGGTGCTTTTCTAAAATACAATCTTCAGGAATGTACAGTAACTCCAACATAGTAGGATTTCCACTACAAAGTAACTGTAAAAATCGCCTAATCTCATATAGACAAGTATCCTTATCTATATTGATTTGTTCTTTATAATCCATTCCTAAGATTTCCATAGGGTTCTGGAGATAAACTCCTTTCATGTCAATATCGGAGTCAGGTGTATTTGTTCCATACGCCTGACTTCCGACAATTGCATTTAATAATATAATTTTATCCATCTTTTAAAGCCTTACAAAAACTATAGCACAGTTGTCCTGCCAATGAACCCAAATTAGAGTTTTCTGTTACTGGGGGATCAAAATAAAGTTTAAATTCTAGATCACCAGTTTCATTTAACCAACAATCTACAATACTATCTTGTGCTAAAGTTTCGTCTCTAAAAATTACTTTACAAGCTTTCATAATTAAAATCAATTTCCTTAATTGGAGTAAGATTAAAAGAACTTGGTGTTACTAAAATCTTATCCCCAAGAATAAGGTTCTTAGATAGACTTTCAGGAGGATATAAATAGCATCCTAACTTATCTTGGTTACATAAGGAATCATAGAAATGAGCTCCAAATGCAATTTGTTTAAAGTCTATATCTTGTTCAAGAAGGTAATCAAATGCTTCTTGTGAATATTTTTCAACTGAACGACCAGAAGGCATTAAAGGAAGTAACACAAAGTAAAGAACAATATCTTTATATTGATTATAAATTGCAATAAAATCATCAACAGATTTCCTATCACTAATTATATAATGAATATTAATATTGGTATTTCCGAATTTGTGTAAAAGTACTACTGCACTTCTCCAAGCCGAATTTATTTCTGGGTTCCAGGTATTTGCAGAAACTGCAACTCCTCCTACATACTTAGAAGTAGCCATTAAAATTTCTTCAGCATTGCCATCATACTTAGCTAAAGAGATTCCATTAGTAGTATAATTAGGAACAATTCCTAAATTATAAATAGTTTCCAGAAATTTGCAGAATTCAGGATGAATTGTGGGTTCTCCTGTAGAACCAATAGCAATCTGAAAAGGCTTTTCATTTTCTGACATACTTCCAAAAAAGAATTTGGCTTTTTCAGCAATATAGCTATGGTTTACTCCCTTAGTTGTTGCTCCAACATAACAAAATGGACATCCTAAATTACAAAGAGTATTAATTCCTACATCATAAAATTCTGGATAATCCAATTCCTTAGCTTGTCCTGAACCTAATCTAATAGTTTTTAGATTATGCCAGATTGCATTATAATTTTTATCGGGAAATACTCTTCTCTTAATTCCCCATGCTTTCCAATCTTTCATTTTTAACTATTATAACAAACATCCTGCTCAAAAATATCCATTATATCAGATAAATATTTAGCAGCTTTAGTATAAGTTTCTTTTTTTGGGATAACTTTATATCCTCTATCACAAAAATCGCTATAGTAATTAGTTGTTTCTTCCTCTAACTCGAAAGTAAATAAATCATCAGCTTTAAGAGAAGATCCAGAAATTTCCAAAATACTATTAACAATATCCTTTAATCTGTCTAATGTATATTCTGTACAAACTGTGTAAATTTCTGTACTACTGTTTGTAATAACATCAGAAACAGACTGTAATTTAATATGAAAAGTAGTCCACATTTGTTTCTCCAAATATTTCTTCAAGCGCTTCGCGCATCTCCCATCCTATATTACACATAGAAGGAAATCTAAGTATAATATATTCATTTTCTACTTCAAAATATCCCAGATATGTATCTTTAATTCCAGAATGATCTCATCCTTTTTCATATTTATTTAAAAGCCGAGTCCATATCCCATAAAAAGTATGCTCTGGCATTTCTGTTTTTATTTGAAAAATTTCAGAGGAGGAATTTGTGATAATATCACTCACGCTTTGAAGTTTAATTATAATCGCTTCCATCGTCAACTGTAAATGAGTTATCTCCTGGGAAATGTTCCTTTAATAATTGTTTTATTAAAGTATACATTTGTCTTCCTGTCTCTTCATGATTTTCCGAATAACTAATCTTAAATGGAATAACATATTCCGACTCGTTTATAGTAAAAATATCAGAAGGACTTGAATATTCCACGTTATAAGGAAGAAATGAATTAAGATACTCTTGAACCATTTTTATTGAATCTTCAGATAAAGAAGATATGGTACAAAAGATTTCACTTGATGAGTTTGTAATTAAAGCAGATTCTGATTGAATATGTAATTTAATCTCCATATTATCCTAAATGATATCTAGTTCCGAAAGTTTCCATTATTTCTTGTCTTTCCCAATCTGGATTTTCATACTTTGAAAAAACAAAAACTAAATTTGGATTAAGCTTTTCTTTGATAAGTTTTTCCCAACCTGCTTTAAGTTGTAAATGAGAAATTTCCCATTTTTCAGAATTCGGGTCCCACTCTTTATAATTCTCATAGAGATCATTTGGATCAATATTAAATTCTTTAGCCCAATGAGTTTGTTTACTTGTTTCTCTAGTTATCTGTTTGTTATGCCAATTCCAATCATAATTGTTATAAGCATAAGAAAGATATATTTGTAAATCATCAGAATCTAAATCCTGCACTGATAGAGGATCACAATACTCATCATCCCATCCTGGAACTTGAGAATTTAACATATCAGTTATAACTTCTGGAGTTCCAGTATAAACAAACAGTTCACTTGAGCTATTTGTAACTACATCAGTAAATGACTGAATTTGAAATACAAATAATGTTTTCATATAATGAAAAAGAGTAGAAAATTTCTCTCCTACTCTTTTATTTTAATTAGTTTATAAAATTCTTCTTTAGGCATAATAACTACCTCTCCAGCTGAACAGATATTAACTTGCTTTTTAACTTGTTTGTCTCAAATTAAAATCAAAGGTTTGTCCTTTAAAGGACATTCTGCACTAATCTGATGATATGGAGGGGTATTTTGAGTTTTTTTCAATTGGACGTAGTAGGGTAATTTACCCTCCGTATCAATCAGATCTACTTTCTTATCATCCATAGATTTTGACTCAGATCTGGAAGTAACCACTCCCGTATAACCAAGTTCCCTAAATTCTTTAGCTATTTTGGTTTCATAAGAGTGCCCCTTAGTCCTTGAGTATGACTTAGAACGTTTCTTCTTTAAACTCTCTTCTTCTTTCTTCTTCGGCATCGACTTTAAGTTTAGCTTGTTCTATTAGATTTAGTACTTTTTTCCTACCATATTTCTTATAATAATCAGAAATATCTTTCGCGCCAAGATGACGGGGAATCCAAAGTACATAAACATCTGGAAATTGTTTTCTAAACTTGTTCATATGGGTTATTCCAGCCGAGTCATTATCATAAAAGAGGATAATTTTTTTAAATTTCTTACTTAGCCTTTCAAATTGAACTTCTGTTACAAAACAGTTTTCAGAAATCGGAGCTATAGCTGTAATACCGCAACTATATAAACATGCAACATCTTTTAAAGATTTTGTAATTACAAGATATTCTCCGCCTTCTTTAGGAAGTGCATGAGCTCCCTGTAATCTAAAAGACTTTCAGTTAGAAATAAATTTATACTTTGTATTTCCAGGAAAATATATTCTTCATCGTTCTATATTTTCCCTAATTCCTCCAAAGTATCCAAATACCAACTGCTTATCTTTATGAAGATGGAATATGTTTCCATTCAAAAAAACATTCTTACAAGAAAATATCCTAAATTTTCTTAATATTTTCCTAGTAACCCCAAATTTTAACCATCAATCTAATTCATATTGCTCAAAATCTTTTACTTCTATCTGTATAATAGCTTCCTGTGTTTCCTCAAATTTTTTATTTGTATATTTAATGAGAGGGGGATTGATTTGTAATTTAGGTCTAGAAACTATTCCAAAATCATTAGCAATAATATTTAAGGCTTTCCCGTAAGAACATTGAAATTTATACATTACAACCGAAATGAAATTACCTGAAAAATCACCACGGAAGTCCTTAAATATAAGATCTCCTTTTTTGTTTCTATAAAAAGCACAAGTGGGTTTATTATCTTGTCTTAATGGAGATTTTAGGAGTCCCTTCTTCACTGGGACTCCTAAATAATGCTCCATCAAAGTTTCTTCACTTACACTGTTAAGAATTAGTTCTTTAGTAACAGTAATCGGTCCTAATGTAAACTGCATTTATTTTCTAATTAGAACGGCAAATCATCTTCATCATCAATCGAACTAGAAGACGTATCGTCTAGTTCATCAATATCACGACGCATGCTATCAAGCTCAGAAGTAGTGTTTGCCATATTAGTAGGTTGAGCAGCACTTGCCTTATCAATTTGAGCTTTTTCATAAGCAGACAGAGTTAAATCCTGTCCAATGAATGAAGTACGCAGGAAAAGATCTCCGTTCTTATTAATACCAGCAGGGAATCCAGGGAATCCACAGAAACGTCCATTAGGTAGAAGCTTAATTTGCACTTCTGTTCCAACTGCTGGATCAAGAATCTTCTTGACAAGCTTAATAAGAGTGTCAAAATCACTTGGTGCAAACTTAGCTGTTCCATCCTGAATTTTCTTATATACTGTAGGATTTAGAGCAGAAATAATTTGCATAAGTTTACACATAAACTGCTCTGACTGAGAAGGATCAGTAATTGCAGAATTAAAACGATTAGGCATACGTTCTGCTGATTTAGGCTCAAACATACGTTCATTATGAATAGCTCCTACTTCCCCTTCATCAATTCCCTCGAAAGAGAAATCAATTGTTGAATATTCACTAGTTCCTTTTTCAACACCAGTAAATCTTACATTGTGAATACCTGCACGCAAATAGCTCGCCGCAGGCACGACCTCAGCACGAGCCGCGCTGGTAGCATCATACATTCCCATATTATTTATTTTTTTATTTAAAAAGGTAAATTATCTAATTCTTCAAAATTTGTTATATCTAAATCAATAGTTTCTTCTTTTAGTTCTTCAGAAGCCAATTCAGGACTAGAATCTTCAGTAACTGCAATTAGATTAAATACTTGCTCTCTGTTACTTTGTTCTAATTTGAATATAGTACCATATTGTAACAACATGGTTCTTTGCTTTCCTTTGAATGAGACTGTATTTGATTTAGTTAGCTTATTCCCTGCATCCTTATCTGCAAACATTTCTGATTTGCCAATAAGAGGAATAGTTACCTCATTAGATTTTTGAGAATAGGCAATTGAAATTCTATCTCCAGCAGATGCCTCAATCAAAGCAACTGCTTCAGGAGAAATAATTAATTTATTTTCTCCTACTTCAACTATAGGTTGGCCATTAGAATTAATCTTTGGAGATTTAATTTCTTCACATTTAAGATTAGTAATAGCCTTTGTTATTTCGTCGAAATTAAATGTTATTTTAAGCATATAACTTATTTAGCCAGGGATGGATAAATTCTTTCCCAATGAGATACAAATGTACCATCTTCTTGATATTCAGCTACAATAACATCTTTATTTGCTAAATGAGCTGGTCGAGCACCACAAAGTACTTCTCCATTCATACCAAAATTGATACACAAATTAGATTCTTCATCACGATGAACAAACCCAATTGCATCAGATTTAGCAGATAATACTCTTTTAGTTTTACCTACAAGATCAAGATCTTTTACAGATCCATCAAGACCTTCAGATAATGCTGTATCTTTAACGTGACCACAAATAATTAAGTTAGGAGCAGCAGAGGCAATTAAGTCAATAACTGCTTCCAGTGCCTGTCTCCAAAAACTATATCCAGCTCCATTGGGAATTTGTGTAACGTCCTTAATTTCATACTTTGTAGTAAACTGAGGAGAATTTTGCCACATTTTAAGAGCCATATCTTTGGTCATTTCTTCTAAGGCTGTGATTGTATCAATTGTAATATAAGTATATGGCTTTCCTGCATCCTTGATAGCTTTAATAACCTCTTTCAGCTCTTTTAAACTAGAAACCTTAACTTTAAGAGCATCTACATATGTAGAACCATTTTCAAAATCTAAAATAAGATTATTTTCTAATGTACTAAGGATGGTAGTTTTTCCTCAAATTGTTATCGTTAAGTTTTTTATCTTAACTTCTTATAGTTTCCTATAAGTTCGGCGTACATTTTCATCCAAAATTTATTTGGATGTCAGGGACTCTTGGAAGGATTATATTCTATTAATAGTTTCACCTTCTACGCTCTACGGTGGTTAATTATATTATTAATTAACTTACCTCGGTATTTGCAAAAATTTGTTATATTTTCGTTTTAGAAAAATAGTGCTATTTCTGTATATTAAATCCTTAAACGCATTTTGATCTTTTCTTTTAGTTATATATAGAACATATAACGGATGTTTAGCCCTATGTTCTGTAGTGATAGGTCTAGAAAAGATATTTTGTTGAATTAAATAGCTTTGAACAGATTCTAAAAACATTCTTGAATTACAACAAATACTAATACTTACATATCCTGTTGATTTAATGGTAATACAACCATCTCCATCAAAGTATCCAAGAATAAAGGAATTAATTAAAGATTCTTTTATATTAGGAATGACAAAGTCCTTATGAGATTTATCTTCATAAATTCCCAGTTCTAATAATCTATTATACAAATAACGATCTGTTGTTTGTAACTTAACACTATTTTTATATTCTGATATTTTATTTTTAATACCTCATTCTTGTTTTATGTATTCAAGAATATATTTATCAGATGATTGTAAAGCTAGCCCTATGGAAATACCATAAGGAGTTCTAGAAATATATCCATCTGAAAATAAAAATCCTAAAATATAAGCTTTTTCAGGAGTGTCAATACTATCGAAATAACAAATTTTTTCAACTCTTTGATGATCTAGTTTCTTTTTTGGATTGCGGTAGCCAAATCGAATTAAGTTTTGCTTCAATGTATGGTAATTTACATTAAACTTTTCAGAAGTTTCTTTTAAAGAGTGTCCTTGTTTATAATACTCTCCAAATAGTTTAATTTGTTCTTCTGTATATTTCAATTGATTTATTTTCATATTTTAATACTATTAATTATAATAGTACAAATATAATTATTTTACCGTTATTTCCCAAACCAAAAACTAAATTTTAGCATCCACCGATTTTCCCCAATTCGATATAATATTACTATTATAAAGGGCAGGTTTCTACCTTTGGAAGCCCAAATAAAATTAAATTTTTAGGATCCTGAGTTTCAGCGGGAACCTTCGCTGTTGGCAATACAATAGACATATTATGATAAACTATATACAATGTTGTTTCTATCTTTTTCTACTGTATCTACTACAGCTGTATCTATACCTCTAATATTAGCATTGATATCTAGATATTTTGTGAAATCAGTGATATCTCTTCCTAAAGGAAGTTCTTTAAATCATCCGACCTCTCCATAAAATCCACATCCTATTACTCTATCTGCAATACCATATCTATTCTTAGATACGATAATACTTCTGAATCTTCCAGCTAAACTATGAGGTCCGAGAATTTTATATTCTCTATATGTTGGAATTTTATCTCTAGCAGGATAATATAATTGAAGAACTACATCACTATCTTGAACAGGTCCTCCTGAATCTTTTACGTCATTTAAACCTGGTTCATTAAGTTCCGCTTTTCTTCTGTCCATAGAGGAGGACTCTCTATTCTGTTGCATTAAAGCCATTCAAGAAAGATAAAACTTGCGTTTTAGTGTAACCATAAAAGACGAAGTTAAATCAATTTCAGCTTTTAAGGTTCTTCCTTCTTCTGGTCTAATTAATGACATATGATCAATAACTCCAATTACTCTTTGCCTAGGATGTTTTGGAACATAAACTTCTTTATTTCCTACATTTTCTATAGAACCTAATTTCTTCATAAGCTCACAAATCTCTTTATATAGAATACGAGCATTAAGGCCCTTATCAAGAATGATTAACCTGGAACCAAGAGTTGCTACCCAATCTCTTGCTTTTTTAAGATACTGATAATCAGAATCGCTAAGAATAGAATCAAAAGAAAGAATATCATTTATAGTAAGATATACACCAAATTCTTCAGCACAATACAAAGCCATAAGTTTTGCCAAAAGTACCTCAGAACCGATTTCCAAACTAAAATATACAAGATATATAGGCTCTTTTGGATAATCCTTAAAAAGTCGGTAAATAAAATACAAAACTAAAGCAGTTTTTCCTGCAGAAGAAGCTCCAGATATACAATAATATCTTGAGGGTTGTATTCCCCCAATAATTTTATCTAATTTTGGCAATCCTACTGATAAACCTTTATTTTCTCCTTTTCTACCTTGCTCAATTAAATGCCAAAGTAAATTTAGATCCTCCATTAAAAATCCTGATATACATCAAAAGAAGTACCAATGTCAGGACTAAATCCTTCAGCCTTCATCTGTGCAAATTCATTCCACTTATGAGAAGCAACAAATTCAAGTATAGAAACTTTACAAAGTTTATTCTCACGTGCCCATCGCAAAATTTCCATAACTTCTTTATGCTTCTCTGGATTATGTCCTATTTGAGAAGAATAATAAAAATAAAACTCTTCTAAAGTATAAAATTTCTTAGCAATATTTCTAAGACTAGCCATTTTTCCATTAATCTGAATGAATGGTTCATAGCTATCAAATAATTCCTTCCCAAGAACTCCTGATTGTTTATAATACTTTTTTAGAAAATTCTTATTAAATTCAATCTCATTAGGTATATAAGACTCTGGATTATAATTTTTCTTGATTATGGACTTTTCTTTTAAACTTTCAAACATGGTTTTCAGCTTTTGTTTTCCTTCACAATCTGTCCACCATTTTAAGAAAAGCTCAGAATGACCCTCCTCATCCCGAGCATAGAGAGTTAATCATATTAGTAATAATTCATCTGCACTAATATGATATTCAGCCATTATATTAAGTATTGTATTTAACTCCATTTATATGATTTTGGAAGTTAAATTCAAACCTAAGTACCTACGGTCATTACGATACTTAGTATTATTTAAAATCTATAATTAGTGATTATATCATCTCGTTTTCTTGTGATTACTTCTTCTCCTTTTAAAACTAAATCAAGTTGGCTTTCAGTAATAGTAATATAAGAAATCCCCTGGTGTGCCTTATTAAATCATGCCTCTTCATTAGTTCCTTTAATTACTAAAGTGAAGACTTCAGTAATCTTGTTACTAACATAACGTAATCCTCTTCCAAGAATTTGTTTTGCATCAATACCAGAACTAGTTCCACTAATTCTAATTTCGCAATTTATATCTGGGCAATCTAACCCTGCGTTTGCAGCTTTAGAAGTATTAAGTACACCAGAAGACTGCGCTTTAAATAAAGCAATAGTTTCGGAATTTTCCTTTTTTTTCTTTTTACTATGAAGAGTATATCCCACTTTCAGAGACTCTGCATCCTTAATTGTTGCTGAAAAAGTAATAATTTTCTTATCCTTTCTTGCTTCTATAATTTTTTTAGCAATTTCGAATTTTTTTGGGTGCGACATAACAAATTTTTTACGCTTTTGCATTAGTTGCATTCACGCCATAGCAGAACTTAAAACTTGCTTCTTGTTATATCCCATCTTATAAGCATAATTATTACGGAACTTTCAATCTGTTGCACATTTCATTGCTGCATCGAAATCAAAATTAAAAAATGCAAAAACAGAATTAAATTTTTGATTCATTACATAGTAATCCTCCATGTCATCAACATCCACAAGAACTTTATAATATCTGAATGGGGATAGCCATCCATTTTTTATTGCTTCTTCAGTTGTAATAACATCAATTACTTTAGTATATAAGGAAAGTAACTCTTCTCTTCCATCAAGCCTTTCTAAAGTAGCTGTTAATCCTAAAAAGAAATCATACTTGACCTGATCAAATATTTTTATAGATTGCTCTGACACAGCAGTATGAAGTTCATCAATTATTAAAAAATCTACTTTTCAGGATTTTTTTAAAATAGAATTAATAACCTCAACAGTAACATTCCCAAAGAATTTAGTTTTAGCTACATCTCTTAACCATTGTTCTTTAAGAATTGTCGTGGGTACAGAAATTAGGATTTTAGCATCTGGTCTGACTTTTAGTAACTTTACACAAGCCATTAAGGCCCCAAATGATTTTCCAACACCAGTACTTCAAACCCAAATTCCGTTCCCTTTATTATTAATTCATTTTTGAACGCCTAACCTTTGACGTTGAGTTTTATCCATTAGTCACGTCAATAGTAATTGCACTCATCACATCTATAAGTTTTGCAATTTGCACATTTATCTGCTAAATTCTCATAAAAAGCTTCATCAGAGTCTTGATAAGCATAAACATGTTCTGTTTCTCCAGGAGGCCAACTAAAATCAGAATACCTAGGATATGAACCAGAGAGATCAGCAGTGTGCTCATAAACTTTATCATTAAGTTTGATAATATCTAAAATAAAGTTTAAACAATTATTTAACTCAGTTAAGTTGCCGTACTCTTTATGAGTATGAGCGCAATAATATCCGCACGAAATATTAACCGCAGACAAATTAATGTTTTCTTTTAAAGTTCCTACATCTGTCATTGTACCTCGTGCCTCTTTGTACTTGTACTTTTCTAGAAGACTATCTATATCTTCCAGAAATTCATCTGAAGTAATATCTATACCATTAGTATGTGTAATTAAATCTTGACCTCCCATTCTATCAGCTTGCAGTAAAAATCTACAATTATCAAAGAAATCAATGTTTAAACCTGCAACTTCAGCTCCTATACAACCCATCTCTTCTTGGGTTGTAAAACAAACTTTTAAGTCTGGGAGACAATATAAACAGTGTAAACAAATATAGATGCCAAAACAGTCATCTAATCCAAGTCCACACTGTTTTCCTGTCTTTTTATAATAACCATAAATTTTATTTCCTTTGATTTTTGCACATTTTACACCTGTATAGTGTAGAATTTCATCAAGATGTGCCACTAGACAAGGATACACTGTTGGGTTTGTAGTGTTTTTTGTGATAAAAAGATTATTTTCATCATCCATTTCAAACTTTATACCTTCTATTGTATAACAAAAGTTAAGTATATAAGTTATCATAGCTTGTTCCTGTCTAGAAGGATGTACTATTTCGCATAGAGCTTTTAATAGTGTTGTATTTACTTGTTCCAAAATTACTAAAATAAATTTTTAGAACCTAATCTAAATTCCAATTTTTATATTCTGCTACTCGTTCAATATCTTTCTTAATTTTCATCCATTTATTGATATGATAATCAAGATCATTATCTAAAAGAAGCAGAACTTTGTCTCTGAGAGTTTTAAGAGCAATTGTAGATAAAGAGGATATTCTGGGGAGATCGGAAAGCTGGATTAAGGCTCGGAATTCTGCAAAAGACAATCCTGTAGGACTTACACGCAGCCTAATATCAGGATTAAGACAAAGCCTTTCCTTAATAACTTCCATTCTATTTCTAATTTTACCTCCAGCCTCTAATTCTGTAAGTTCGCGTTTTTCTTCATCTGTGAGCCAGATTCCTTGTGCAATAATAAACTTATCTGTAATCATCTTTTTGTTGAGAACATCAAGTTTATCAAAACATACATCCATTAATTTTCCTACTGTAACTTTCTCATAGATAGGAGGAAGTCCTGTAAATAAAACAGAAATACTATCTTCCACATCTACATTATTAACTTTTCTTTGTACATTAATAAAATCAAGTAGATCTTTATTAGTTTTAATGTCAGTCTCACAATCATGCATTAGGTACCTTGCAAACAATTCAGCATTGCAAGAATCTCAACACTTTTGGATGTTTTCACGAATTACTAATTTTCCAGGTTTATAAATATCCCTATTAGTTAGCATTTGCTCGCAATGACGATGATATCGTTTTAGTTCGTTCTGAGAAATATCCATCAAGCGGATATTCATTCCAGATTTATCCTTTCACACTAAACTATTGATATCATTGTCTTTAGCAGTTATAGCTTCTTTCAACTTAGCTCCAAATTCTGTACCCATATTTAATCAAACTTAAATTCTTTCATACTATTCATCTCTTTATGTTTAATGAAGTTTATAAAATAATTAGCATTAAATTTATAAACTGCAAAATCTTGTATTTCTCTATCATATCACTGAGTTTTTCCTGCTTCCACACTTTCGAATTGTAAATATCCAATATCCCCGATTTTAAGAGTATCCTTATAATCTCAATTGGGAAGCATTACAACAGTAACATATTTTAAATCGTCACAAGGATCTCGATTAAGATCCTCAAACACTAATTTAGAATATTGTCCAGTTTGAATAGCAACTAAACAACATTTAATTGTAATCATTATAACAATATCTAGAAAGGTAATTAATACCAAGTAAATGAAACCTGGTATTATCTACAGTAGTATCCATAGTACTATGGTAATGCCCATAATACCAATCTTCTACCAATCCTTTTTTAGACATTTCTTCATAGCAAGTCTGGAGATAGTTTCTTTCTTCAAGTAGTTCTTCTAGTAAAGTATCATCCCCATCACAAAATTCCATTACTAATTTTCCTATTCCATAAGGATATGCGCAGGTCGGGGCACAATGAGATGCAATAATTTGACAATATGGGATTTCTTCAAAATTAGTTAACTCAATAATCTTTTCATCTTCCCAATATCCCCATTTATTATCCTTTCTATAAATTCTATCTACAGAAGTTCCTCCTCCGATACATAAAATATTTTTATCCTTAAATTGAACTACAGAATAATCCTCAACAGCTTTAAATCTTTTATTATAAATTCCCTTGAAGAATTCTGGATTGTCATGATTGCCTCTTATAGCTATAATATAGTTATTAGTTTTTTCACAAAGTTTATTTAAGAATGAAATTTTCATGTTTTCAAGATTAGGAGAAAATCCCAATCCTACATCCCCACACAAAACAATACAGGAGTTGGATATTTTTTGGGAAAATCCAACTCCTGTTTTTATGAAATATTTCAAATAATCTAAATTTCCATGAATATCCACGTTGTTATCCTATAGGCTTTTTATCCTATAGTTCTATAAGTATTTTGACATTCCTTATAGGTCAGCATATATTTTTATCCTACAATAGGATATTGAGAACTCGTGGTGAGATTATATTTATTCACTCACTATGCGTTACACTGTCTTATAGCCTTTCGCAATCTATAAGATTAGCACGGTATTAAAACTTAGCAAATTTTCTAGTTAGAAAGTATGATGCCCCATTATATAAATAATTTTTAATTAGAGCTCTTCTTCCATGTCCCGTAGCAATACGTAACCTTCAATATTTAGTAGTTTTTCCATCTACAACTTCAATATGATACAACATTGAAGGTGTTAAAGGATTTTTTTGAAAGAGATCTTTAAATACATCAATGACCTGAGTAAGAAACTTAATAGAGTTAAATACAAAACTAATACAATGTTTCTGTACACACCCATCTCCATCCAAAAATCCTCTAATTATATCTCTGTGAAATTGAGATGGGATATTTTCAAATGGAAATCTAAAGTGTACATCATAGGTTTTTCTATTAGTTATATTATATTTATCTTCTAATATTTTAGCCATATACTCAGAAGTTCACTGAAGAGTATACTGAGGTTTTCTATGTCCTATAGGGTTTTGTCACACTCTCAGCACTTGATTAGGACAAATTTTAAAATGAATTAGTTCAATTATTTCAGAATCATCAATATTATTAGAAAATGCAATTCTATAGCTAGTTACATTTTTTCTTTCCTCTAACCTAATACATCCATCAGCAATTAAAAACCCTAAGATATAAGCTTTATCTTCAGAATCAATTACATCAAAGTAATGTTCATTAATATACTTATACTGTCTTCCTCTTTTTAGTCCAAGTTCTTTTAAAATTTTTCCTACTTTTCCTGGATACGTACCAATAACATTTGCTATTTCTTGAAGAGTTTTCCCAGATTTATACATTTCTGCCGCAGTCTCTTCAAATCCATCAATTAAATTATACTTTTGTTTTCCCATAAATTTTATATTTTTGTGTATACAAAAGTAATAATTTTATTAATGATGCCAAAATTTTTCTACCGTTTTTTCTCAATACATCTACTATATTACTATAGTAGCGGGCAATTTCTTACCACAGAAATATAGATCATTAATGTCTTCGGGTAATTTAATCAACATCTCCTTTGTAAGCATTCATAATGGACTTCTCCTTACGAAGCCAAGAACCTTCCTCCATTGCAATATCTAGAGCTGTACGAGAAATAGATTCTTCTTCAACTTGTTCTTGAACAAGTCTACCAGTTTCATCACTATCTCCATTTAACCAATTAAAAGTAGCCCAATCTCCTTCATCAAAAGCTGCATCTACAATTTCATAGATAAGTTGAGTTGTTTCAATTTCCTTATCTACAGTTAATTTAAATGGGGTTACGTTATCCTCAAAAGTTTCACTAATTGCAGGAATATCAGGATAGATATACGCTGCATCATTTTCATTCATATATGTACGAATCCACGAATGATGCAGATATTCTTCATCTGCACGTTCTTTATAATACTGTTCCAAAACAGCTAATCCTTGAACTCCATAAAAATTAGAAAAGCTCATATAAAGATTATGATTATATAGTTCGTGCTTTAATTGTCTTAATAAAAGCTTTTGAATATTTTCGGATAATGTACACTTTCTTCTCTTAATGTCTAGTTTTTCTGTTGATTCTTGTGCCTCAGTTTTTGTTTTCATTGTTTTTGCGTTCCTTGGTCATGAAACAGCGTAACTTCTTATTATACACTGTCATCTCTTCAATTTCCTCATCGGTTTCGTAATCTTTAGCATACACTAAATAACAACCATTAGGAGTAATCTGCGTTATGCGGATTTCATATTTCATTACCAGATATGTAATTTATAGAGATTTTCATGAAAATTTAAATTGAATTGTAATTCAAAACATCCAAATAAATAAGCATCAATCTCAAATTCATGGTCATTAACTTCAAATCTGAGATTGAAATCATCATCAGTAGTATAGTACTTTGTGATATCAGCCTCGTTAAAGAAGATTAAATTAACATCCTCTATAATTATTGGAATTTCTTCCAATTCTATAGTAACTTCATCTATGTATCCAGATAATGTGGAATATCTATTGAGATACTTCTCAATTTTTGGATCTAGCGATATATCACTGCCGTACTCATGATTAATACATGGATACCAGTGATTTCCTATTTTTTTAATTTTAAAATGAGCCATTATCTTCTGGTAAATCTAAGCAATCACTTGCATGAGTAGCAAACAAATCTGCTAACTCATTAAATTTATTGTTATTATGTCCCTTTACTCATACAAAGGTAACCGTATGAAACTTTAATAATTCATAAATCGGATATCACAAATCAAGATTCTTTTTGGATTGATCATTGTCTTCAACCCACTTTGTAAGATGCTTGTTGTTAATACTCGATACTACATATTGAGAATCCGAATATATGGTTATTTGTTCAGGATTTACAAAATATCTGAGACATTCTAAAACCCCTAAAAGTTCCATACGGTTATTAGTAGTATTTTTATAACCCCTATAAAGTTTTTTTACAACTTTTCCATTTTGGGTTATGATTGCAGAGTATCCTCCACAGTTAATTGATGGTTTGTAACTACCGTCAGTTCAGCATTCAAACATTCAAATACTTTATTAATTAAAAATCCCTGCAAATAACATAGAACTTCTTCATCAAGTCCTATCCCTCTAAATATACAAATTTTATGAGCTGCATGAAGACATTCATGTATAACGTTATAAGCAGAATCTTTCACATCTGTATCATCATATAATGCAATGTATAGATACTCATCAACGTCTGATTCATCAGAATAAAAAGTTTCTGCAACTACGTTCGGAGCACTATGTCCAAATACTCTATTATGAACATCTTGAAGATAATTCTCAACAGATTGCGGACTTCCAATCAAAATTGACACTTTAACGTCAAAAATAGGAACAACAAATTCTCTAGCTTTCTGTATCATCCTTTACCTCCTCATACTCTGCAAATTCATAGATATAAGTTTTTCCCATAAAGGTGGAGTCACTATCTGTTAAAGCTTTTTCGAAGCATTCTTTGAATTTGTCTACATTTTTAGTAGAAACTTTACCATGAATTAAAACTTCGTATTCCATTAGAATTTTTTAGGATTCATTGACCATACTTCTTCTTCAATAGCTTGAGATACAGCTATTCGTACTTCACGAATATTATCTTTTGTAACCTCAGCTACTTTAAAAGGATGTTCAAGAGCTCTTTTGTATGCTAACTCACGACCAACCTTTTTAATAAAACGATCTTTAGTTGAACATACTGCTACTCCAAAGGATAGTTTAGTACGATCCTCACTCAGTAGACTGCAAATGGTGATTCTCGGCATAGGTTGGATTGAATGTTTATAAAACCCAACAACATCATCAAGATTAAAATCTTGAGTATCTACGACTAAGGCTTTTACAGTGCTTAATGGAAAACTGTAATAAAAACGTGCATTTTTCATATTATAAATTAATTAATTGTCCTCCAGTATTATGAAGTCTATAAAGTCCCGAAGTAGTTAATAACTCTCCTCGTACAGAATCAAATATACAAAATGTATCCACATAAGGAACAGGACCAGTATAGTTAACTAGGCCTTCTCTGAAAATTCTATAACTGGGAATAGGTGATTCAGAGTAAGTTTTCATATCATATATAGTTTTACCCACCTTATAAAAATCTATAGGAAATTGTTTTGCAATGATTTTTGCAAATTTTACATTATAAAAAGGACTAATAGAATAGATTCTATCCAAGAAATATAAAGAATCATTAATTTTCCAGAGAAGCGCTCTTGCGCAAATCTTTTTTTTCTCATCAAGAGCTACCACAATTTTTGTATGAGCTCGCTCATAAAATTCAAAAAAATCTTGACATTCTGGAAATCTCATACAGGAATGATGTAATGTAGAACTAATACAGTCAAGTTCTTCTGCATAATTGTCTTCTAAATAACCCTCTCGAATTCTTTCAGAATCCCAAATTTCTACATTTAGCTCTTCTCCCCATCCAGAAACAAAATTAGATGTTCTTTCAATATCACATCTGTCTAAATAAGGTTTCCAATTAAATTTATTAAGTAGTCTTCCAATAGTAGTTGTTCTCCTATTAGAGCTCTCCCAAGGATTGGAACATTGCTCAATCTTTTCTATCGGAAGATATGAAACTTTATCAGTATTAAAGTCTATATCAATAAAATTGAGTTTCGGAGAAGGATTTAGTTCTAAAATAGCATCTAATCCTGCGGGAAACTCTTTCATTACAGATGTAAACTTATCAGACATTTTAATAATATTCCTATCCAAATCATATTCCTCAAATTTAATAGGAACATCGCATTCAGTTATAGAAGTTAATATCCAACTAGATACAGAAGAAATAACTCTCGCACCTTTTTTGGGAGGTTTCCTAAACCCCATTGTGTCAAAAGTTCTTATTGGAACTAACTGTCCTTGCCATAGTAACTCTCGTATACTTCCATGTAAATACTCTTCATAATCATATTCACTGTCAGAATAATACAATGTAATGGGATCTAGAGTATGAGCTTTCTTTTTAAGTTTTTCTTTTAAACTTTCCTCCCTATTACTCCAAAGTTCATGCACCTCCTTCCATGATAAATCCTTTGGACTAGGAGTGTCTATCCAGCGTAAGGAACAGTTAAATATATCTGGAGTTATACGAGATAAAATAAATGGTTTGCAGCTTAACTCATAACGATAGCCTTTTATACGCAATCCTTTATTAAATTGTTCTACTAAACCGAGTTCATTACAGAATGTAACGAACTCCTCGTAAAAAAAATCTAATACATCCATTTTTTATTTCTCTTATATATCTTTTTTGACTCTTTAATTTTAGTTTTGGGAAGAGGTTTTCCATATAATTGGATTTCCTCTTCCCGTGATTTTTTTCTTACAGCTTTTACGTAATCCAAAATACGTCTATTTTCTAGAGAATTTAGCTTTCCACTCATCTCCCCATCTTTTTCCTTTTTCATAACGTAGATCGATTGTGTAATCACTATAATCGTAGTCGCTAACTATTGTCTTGGGATTGGGAATATTACAATCAAAATCCTCATCTTGCAATCTTAAAAAATTACTTTTTAGATAATTTTTTATTCTTCTTTTAATAATTCTGTGATAAATTCCTTTAAGACCTTTATCTTTAAAAATTGGAAGTTTGCGACTTTTTGACATAACTAAAGTTTGCGATTTAAATAACTACTAAAATCTGCTTTTACAGGACAATATTCTTCATTCGCAAATAATGACGAAGTAAGAATCATGTCTGCTGTAGTTCTATTTGTTGCAAATGCAATATTATATAAGGATGCCAATCGAGTTAATGCAGAAATATCTGTTTGATGTCCTTGTGTAATAAGATTATCACAGAAGAAGATTAATACATCAATTTGACCTTGTGCAATCATTGCACCAATCATTTGATCTCCTCCAAGAGGTCCAGAAAGAACAGAGGTTACATTTAAATATTTATTTACAAAATATTCATTTCCTTTCCAGTCTGTTTCTGCAACTTGTTTAACCATGATATTGCCAAGTAACTTACCTGTAGTACCTGTAGCAATAATATGATGATTATATAATGACTGTTTATTGAATTTAACCCAATCAATTAATTCCTTTTTCCTTGCATCATGTGCAACAAGTGCAATGTTTAATTTTTTCATATTTAAAATAATTCTTCTGGATCTTTAAAATTAAGTAACTCATTAGGGGAAATATAATAATATCCTACCTTATAATCAGCGTATTTTACAGTTTTACACTGTTTATAAATTTTAACATCAGGAAACCCTACAGGAAACAACCAGTAATAGTAAATATCTTCAGAATTAGTAGTTTCCCAATTCTTATTTCCAAATCTAGATAGTAAAGGTAATTTAATTTGTGCTCTTGTTAACTCAATATAATCTCCTCTACCTCCATGAACTACTCTTTCAAAACCATTTGCAAATAAGAATCCATTCTTAAGATATAGTTTTTGTTCAATCATAATTCATATTTTAGGGTGTATAACCGAATTCGAATCGGTGACCTCCAGAGCCACAATCTGGCGCTCTAAACCAACTGAGCTATATACACCATATAGGAGGTTAATCCTCCTTATATACCTTGTGTTCCCTTAAATGTTTACCAATATAAACTCCTACACTTAAAGGAGCATAAATACCTGCAAACAATAAAAGTATATAATCTGAAAACTTCCAAGGTTTTCCCATTGTCGGATCCCAGAATAATTCCTGCACAAATTAAATAATATACTAAAGAAAATAGCATCATAATTTATTCTTTAGGGATTATAAAACTAGACGGGATTTTAACAAGAAAAGTACTGTCAACTTTGACAATTGCATCTAGTCTACCTTTACGTCTGTATACTTTAAACATAGCTTCTCTATCAGTAGTAAAACTGCTAAAATCAATTTTACCTTTTAGAGAACGTATTAAAGAAATTCTAGGACAAACACACCATGATGTACCTAACTCAAAGACTATATAATCTGCTTGTCCAAACAACCATCCTTTTTCTCCATTTACATTTCTTAATTCAATCCAATGAATACAATAATTAGGAAGAGAATCAGAACGATTAGTTTTCTTTGCAGCTTTCACATCAAAACTGTTTGTCCCAATCCAAATATCAATGTGACGATAAATATCATCTTCCTTACTAGCTTCCTCTACCAAAGAAGATGATAACCCTCTAGCTTTACAAAAATCAGAAGCAAACTCTGCTTCCTTTTTCTTACCTTCTTCTAGAAAATTATTAGGAATCATGTTTGCAATGAGCTTCTACCTCTTCTAAAGAACTAAATATTTTATCTTCTCTAATAGATTCTTGTTTCCCATCAAGACGATAATAGATACTTACGTATCCTGGGTATGTATGTGTTCTAATAGAGGTAATTCTATAAGGGTTGTATCAGGAACTTCTACATCAATAAAGTATCCTCTAGAAAAATCAAGAGCAGTTTTCTTTAAATAAACTTCTTGCCCTATAGCGTATTTTGTATGTATTATTAATTCCATTAATCTACAATTTGCACAAATCTTTGTTTTTCTGTAGTTACATAAGGATTTTTATCCACTACATCAACAGTTATAATTTTTTGTTTCTTTGTAAACCATCTTGGAAGGAACCACTTCCTTTGCTTAATTGGTTCTTTTTTCCAGGAAGTAATAATATACTTTTCATTGTTAAACTCGCTTGACACTCCTACTTCATTTGGATATTCAAGATGCAGACAAGTTTTAGCCCATTTATCTTGAATACACGTATCAAGTTTAAAACCAGGATCTTTAAATATAGTATCTCTAATAAAAATAGTATCTGACTTAGAAATATGTTCTAACTGATATTGTAAAGATTCTAATTTCTTATCCTTTATTTTGAGTTCCTGAGCTACTTCTCGCATTTTCACAAGAATTGAATCATTCATGTGGGTCATTTGAGCTAACTCAAATCTAAAAACTATATTACTCTCTTTCAAGGCTGAGTTTTCAGCCGAGTATGCTTTTTCATTATTAACGGATATATCTAATGATTTATTTAAATCATTTATCCTTACATTCATGAAGTAAACAGTTATTCCTAAAATAATTGCAACTCCACTTAAAATTTTAGTTATTCAACTTCTCATACGTTATATGTTTATAAATAGCCCATAACATAGGACTAAGTATAATAGCAATAGCTAATAGTAATCCAATCAACCACCACATATTAATTATCGTAAAGTTCAACAATTTTGAATCTTAGTGCTTCACTAAATCGAATTAGTTCCATACGATCTTTTATTCTTTTCCCATACCATTTACCAGCTCCAGGATTATGTAGTTTAATTGCTCTATCAATATCTCTAGTTGGATTATAATGGTCATTCATCATTTCAAACATAGTTAAAGCTTTATCAAGATCCCAAGCATCCTCTAACACAAAATTAGTGTTATATAAGTTATTAACTTCATCAACATAAATTTTAGTAATTTGGAATGGGCCTATTGCATTTTTACTAGATTTTACTTTTGGATTTCTCTCACATTCTACTTCAACAAGTGCCATGATAAAAACTTGCCATTCTGTAAGAGAATCACGAGTTTCTGTAATAATTGCAGGAGAGTTTACTGGAGGCACTTCTGATTTACATGGGAGATTTAATATCAAACCAAATAGTATATACATACCCAGAATAGTAATCCATCCAATAAAAATTCGTTTATAAGTCATATCTTTAAGTTTTACTTACAGTATACCCATGGTGTTCTAAAACCTGTTTACATAAAGACAAATATTCCTCTATAGTTAAATCATGTTTAGAATAATTAGCTGAGGGAATAGTTACTCCTAGATTTGATAATTCATTAGTTCCTCCTTTTGATACAGGAACTATATGATCAAAACAATAATCATCTTTTGTCAAATCAATAGGTGTACCTGTTAAATAACATTTAACATTAGTTCCATTAAGATATGTTAACACATCCTTATAATAACATTTATTAGCCAAATTTCCTTTGTTTTTATATCTATTATTGAACTCTGATACGTGAGTTCTAAACTTTTTATTTCAATCTGAACACATTGTTCTGATATGTTTAGATCTATCTCTTCGATTTAGAAAGTTAGAACAACTATGCATAAATTTGTACTTTCAATCCTTACATTTGTTTTCGCTTTGTCATTTTGTAGCTGCTATCTTAGTAGTCGTATTCAAATGATATGCAACTGTACTTTTAGAACAGTGTAGAATAGTACAAATTTCGTTATAAGTTTTTCCTTCTTCCCGTAAATGTATACATTGTTCCTTAATAGTCATATTTACTTCTTATTTGCACGCCTGGTAGGTAACGATCCCACAGGGCTGAAGATGGACCAACAGCATAGAGATTTTGAAGATCTCCCCCCCGCCTCGGGTCAGGCGCAATTCTTTCTATTATTTCTTTCGATTTCTATGAATTAGATCCTCTTTACCTTTAATAGGTGCCTTTTCTACAAATAGTTCTCCAGAAGGTCCTAAAATAGTAGCATAAACATTAAATCCATTTATAGTAAGATATGTGTAAATTACATCTAGTTCAGAACCAATATAAGATTTTATAAGACGAGATAGTCCATAATCTCCTTCTATGGAAAGTACTCTGGACCCTTTTGCATGCCAAAGACATTTCTCTTGTTCATTCCAAGTAGGAGGCATTGTAGAAACACAAGCCTTGCCTCCAGTTATATATAAATAAAGTTCTTCACTCATAGAGGATCCAATTGTACTATAATTGTTATAAATATGAGGAGAAACACATATATCGTCAGTATGACTAGTTATACTGTATATACTAGATAGACCAGTTATACTTTGACATGAAGTTATTGACTCTCCAGAAATTACTATATCATCTTTGAGACCTAGATCATTCCTTCCGTTTGATCCTTTTAGTGTTGTTAAGTTAAGATCTGTATTATTCATTTTTTAACATATTTAAAATATTTGTACCCCTGACAGGACTCGGACCTGCACCTTACTATTACTTCAGACTACGGCCTAAACGTAGCGTGTCTGCCAAATTCCACCACAGGGGCTTTAATTAATTATTTATAATCATAAGGAGATTGTAGAAATGCCTCTTTTATATCTTCATACGAATATAATCCTCCATTTATAAGAGTAACAGTGCATTTAGAATTTTCTGAATCAAACATAACTCGCTCTACCTGAGAGAAATTATGTACATATATAGTTCCTGATTGCAGAACTACTTTAACAACTAATTGTTCCATATATATATTTTATTTATTTGCGGAGAGCAGTGGAATCGAACCACATACCAAAAAGGTACGCATTGCTTAGCAGGCAAGCCCTATCGCCATCAAGGATTACTCTCCAAACCTTTAAACATCTTTTAGGAAATTAAATTTAAGTACAATATAAATTATACCTGTTATTATAATTGCTTCCATAAATAATTCAATAGCAATCATACTTCCTAAAGCTGCAATAACCCAGATTAGAATTGCCGTTGTTAAATTAGCTATATTAGTAGATTTATCTTTCCAGATAATTCCTGCACCAATAAAGCCAACACCAGAAGCTATTTGGGCAGCAACTCTGGAAGGGTCTCCGCCTATCCTTGTGGAAATATAAGTAAATATAAAAGATCCCAACATTAATAGAATAACTGAACGAATGCCAATTACTTTATTTGTTTTTTGTCTTTCATATCCCAAAATAAACCCACAAAGAATTAATATAACCAAATTAACGAAAAACATATTAAATATAAATCAACTTATTACACTTCGGACATGAATAAATACTTATAGTATTTCCATTAGAGTCTTTAGTCTCCCCTATATATCGAAGGGGAGTTCCACATATATTACAATACAACATTATATAACAAAATTATAAGAAAGAATTGAAGTTCCTAATAGAATAAGAGTAGCGATCATTAAAGTAGATGCCATTTCTTCTGATATATCAATTATGTCAAATAAGAGGGGAAATGTTACTAACAATCCAGCTAAAAGACTTATTCCAGTTAAAAATATACTTCTATATAAATCATATATCTTATTGGGAGCAATAAAAAACTCTTTAAAAGTATAAGTTAGAACTGTTCCAGGTTTGTTATGATATATATGGTAATCTTCTGGGGAAGCATTAATACTAAAAATCCTATTACTATTAACATCCTGTAAAATAAGATACATATGTCCAGAACGTTTATAACCTCCTTCAGTTTTTTCACCTCCAATAACTCTACACTGATAAGTATGACTTTTTAGATAATTACTAAATCCAGAATTATGTAACCCAAGACATATAAGAAAAACAACCACTGAAGGAATTACATAAAAACAAATTTTAAAACGCCACTTCATTTGAAAATAGTATTAAGTACAACCCAAGTCCATACTTGCTCATAAGCTATAACTTCTTCACACATACAAAAGGCATATCGACCATAAGGATGAATAAAAATATGCTTTTGAGACATATTATTTCTAAATGTGTATCCTTTTCTCCTAAGATACCTTAAGATAATCCATTTATGAAATTTATTCTTTGCTTGAACGTAAATATACGGGATCATGATTCAGTTTATTTAAGAAAGTTCTTGTTTCTGATAATTTTTAAGCAATCCTAAAATATTCTCTCTACCAACAGGATTTGCAGATTGACTTGCAAATAATGGAAGTTTCCTTCCATCATCAATACAACGATTTACAATATATTTAGCTATATCATAACCATCTTTTTCTTCACCTAAATCATGATCAAGACAAATTGCATCAGGCCATTCTTTTTCAAGAAAATCAATTGCTTCCTGATAAGATTGTGCCCATATTACAAGACAATTTCGGCCAATTGGACTAAAATTTAACCAATCATCTTCAAAAGGATTACGGGCATCATCTACCCAAAGTAATGTTTTCATATGTTATATAAAATCTAATGCTTTCATAATTCCAGCTTCCAAACAATCCCAATAACTTTTACAACCTTTAGATGCAACGTGGTATGGTTCTGGATCGGAGTCATCTATTTTATAAATAACAAATAACCATTCATGAGGATACCATAGGACTTCTATGTGTAAAAATTTCCTTTCCCTCAACCAGTCTAGAATATCATATAAGCTAGAGGAATTATTAAATAAGGGAATTTTCTTATTAGCTAACTCTTTAATATGCTGATTAATCATCTACAACTCTTTAATATCACCACAACTAACACATTTACTGTATTTGGTGCAGGCTAAATTTGACATCCCCATAGAAAGTATAGTTGAAAAGATTCTAGCTATACCAGAAGCTCCATATCCGTCCTCAGTCCAAATTACATGAACCGTATCTTTATTACAATAAGGACAATATGTTTTTATATATTTCATACTATAAAGAAGTTAATTTCTTTTTATTTTCAATATCCTTTTGTTCAATTCAAAGTAACATATCTAATTGATTCATATATGTTTGATATAAATCATCTGGCCAGTCAAAAAGCCGCCCATATTTGTTAAACTTATATACACGATCTTTCCAAATAATATAATAACCCTCTAACTTATTTTTATAAATTTGTATACGAACATCATTAAATGCAAGCTCATTTTTAATAATACCTATAAGCTTGCCTTGAGGATTATATAAGGGAACCTCATCTTCTTTGATGTTATTGTTAATTTTAATTGTTTCCATGTTATATTTCAATTAATCCGTTTTCAACTATAATAGTATCTAAATCAATAACTGACTTCAAAGCAACCACAGTTTCAGGTTTAAATGTAACAGGAAACCCTGTACTATATTCATAATCGAAAACACAATCTTTTTTAGAAAACTTCGTAAGAAGTTCACCACCTTCAAGACTATATAATCTTTGCTCCTCAGAAGATTCAAACTGGCTTTCATAGACTGGTATACTTATAATGTATTCAGGAGATAGTCGTTTACAATATACATCTTCATCATCACTATGAAACTGATCATTTCTAAATTTAAATCTATAGACTTTCTCAGGTTTTGTTTTAGAGAACATTAAATCTCCATTCTGAGCTCTATATATCCATGCCATAATATATAAGTTATTAGAGGTGCTATCCGAGTCGAACGAACCTTTCAATAGGACTCAAACCTATTTACTGTAACCACTGCACCTGTTATTTAGTACCCCCGCCAGAATTCGAATCTGGATTATCAGGTTAGAAATCTGAGGTTCTCTCCATTGAACTACAGGGGCTTAAAAATAAACAGTATCTGTTTATTTTATTTTGTCTTTTAATATGTTAAAACCATTTACTTATAATAAGCATTTCTTTCTGATGGGGACATATACTCCCATTTTACATTTTTGAATTCCTCAAGAGTTCTACACCCAGTATAGGACATAGCTGATCTTAATGCAGAATCAAATTGGGAAAGTAAAGATTCAAGAGAATATTCAATAGGAACCCAGATCTCAATTCCTTCTTCTGCCTTTTTAGTATTAGAAATATCTTTCTGCCCACGTTCACTTGCCATTCCATAATAGAGTCGTTCTTTGGGATACTTTCCTGTATTAAGAATCCTATCTCTTTCAGCTAAGGTTAGGGCTGTAAGATATTTAGCAAATTGTGGATCCTTATCAATTCCTTTAATTCTAGATATTCCACAGGCTTCTGTACACTGAGCAAACATTTTGCCCATCATTACATAATCTGCACCCAAAGCTAAACATTTTATAGCTCTATCTATTGTAGAAATTCCTCCATCTGCAATGATTTTTGGAGCTTTTTTAGGTTTAGGAGAATCTTTAATCATGGATTTACAATTAGATAGATGTCGTAACAACCATTCCATTGAAGCATGTATCCCAGTTTTTACTCCAGTAGTACACACACTACCAGTTCCAATTCCTACTCGAACATAATCTACTCCTGCATCATAGCATTCCCAATAAAGATCTGGATGTGCGATATTTCCTACCATTATAATAATAGTTCCCCATCTCTCCTTAGCCTTTTTGACTAATTCATAGATTTTTTTCATATGTCCATTAGCTAAATCAATAAGTACTAAAGGACACTCATCCGCTACTTCTCCTTCACAAAAGAAAGTCTCAAATTCTTTTAAACTAAATGCACACCATACATGATTACATGCATTAAGTCTAAATTGTAAATTATCAACACGTCGGGGAATAATAGGAAGAACATCGGCATCTGTAAAAAGTTGATAATTTGATTCATCAATTACAGATGTCATAGGAGCAACAAAGATAGGATAGGTTCCTAAATCTCCTAAAGGATCACATTCACTACGACTTACAATATCAGTAGCTTTTGAACTAGGTAAAATACCTATTTCATCTAAACTATACATCATCTTCTATTTCTTTTAAAATCTCGCAAATTCAATATTCAGGATCGTTAATCAAATAATGATTCCCAAATTCATTTCTTAAGCACATTTCTTCATTCACTTTTGTGTCAGATAATGTTCTTAATGAATTATACCTAAATCCTTCTCCTTCAGGAGCTTCAATTGATTGTATTCTATATAAGACAGTTTTCATACCTTTATTTTAGAGGTTCTAGAAGGATTCGAACCCTCGTTCTCAGATTCGTATTCTGAAGTTTTTCCAATTAAACTATAGAACCAAAAGGTGGAATATTCCACCTTAGAATTATTCTGCTACCTTTTCACAGCCTACTTCTGGAATTTCTGTAAAATACTCATTGTAAATTTTCTGAGCAATTTCCAGACAAATTTCGGCACTACGAAGATCATCACGCAGCTTAAACATTTGACTTACCCACTCATCTGCTTTAAAGTCTGTGCCTACTACCAGTGATTCAGTAGATTTAATTGACAGATCCTCAAGATTCATAATCTTTGATTTAATCTGCCGAATTTCCTTTTCAATGAGATTAACTTGATCCTTTGCTGCTTCACGAGCATCAGCATTAATAATCTCTGCACGTTTCTTGAGTACTGCAGTACCAGTAGCACTCAGAATTTCATTAAATTTATTCATAAACTTTTTTTACTATTATATTATTTGGAAGTTCTTCTTTATCCCAATCCTTATAAGAATTAGAGATTGTTATTGTTTTATAAAGTTGAGCAAGCTTTATCAAAGGCTCTTTCTGAATCGCATGTACAACACACAAAGATATATCTTTAGCTCCTTTATCTTGCAGTGCCTTATGAATTGCAAAGAAAGTTCCTCCTCCATCACATAAGTCATCAACAACAGTGATAGATTTACTTGAATCTATTTCTGAAGTAATTATTACCTCCAATTTATCCTTTGAAACTCTATGTTTTTCAGCACAATATATTGACTCGAACATAAAATAATCCTCATAACGTTTCTGTGCTCCTTTGTCAGGAAATAAAACTGCACCATGAATATTATTTGGAAGTACTTTTGCAGATTCTGTCAGATTGGGTAAAATTATTCCATCAGAAATTAATCTGCTAGAATGTGGCTCTATTACTGATGTAATTTGCGCTTGTACAAAGGTAAGACATTTTCCAACAAGTTCCAAATCCAAGGCTTCATTGAAAGAAAATAATCTATCAGTTCGAGCTGCAAACAAATATACTATTTGTAAATGAGAAATCTGGATACCTTGACGATGACAAATATCCGCTAATTGCATTAGAATCCAAATATCATTCAAATTGGATAATCTAGTATAGATCAGCAGGGACTTTCGTCTATCCATTTCAGACTCAAGTACAAGATGGGATTGGGAATCAGGATAAGTATCAATTCGATACTTTATTTCTGACTTTTCTGGGTATAAAAAGTTAATTATTTGCATACAGAGTCAAAATTCTTTTTGCAGGT